CTTTCTTTTCTGATGTTTTCATTTTCTTAGGGTAGTCAATTAATGGTAAATCAACCCATTTTGCCAATTCAACCTGTAATCCATCTACCCCACAAGATGCGACAGTACCAGTTAATGAATTCTGATAATTATTTATTAATGTTTGGTCTACAGATAAATCAGTTGCAATTGCAATTACATCAGCACTTTCTGCTAAAATATTAGTAAAAGATGTTTTTAAAGAAACTGATTCATCATAACTAATAAAATTATCTTTTGCAAAAGAATTTATATCTGTTTGCATTGATACAATAGCTACATTTGCTTCAAATATTTGTTGATCTACATAAGTTAATTCATTAGATGCCTCAATTTGTGTAATGGTTGTTTCTAACGCTGTTTTTGTAGTTTCAACTTTCTTTAAATATCCATTTACTGTTTTCCCCTTACTTGGTTTAATTGTAATTGGATAAGTAGATTGCAACAACCAATCGTCAATTGAATTTAAAGCGTCATTAATTGCATCTACATAATGACTTTCTACTAATGTTAAATCAGTTCCGTCTACAATTGCTTTTAACCCATCTGCAATAGCAATGATATCATTAGATTCAGTTTGAACATTAGTAAACAAACCACTTAATATTACTGATTCAGCTTGTGTAATTTGTCCATTATTAATATAAATATTCACTTGTGTTTGAAATGCAGACAAAGCTGTGTTTAATTCAGTAATTTGATTATCAGTATAATTTAGTGCATCTGTTTGACGAGCTTTGCTGATTGCATTAATCAATATAGATTTTGTATTTTCTACATCTTTAAACAAACCAATTACATAATTTCTTTCTTCTATTGTAATTGCAATAGGGAAGGTTAATGGATTAATGTCTGTTCCTATCCAATTAGTATAAAGTTCGTTACTTAATGTATCTAAAGCAGCATCATAATTATCTTTTTCCGTTGTAATTTCAAGATTTTCTGCAACATTTAATAAATCTTCTGATTCAGATATGGCTTTTTCTAGTGTTAACTTGAGTTGCTTACTTTCATCTTTTGTAATCCACCCATCACTTCCAAATCTTGTAATATCAATTTGTAAATTATATAATGTTCCATTTACTTCTTGGATTTGTTTGTCTACATAATCTTTAGCATTTGCTTCTGATTCATTCCAACGATATTGGTTTAAATTAATAATATCTACAACTGAACCTGAATTATAAAGTGAATCAGAAAGTCTTCTTGATGCAGTTTTAACATTAGAAATAGTTAATTGTACTTCGGCATTTTCGAAGTCAAATGAAACTTCTATAATACGAGCAGTTATATCAATTCCTAATTGTTTATGTTGAATTGCAATTGCATCACCAATATTAATTTTATCCCAATTAGATTGTTCAGATAATATCTCAAGGAAGTTGACAATACTAATTTGAATTATTGTTTTGGGGTGTTTTCTATTCAGCATCTCATCTTGGGCATAAAGATATAAATCATGAGCATTTATAAGGGATGTGTTTTCCCAATTTTTGTCTATCATAAATGATGTTTGAAGCTCTACTAATAATTCTGGAGTATCTGCAAAATAAGTATCATATGATAAGCCTGTTGTGATTTCTGTCATTTGTAAATTTACTTCTGCAATTTGTAGATTTATATCATCAATTTCTGATTGTTTTACATCTATTTCTGTTTGTTTTGCTGTTTTCTCAGCAATTAGAGTTGTTGTGCTATTCCCTAAGTTTTTTGCAGTTTCAATATTATCATCAATGACAGCCATTTCATCAGTCAATATTGTCATTTCATTTTGCTTTGTGGTTAGTGAGGTTTGCAAAGTGGTTAATTGGGTTAATAAAGTATTAAAAGTATCACTACTTTGAGAAAGTAATAATTGATAATCTAATAGTTTATTGCATAAATCATTAGACATATAATCAGAACTAACAAGTACTTCTTTAGTATCTTCATTCCTTTGAAAAGGAAATAGAAAATAAGAATAATCTTCAATGTAACTACCACTTGGATTTACTGCATTTATTGTTAACCCATCTTTTCCATATGGTTTTAATCTTGTGCAGAATATTTCACTATCAATACTTTGAACTATAGTTTTTAGATATTTCTTATTTGTAATTCTTAAACCTCTATTTAATCCTGCTTCATCTATTGTACTGAAATTTATTTTTCTATTTATAGAGTCAAATTGTGCAATTAAATTAAATGCATCTGCCATATCTAAAATAAATGCCAATTTTGTATCAATAGAAATGTCAAATGACCTATATGTAGAATTTAAAATTTCTGAATATGTTCCAAGTGTCCATGAGGTGTCCTTTAGAATTCCTTCTGTATTTTCTGTAGTTGTAGTTGATAATCCTGTGTTGGGGTCAATAGTGGTTATATCCCTTGAAAATCCATTCATGATTTCTGGCAATAATACTCCATCAACTTTGTAACTTCTTAAATTTTTATTTTTAAGTTCATATTCAAGAGAGTAACAATTTACCTCTAAAAAATCAGCATCATCGTCAGCACTCGGAGCAGGATTGTCTATGACATAATATGAAATTACAGAACCCAAAACTAATTTAATTAAGTATCTATTTTTTAATATTTCACAATGAGTATTATATTGTAATTGATGATCAATTTCTAGCTGATAAGGTAATTTAAAAACCAATTCATTTAATGTTGTTAGTGATAATTTTAAAGTCGCTCCAAAATATTCTTTTAATGATGCTATAATTGTTTTATTTGGTTTACAAAGATAGAGTTTTGGTTTCTGTGGAGTTTTTGATAAATCTATATCTATGAACAAATTAATTCACATCCTTAATATGATTTTATTTATTTATTATTTATTTATTATTTATTTTTTAATATAGTTTAATATAATTTAAACTGATATCTAAATTGTATTTTACATGTGCCTTTGATAACTAAGTTATTTACACCCCTATTTAAACTAAGAAAATCACCAGTTAAATTGTTTATACGATATGTATTTGGAAGTGAGGAGGTAATCTCTTCTTGTTCATTATCTATAAATAAATCTTCTCCATCTTTTAATGATTCAAATAATGTATTACCATCAGAATCTAATATAGTTGATAATTTAAATTCTTTTCCTCCATCTGAATTATTTATTATACTAATATCTCCATCATTTACTTTGAGAAGGGATATTTGAGGTTGGCAAGGCAAGTCTCCTTTATTAGTAAAAATAATAGATGTCCCATATATTGGGTTTGTGGAAAGATCTATTTCATCATCAAGATAAACGGAAGAGTAGACATAAGGATCAGAACATCTGAAATTAAAAATGGCATAACCATGTATTCCATTATGTGACAATGGAGTAGAATCTACGAGAATACAATAATAAACATAATCCGGTAACGATTCAAAAATCATTGATTTGTAGCTAGAAGAACTAAATAAACGTTTAATTTCTCTTAAATTGTCTTCATTAAATTCTTCATTAAATGCTAATGTTAAAGTAAATGATCTTGGTAATGTTTTTATTTGTATAAAACTTGGTTTATCATTATATCTTGTGGTTATTTCCTTAAGTTCTCTCTCAGGTAAAAAAAATTCCTCGTAAAGTCCGTTGCTACCAACTTGACAGTTAATGACTCCTAAATCTTGTGAGTTTATATTGTCATATAGAAATGATAGTGATTGAAGTATTGGCATTGATTTTTTCACCTCCTGTTAATTTAATGGAGTTGCCGAACAGCAGCAACTACACATCATATAATAAGCATTATTTTATATATTAGTCTATATTTCTAATGCAAATATAAATTTTACCATCTGTGTAATTATCAACATCTAAATTACGCTCAATAATTGTTTTATCTACAATATTATCATTTTCTCCGTAAAATTTTGTTAATATGGTATCTGTGGCAGATTTTTCTAAATTATTTACATCTATAGACTTTTTACAATCAAACTTATAGAATAGCACTATAGGTTTATCCCAATCAACATTTAATTCTTCTTTTGGTATTAATTTGTCAGTAGGGAATTCGTCTAACCATTTTTTATATTGATATGTTTTTACCACTATATCTTTTCCTGTGTAATCATTTCTTACTGTTTCATATAGAGAATTATTAGACATTCCATGAATCGGAATACACATATACTCATCAATAGAAGGATTTAATATAGATAGTTTATTGTCCATATCCTTAATAATCTCATCTTTATATCTTAATCTTTGACCATATGATTTATTCTCACTAGAACCTTTCTTCTTAACGTATTCGTGTATATAGTAGGAATAAGTGGTCGTTTTAGGCATATACATCTTGTCGTTAGGATTTAGACCATTTCTATTTTTTGTCAATCCATCAACCAATCTACTATATTCTTTTCTTTTTATTTCTGTATCTCTAATTGTATCTATATATTCTTCAAATAATATAATTAATCCTTGAAATTGTTCATAATCACAATATTTAAAAGTAGAAACTGTTTTGCGTTTTCCAAAATGTGATTCAAGCATTTTCTTACGAGCAATTTTATCATCCTTTTCGTTTAGAGCTTTAATTACTTCTGTGCTCTGTTCGCGCCTATATTTTAATTCTTCAGTCATATCTTCAAATGCTTTGGTGTATTTATATGTAAATATTCTAGCATCTTTCCCACTAAATCCTAATACTAACATACTAAATCCCTGTCTATCAATTAAATATTCAGGCATTTCTCTATTGTTTTCATTGATATAATTACATAGTCCAAAATTGGACTGTGCTTCTGGAACATCGTCAATTAAATTCCTAATATCTCTCAAGACATGTTTATGCTCTTTACCATACTTTTCTGCAATTGTTCTGCTACTAACTGCTACATTACCTTCTTCGTTAACCATTAAACCAAATTCTTTTGCAAATTCTGATAATTCATTTTTCTTTTCCATAATTTTTATCACTTCTTTCTTTTTTATTAGCAATTTTAAGTTCGAGATAATACTGCGATATTATTTTTGAACATATAAAACTACTTAGAGAAGAGTCAGAACATAATCCTAACCCATCTCTTCGCAGTTTTCTTACTAATAATAAGAATGAAAGAAGTGGTTAGAATAGTTTTTACTACTCTCTAAGTAGTTTTAATAAATAATTTTTATTTTGTTAATTGGCAATAGGAAAAGAGGAAGATAATCAATAAATTAATTTCTTCCTCTGATGATCTGTAACTTCTCAATATATTTGACTGTATATTTAGCTGCTCTTTCAAGTTCACTATTTGGTATTTTCCCATCAGTTGCATTCACATTAAAATTCATATTAGGAATAGTTATATTCGATGATGATGATGTATTATTTGGAGTAAACTGTGGTGTAGAAAACGATGGCAATGATATAAGTGATGGAATTGTTTGGAGTAATGATGATAGGGAAATATTTTTTAATATGTCAGAAACACCAACTCCATCTGCATATGAGGGAATAGATGATAATGTAGATGGGGTAGATTTGTTAAGTAATGCTTCTGTTTCGTTATGGGGGAGGATTTTTGTTCCTTTTTCTAAGTTCATTATTTCTGGGCCATTATTGCCACTAAGGAATGGTGGTCTATTTGGAGGAATTATTAATTCTGAACCTTTTTCTGATGTTTTTGCGAGTCCTCCAGGATGGTTGGGGGTGCCTGATGCGTATTGAGGAATACTACTTGAAGCAGATTTAATTTCATTAATGGTGCTGATAATATTCTTAAATGCACTATCAATCTCTTTTGCCTTCTCAGTTAAATCTTTAGTAAATCCGTCAGAAAAGTTAGTCAAAGCATCATTTATGTCAGTAATATTACCTTCTAAAATTGCTTTTCTTAAATCTGCCCAATATGTCTCATCTGCCATTCTTGCATTATAATTATCTTCTGCTAATTGCTTCTCTGCTTCCATTCTCTCTTTTTTGGCATTGTAAATAGAATTTTCAGCTTCTTTTTCTGCTTCAAGGTTCTTTTTTATTGCTTCGAGAGAATCCTGAAGATTTTGTTTGCGAAGATCATTGGTGTGAGTTTGTTGCATATCTTCAATTGAACTATTCTTCTCTGCAATTTGTTTCTGGAGTTCGGCGAGTCTAGCGCGACCTTCTGGTGATGTATCATTTTGTATCGCATTGATTTGATTCTGAATATCCTGTCTTTCAGATTGTGCAGTATTGAGGTTCTTATTATAGTTTTGAGCATCTGCAAGACGATCTATTGCCTCTATTTGTGCATTTATGGATTCCTCTGCTGCTTTTTCTTCTTTTTCGAGATTATCAAGTATTTTCTGATGAGATTTTTCTAATTTGTCAACTTTTTCTTGATATGCTTTATCATCTAATTCTTTCTGATTTTGATAAAATTCTTTTAATGCAGAGATTGCTTCGTCTGCTTGGGAATTTTGAAACTCTTGGAGAGATTGGTTAAGTTTAACTTGTGCTGATCTTGTGTCTAATATAGCTTGAGTATTTTCATTTATTGCTTTCTTAATTGTGGATAATTTTGATAGCTCATCCTGCATTAGTTTTTGCGCTTCAGCAGATGAGGAATTAAATGTGTCGTAATATTGCTTCGTCGCTTCACCGTTTTCGTCAATATAATTCCAGGCTCCAACTTTATCTCCTTCAGACATTAATTTATAATTGGCTTGTTGAAGTTGATTTATTTCATCTGTTTGTCCTTTAAGGAGTTCAGTTGTTTTTTGGAGTTGAAGGGAGTAGTTTTTGTTAGAAGTGGCAAGGTCTAGGTCTGCTTGGATTGCTTTGTTTTTTTCAGCTGTAAGTTTAGATTCTAAATTTATTTCGTTTATGATGGCTTGAATTGGATCTGTGTAGGAGGGTTCTTGAGGTTTCTTTTCTTTCTCTTTACCACCAGACATACCGATGCCTGAGAAATCTATGCTTGAAGTACCTTTCATAGCAATATCATCCAATGCAGACGAAAAAGCACTCATTTGATTTATATAATCTTTTAATCCATCTGTATTAGCTTTCATTTCAGGAGATATGCCATATCCATTACCACTTGCCCTACCATTAGCGTCAACAAGAGTCCTTCCAGCATCCAAAGGTTGTGCTACCAATTTCCCAGCTTTATAAAAATTAGACCATTCTGAAGCTAATTTTTGTATTAATGCTTGATCTACTTTAAATTTTGCATCAGCAAGTGATTTGAAGTTTTCAAGATCCTTGTTGTATCCTAAATTTAAACCTTTAACTAAAGAATTTACTCCTTCAATATTCTTTTGATAATACTCGGCACTATCCATAAGCATATTAGCATAAGCTTGGCGAGACGCTTCTTGTTCTTGATGAATAATATTAGTAAGTTCTTGATGTAATCCTTTCTCATCTCCAAGAAGAGGAATAAGTTCTTTATGTTTTTCTGAAAGTTTAATTATTGTATCAATATTAAACTTCCCATTATCGTTATATTCTTTTAATGCTGTTTGGATTTCTGAAATAGAAGACGATGCATCTGATAAAGTTTTTTGGAGAGTGGTGAGGGAAGATGAGAAATCATTTATTTTTTCTTTTGCTAGTTGAACATTTGGAATATTAAACATGTCTTTTAAAATTTTATTTGTTTCTTCAGCACTAATTCCTAATGCTATTAAATATGGAGACATGTCAGAAATTGCTTTTTCATAAGTATTTCCAATTATATCTTTATTTGCTCCACTTTTTGCTAATTCTTCTAAAACTATTTTTGCTTTATTTAATTCAGAAGAAAAATCAGAACTTTTAAGACCGTCAAATATTTTAGTGAATTCTTCCCCTGTGATTTTACTTTCATCTTTAAGCTTACTCAAATCATAAATTAGTTTAGTTACTGCTTCTTTGCCTAGTGATTTAGCAGAATCGCTACTTTGTAAAAAAGCTTCAGCCAAAATAGATAAATCTTTTCTACTTTCAAGAACTTTTGCGCTAAGTGTAGATAATTCATCTTTAATGCCTTTTAAATTATTCTTAGCAATTTCTAGTGAATTATTACCATACTCATCAATTTTATTTTGACTTCCGCTGTTTATATCTTCAATTGTTTTTAAATATTCGTCTTTATGTTTTATTAATAAGTCTAGTCTTTCTTGGTCTTTTTGTAATTGCGAGAAATCATTTTTCCCATCAGTAGTAAAAGTTATAGCCATTTGTTCTTGTTTAACTTTTAATAATTCTTCGTTGTCTTTAATTGCTTGTTGAATTGATTCAGAAGACCCAAGGATTGCTTTTCCCTCTGCATCATAACCATCAATTAAATCAGGAAATTGTGTTATTAATCGAGATCGAATTTCTTCTAATTTTGTCTCCTCGTTTATTGTACGAGATGATATTGCAGATAAAGATTCATATTGACTTGCTAGATTTTTTGCTTCCGATGTTTGTTGTTTAAGTGAATTAATACTTCTATTTAATTCATCGAATACTTCTTTTTGTTTTTGAGCAGACCTTTCAGCTCTTGCCCCCATAAAATCAAATGCCACTATGACAGCAGTAACAGCACCTACAACTAAACCAATTGGATTAGCAAGCATAGTAGCCCATAAACCTTTAATTGCAAAATTTAATGCAGTAGTTGTGCCCATCAATCCGATTTGAGCAAAAGACATTCCAGCCAATCTAGCTTGTGTTTGAACTAAGCTTGAATTTAATAATATAGTAGATAAAGAAAAATCCTTTAAAAACTTTAAAAAAACAGCACCTTTATTTACCGCAAGCAAAGTAAATACCAATCCCAAAATAGTTCTAAGATTACCAAAGTTATTAATTAATAGAGTTATACCACCAATCATACTTTTCACTAAACCAGTATCTATCGTGTTATTCCAAAAATTATTTATTGCATTTCTTAGCTGATTAATTTTGGTTTCCCAACTGCCCATTCTTACTTCATTTTCTGCCATCGCCGATCCACTAGCATTAGAATAATCTTCAAGCATACTTTTGTACATGTCAAAATTTTCAACTAAGGCTACTAATTGATTGCTTTGTATTCAACAAGGTTCGTTAATCCTTGCCAGTTCTCAATTAAACAAATTATAATTTGTTTAATATGAACTTCTTATATTTTCATACAAGAATAGACTATATCACCATCCTACTAAGGATGTCTCCCATTTCCACTCACTTGAGTGTACGGCTTTCGCCTAGTCGTTGAACCTTACCTTACGGTCTTGGTTGCTGATTGCCAATTGTTATAGCACTTAGGATTTAACCATATGCCATCTGATTAATTTTTTCTACTTTCGTCACCATCACGCTTATAATCAATAGATTTTGTAGATTCTCTTATCTTATTCTTACTCATAATTTATTTTGAACTCATGCCATTGTTCTATTGTATTATTACCAAACCCATACAAAGAATGAAATTTATTGTGTATTTCTTTCTTTAAGCAAACACCCAAAGGATATTTGTTTTGAAATTCCCTAAAGACATATAAAATAGACGATAATTCATCATCAGAATAATCGTCTATTTTGCCTTTTATTTCAATATGTAAATGTAATAATACATCATTAAGGATTAAATTCAATCCATATGTGTGATGTATATCATCAAATCTTTCTCCAGTAATTACACATTTATAATTGCAATTCTGCATTGATTTCTTTTTCCATTCTGCATTATTGCGTCTTACAAATTCTGAAAGATTTTCATATGAACTTTCTTCTGCTTGCCTTAATAATCCTAATTGACATCGCTTGTCGCATATAGCATGAGCTTTTCTACTTATAATTACCCCAATTTCTTCATCTGTCATCTCTTTCCAATTATTTTTTATAAAATCTATATCTTCTATTGTGAACCATAAGTTTAGAGACACTATGTTTTTTATATTTAGTTCACATGCTTTCATAGTAATAGTTTTTATATTTCTATTTGGAAGAAATTCTAACATTTCAATTGGAGTTTTAATAGGATAATATTTTTTCATTATGTCAATATCATCTTCAGACCAGTAATTCCTACTTGATATTTTTAATTTACTAGCTTTCGATACAATTGCACTATAAGAAAATTTATTATCTAATAAATCACAAATATTATTTACATTACCGAATGTATAATTACTCTTTAGAATCTTGATATCATTATCAGTCCATCTTTGTATAAAAATCATCTCCTTAAAAATGTTTTATACAAAAACTATTGATTATTACGTTGTGGTTTAATCAGCTTTATGGGTTTCCAGCAGTTAAAGAGATTTTGGATAGATAAATTACATATCTATCGCTCTATGCACATTTCTGTACAGAGGAGGCTGTCAACAATATTTGTTCGTTACCTCTATATTTTCCACCAAGAGCCTCAATAATGGGGGCAGTCTGCATAGAGCTAAGTGACCCCCAAATATCCGATAAATTTTGAAGCACGTCCATGGGATTTCTAAGCTCTTCAATTCCATTTCGCATTTCATGAACTTTAATTCCAACACTGTTTAACGCCGCTGCCGATTTTGAAAGTGCTTCATCATCTATTATTTCTCCGTCTTCAGTTTCTCCTTTTATTTGCCTAATGTTCATCAGAATTCCACGAAATGCCCGTCCAGCTTCATTTCCAGACCGTTGTGTAACTGCTGTCATAACCCCAATGGCAGCAGAAAGCTCATTAACCCCAACTGAAGCATTTGAGGCTATAGATCCCGCAACTGTGATTCCTTCGCTTATTTTAGAAATTGATGTTGCATATTTGTTGTCAATAATATTTGCACCATCAAGAACTTTCATCAATTCTTCTTGACTACCTTTGTATTTATAAGCAGCATCAGTAGCAAGCAAAAATCCATTAGCTTGTTCTGCGGTAAGTTCACCAACGTTTTGAGACAACAGAGAAACTTTTGCTAAATCTTCTGCTTTTCCTTCATATCCTGCACGACTAAATTCACCAATTGATTTTAAATAATCTTGTGCAGTTCTTCCAAAAGCATTAGCAGCTTCAAAAGCACTATTTTTTAAATTATCCATAGCTTCAGCACTAAGATTAGTTACTTTTGCAATATTTACCATTAAACTATCTAATTCTTTTAATGTAACCAGTCCGGCCTGTAGTGACCTAAGAGGCGCGTATAGGGCTGTCGCTACTGCCGCCCAAGCGATCATCTTAACAAAATTTTTACTGAGTGTCGTTAAAAAACTATCGGCAGCTCCATTTATTCTTGTAATTTCATTTGTTGCGGCTCTAACTGATGTAGTTAATTGGGCAAATTGTAAATTTAATTCTTTTGCTGACTTTCCTCCAACAGTCCCAAATTTCGCAACTGCCGATATCAAATTATTCATTTCTGCTTGAATTTCAGGTCTCGCAAAGACAGTTTCTTTCCCGACTTGTAAGCTTGCTAATCTATTTGCCATATTTGCTTGGTACAATGAAATATCATTAGTACTTAAACTTCTAGTATTTGTTGTTGCAGTTATACGTTGTAAATCTTTATATCTAGCAATTTCAATTTCTAAATTACTTATATTTTGAATTATTCCTCGTCTTTGCTCATTAGATAGATTTATACTGCCATTTCTTACTTGATTTATGGTCGATAATATTTTATCATATTGTGTATTTAAATTTGATAAATTAATACTATCAGTTATCCCAGTAGCAGGTGAAGTAAATCCTGCCTTTAATTTAGTAATTTTATTTTCATACAATTGTAACTTATCAAGATTTTTTTGTATATTTGAATTAGTTTTTGCCATATCATCTGAGTAATTAAAACCAGTAGTGCCAAAAGTTTTAATTTTAGTTAATTCACCATTGACTTTTTTTTGAGCTTCTGACCATCCCATCGTTTCTTTAATAGTTTGCCCAAGTTCTTGATTATAATAAGTCAATGTAGCAGATGTCATTTGGCCTTTACTATTTGTGTTTATATTTACTTTAGCTAATTCATCAACATTTTTTCTAATTTCTCTAATACGACTTGAAATTTGATTAAATGCTTGATTTTCTACAGTCGTATTAATAAATTGAGAACTTTTCATGTTTGTTTGGGTTTTGATTTTTTCATTTATTTTTTTAGTAATTACGTCAATACTTGATGCATCAACATTTAATTTTACTGAAATTACTGATTTTATCTTCGCGTTTAGAGAATTTATTTGTGCATCTATTTCTGATGGCAATGTTGATATTTTTGCTTTAATTAATATATTTAAATCATCCAAAATTAATTCACCTCTCTTTTATATATTAGGGCATAAAAATACCGTTACTGAAAACTTATAAGAAATTATAAAATAAATACATAATTTATAACTTTATGTTTCATTCCTTATTCATCGTGTTCTTTTTCATATTATTTCTAATACTACTAAAGTTTTTTAACACTCTAAAGGCTTAAATTCCCCACTAACGCATGGGTACATAATATCTATAATTGCATTAACTAACTTTAAATATCTTATAATTTTCAGTATCTCTTAGATTTAATGACGCATTTAAATCTCTATCTAAAACACTACCACAACCAGTACAAATCCATTCTCTATCATTAAGAGTTAATAACTTATTCACATTGCCACATTCGTGACATGTCTTAGAACTTGGATACCATCTATCAGCAATTCTAATCTCAATATGATTCCATAATCCCTTGTATTTTAATTGTCTTCCAAATTCATAGAGACTTTGTTGCTGAATTGCTTTAGATAAATGTTTGTTTTTCATCATACCTGAAATATTTAAATCTTCAATAGTAATATAACTTGGTTTTCGACATACTATCTCAGAAGTTGTTTGTTGAATATAATTCTTTCTAACACCATTTAATTTATGTTGAACTGATTTTATCTTAAGTTCTAATTTAAGAATATTTTTAGTTTTAATATATTTTAAACCATCAAGATTAGACTCATATTTTCTAGAAACCTGTCTCTGTAATCGTTTCTTTTGCTTTTCTAATCGTTTCATCTTTTTGGTCTTATTGATATTACCATAAGTTTTACCATTTGAACATATCGCTAAATCTTTAATTCCTAAATCAATTCCAATTCCTTCATTTAAAGGAGTATCAAGACTATCAGGATATTCTATACTAATGCTAATAAACCAATTTAATCCATTATACGATATTCTAGGATTCATATATTTAATACCCTTGCCGAACGGCACTCTATTGTGCTCAGCTAATTTTACCCAATTCAATTGTTGCTTGTTCTTCTTTTTGCTTTTAGTAAAACCTTCAAATTTAACATGAGTAGAAGTAAATTGAATATTCCCGTTATCCTGATAAAATTTAGGAGATGATTTCTTTTTAGTTTTAAATTGAGGAAATTTAGCTTGCCCTTTAAAAAATCGCTGATAAGCAATACAAGCGTCTTTAATTGCCTGTTTTGGAACATTGTTAGAAACACTATTCAACCAACTAAACTCATCTGTTTTCTTCAATTGAGTCAATTCTTTTCTTAAATCATTATCTGAAATAAATTTACCACATGAAGCATAGTTTTCTTTTTCTCTACCTAATGCCCAATTAAATGCCCATCTTGCAGTTCCAGCATTTTGAAACATTAATGTGTTTTGTTTATTATTCGGTACAAGCATTATCTTGATTCCTTTGATCAATTTCCTCATCTTCTCTCTAATAAAAAATACCTTACCCTTAAAGAGTAGGGAGTTGATTCTAGTTATTTTATTGGTTATCGTGTTGTTATTCCTTTTGTTTTTAAATATCCGATTAATTTAATCATATGACCTCTAGTTTGTTCTAATTCTTCCCTTGATAATTGCATATACTCAAATGATGGAGTATTATAGTAAGGATTGTATTTTTGATTGCCATATTCTAATAAAAATGGTAATTCTTGATTATATGGACTCCCATCAAAAGATTGATGTATCCCCCACATCCCTTCTTTGCCATCTCTAGGAATAATTTTATCAGCATCTATATAAATCTTTACAGAAATTTCATCTCCAACTATTGTTACTTTCCCTATGGTCAATGCTCGTAAAACCTCAAAACTGCGTTCATACATTGATTGTTCATTAGCGTAAACAGTAGATAAGAGATACTTTTGAACAGTATCTCTTACATGTCTAGCAACATCATCTTGCATTGCTTTTGCTACTTGTATTTTTGTATAATTTAATAACGAACGAATATCTTTAAAATCAGGCATCTTTTTCTCCTAAATTTAACCCCATTGCTTTACCTAAATGTTTAAGCGAATCTGGAGATACTTTATTAAATTGTTTTGGAAGTTCTTTTATTAATTTAATTAATCCTTTTTGATCAGGAATTTTATCAACTAATTTATTCAAAACTTGATTAACAATATTTATCATACTATTATCAACCAATTGAATTTGTTCGATTTCTTTTTGCAAGATATTGTTAATAAATTCAATCTCTGATTTAGGAATTAATTTTAAAATCGTATCTATAATACCATATTCTTTTAACTCATCATACAATTCTGCTATTTCTTCTGTATCAAAGTTTATATTTGAATATTCATTTAACATAATATATTCGTACGCAAATTCTTTTAAAGTAAAATCAATTCTTTTAATATCTTCATCAATAATGCATAAATCTAATATTCTTCTAATTAATATTTTTTTAAAATTTATAGAAAGATATTTTTTAATATTTAAATCTTCACATCGTTCAATTTTATAACCTTTTTCTCTAATTTTATCAATTGTTAATTTCATAATTTATTCCTCCTTTTATATTCCTTATTTTTACCAATTAAAAACATCCTGCGTAATACGTAGGATGTTTTCCACATAAATATACTATTTAAGATTTTCTATTTCTGAAGTACCTTTCGCAAAATCCATGTTCGCTATTTCATCTAGTTTGTTTTTTGAGATATTATAATAGTTAGCAATATTTTGATAATATAACCCCAATTTATTAACATAATCATTGTCTGTTTTATCATATTTATTAATATCACTAGATATTAACATTACGGTAATATAAATACCCTGATTGTCTCCATACTCTATATTATCTCTCCAATTTTTTGCTAAATTAAGTATTCTTGCTTTATCAGAAATCTCTCCAATTTTTAAGTCCGAGGCTTTTTGATATTCACCTATGTCATAGTAATACCTTGCCAAACTAACTTTCTTATTATGATTATAAACAAAAAATCCACTAATTGAAGTTATTATTATCATAATAAAAACTATAATGATCTTACTGTTTTTCATTTACTCACCTCAATCTTTTCTGCTAGTGAGATGAGTAAACCACCAGATAATAAGGCAAAACCAAATGACATAACTCCTATACAATGATAATAACTTTCTACAATTGAATCACCTGATATGGAATTTATTAATAATAACTTAAATCCTGCTAGTAAAAATAAAATAGTTGAACATACACCTAAACTTTGAATAAAAAGTTTCATATTTTGTATACCTCCTACTTTTTTATAGTTATTTACATTATATTCTAAAATGTAAGAGGTATGCAACATGTAATTGGAATTTATGTTAATGGTTGATTGTTGAGCATCAATCACGCCATTCATTTGGTTATTTTTATTTAATAATTAAAATTATTGACTTAATTCAATACCATACTCTTTAAATTTATTTATTAAACCTTCTAGCCCTTTTCTCATATCCTTTGGATAAAGTTCTATTAATATTAAATTATTATCTGAACATATAGCTTGTTTTTCTAACATTCTTTTTTGATAAGATTCTCTCCTTTCCATACCAAAATATTCTACAATTATACCATCTACTAAAAACCAATCACATCTCTTATAACCACACCTAGGATCGTCTGAAAAAGACGAATAATATACTTCTTTCTCGTACTCTAAAACATTATCTATAAATAAATTAGTAATAATTAATTCTGGCTGCGAAAGACACAAATCATTATTTTTTGATCTATATGTCCTTGGAGAAAATATATTTCCTTCATAATTTGGTTCTAAACCTGCCTTTTGACAAGCATCAACATAACCATCAAAACAACGTCTATATGTATTGGAATGTGCCATATTTTTATTTTCATTTACTTCGTATGAAAGAGGTGTTCTTCCTAAAATTTGAGCATACTCCTTTAATTCACGTATTAATTTTTCTTCATCATATATAATATATAAATGTTCTTCAATATCTTTCTTTAATCCTAATTTTAACGCCTCTCCCATGATTGCAGTAGGTGTCCTATTAAATATGTTTGCTAACTCTTTATTTGTTTTAATTGGGTATTCTTTGATAAATATTTCTATATCTTCATCAGACCATCTTATTCTTGACTCTAATCCTAATTTATATCCTTTTGTAACTATTGATGATTCTGTACGATATGGCAATAATATTGCTAATTGTTTTGTAGATTTTTCTCCGTAATATTCTTTCAAAATATTAATATCTTCTTCTGACCATTCTGAATTTAGCAATCTTTTTATATTCAAATCTGATGCCTTATGTATAATTCCATCTTTATCAAATGGTTTTAATAATTCTAACAATTCCTCCCATTCTGTTGTAGGGGTAATATATTTTAAGATTTTCTATTTGTTCTTCAGACCATATATCATTTCTATTTAATTCAATGTTGTATTTTTTAAGAACATAATATATTGAAGCTCCATCACTATATCCATATTTCTTAGCTATTTCTTGACAATTTGTTCCATTTAAATAATCTTGGATAATTAATTGATATTCTTCACTACTTCTTTTTTTTATGTATAATCCTAAATTGTTTGCCTTTTTCATTATTATTTCTTTATTACGTTTAATCATTAATCTATCATTAATCTCTTCGATGGAACTATTAGTATAATAATCAATCAAAACTTGTTCATCACATTTATACCACCCACTGTCACCTAATACATCAATTTCTTTTAAAAAACTATTCCAACTTCCCCATTTACGTTCATAATTAACTCCTGATGGATAACCAATTGCTGGTTTTAATTCTTTTTTTAAAGGATATCTTTCATTTTCATTAAAGAAACGCCAAAATTCAGATATTAAAAATTCTTTGGAAAAAATTGTTATCCTTACTAAATGCTCATGATTTCTCTTATCTTTTATTTGTATCGTTGTTTTTCCTAGTTTTCCCGCCAATTCTTCATCTGTCATGACCATGTAATTATCTTTTAAAAAATTCGTTTCTTCTTTTGACCATTTAATTCTCATATAATTCCAGCACTCCTTCAAATTTTATATTCTTACTCATTACTAAACCCACACTCCAAACAATTCCATATAAAAAGGCAACAAAAAAAAGAAGGGAGGAGTGTATTCCCTTCTACTGCATTGCAATTGCAGATTGTTGCTTATTTAATAGCAAACCAGAGCGTCCAAAGGTCTGCTAAAACTATCAATATTAAATTTGGGCATAATAAAAGAACCTAGAAATCTAGGTTCTTTTAAAAACAAACTATTAAATTATTAACCTCTAATCTAATCATTAGCTCCTAAAATAGCTGGTAACAAATCACCATTCTCTTCAATTCTCAACATCTGAATATCTTTTACAGATGGAGCGAACCATGGATATTTCCTTGCCAAACCTTGAACAACTAAAACAGTTTTTACGGCATCAATTGATTCATTACCAAAATAAACACTACCTTGCTGTCGGTCAAAACCTTTACTTGACAAATAAAGCTTAATCTCGTTGTATGCGTTGTTATAATGTTGTTTATCATAGTTTTCACTTAAAATTTGTGTATCTAAATCAAAAGCAATAGCATACATTGATTTTCCTCCCTTAATCTTTTTAAACATCATATCACCTTCCTTTCCATATATCAACAGTATTTCCAATTTAAAATCAAAATACTCACGACATTAAATTTGATATTAATATTTGTTCTTTAACACTGTTAAAGAATATCTGATTAAATCTTAACATCTCATCCAACTCAATCATCATTTTAATTTCAGATAAAAAATTTTCTTTATCGTCCATATAAATTTCCTCCTTTTATAGATTACTTTATGAATCTGTGATATACTTAATTTGCATGAATTCTTAATTGGCTTGCTGTAATTGCAAGTCTTTCTTTTTGAGTTTTTCTAACCGTTTAAATATATAATCTTGGCCTCTAGATCTGAAACTCCCACGCCTAAAGGCATGGGGTTCTTATGTACTAAATAATTTTCTTTAATACTCTCATTTACAGGCATTACATTTCATCTGTATTTTACAACATATAAACACTAATCATTTTCCATAAGAATTTCACTATCAATCAACCCATTGGTCAAATTAACGATAGCATACGGCTCGTTTCTAAACCGTTATTTAATTGTTAGATTACATTTCTTAATGCTTTACTTAAATCCAAACTTCTTAATCTTTCAACCTCAATATCGTGCAACACTTTAAACTCATTAAACTTCTCAAAACACGAATCTCTATTAATTGTTTCCATATCATTATTCACACTCATTATCAGAAATGCTGAATATAAATCCCTTTGAATCTTAAATTCACTAAAATCATTCCATCTTTCTGACAAGTCCTTTTTGACATAAACATCATCAATATGATTATATTGACTTGCTTTAATTTTTACTGTATCAATTTTATACAATTGGGTGTCATTCCATTTAAGTTTATTGTCCAAGATTGTTAAGAACATTGAAGGTGCTTTATTCGCTAATGATTTACCAAATCTCTTCTTCTTATTAAACTTTCCATTTTTCTTATTAGTAGTTTTTTTACTTCTTTTCTGCAATCCAGAATAACTCATATTTTCAACATAGAATTTATCGCCTAAATTAATGATCTCATTTGCTAAAATATTGTGAGACTGCTTTCTAAGTGCAGATTGTTTCCTAAATAATTCTTTTCTAGCGTTCTTAATTTTAATGTAATGGTTACTATAAACCCATTTATCTTTATTGCCTTTAATTATAGTACCATTATCATTGAATTTATTAAGATTTGTTGCTCTTCTCGATCTGTCCATTTTACGCTGGAGTAATTTAACTTCTCTATCAATTTTATTGATGTTTGGTGCTAGTTCTAGAAGTTTGACTTGATATTGACTACTATAAGCAATTGTTTGCGTTCCAATATCAATTCCTACATTACCCTTGCCTATACTCCCTTTAATTTCACCTTGTTTAGTTATCTTCATTGGAGGAATACCATCTAAAATCAACTGAATATAATAATGATTTTTCCCTTTTATCATTTTACGTACAATACGACAATACTTTATTTTATTTTCTAAAGACATTTTAGCATAAGTATCATTCTTTTTAATTACTACAGATATTTTTAATCCATTCCACAATAGCACATTGTCTATAAATCTTATTCCAGTACCATTTGATTTTCCTTCTAAAGAATCTAAATCATTATAAGATTTATAACCAACTTTTTTAGCTGTATGAAACATTAAGCCTTGAAATGCCGAGAAACATCTTGTAGCTACTTTTTGCGAAGTAAATGCATCAATGTTTTTCTTGTATTTATGTTGCATAGGTTTAACAAAATCATGTAGTGAATATTCTGTCAAACCGTATTTGTTGTTTAATGCTTGAAACTGCTTATTCCGTTCTTTACCTTTTGTCATTTTACAAACTTTTTGGTACTCTTTTGATTGTCTTAATGTATTGTAACGCTTATATAATTCATTTAAACAAGCATTATACATTTTTCTCCCAATTTCAAAACGCTTACTTAAAATATCTTCTTGATATGTTTCGGTTTTTAATGGTAGAGTTAAAACAAAGTTTGACATATATTCACCACCTTTCATTTAATTTGAGGGGAGAATAAACTCCCCATAATATCAAGCCAGAATAATCACAATCTACCCATTAATGCAAAATCCTCTTATCACTCACAAATTCTAAATCTTCAAACCCACAATCATATTCTTCCTCCCCATAATAATCCTCATAAACCTTATCTATTTCATCCTTATTATCCTCACCATCACCCTTACACTTCTTATACTCATATTCACAAGTAAACAAATCATCACCAATCAAACATTTTTCTCTCATGGTTAAAATAGTTTCTCTAAACAAGAAACCTAAATCAAAACTCCCACCATATTCTCTATGTATCTCATGCATTATCTTAATAATAATCTTCCATTGTTCTCTAAAATTCTCATAAATAATATGACTTATAGAACTAATCCACAACACATCGCAATTATAAAATTTATCTCCGTCTTTCTCGACATTCCCAATATCATAAATTGCGTCATAAATTTCATGATATAAATCACTATTAAACATTTTCATTTTGTTGATATGAGCAAAAATCTTATCAGCTATTTTGCTTGGATCGGAAGGAGAAAGGATACTACACAAATCTGCCCAAGAAATATGAATATCTCCATTGAGTCTAATCTCATTACACAAATGACATGTTCTGAATTCTAAATTTTCAAGTAAATCTAATTCCATTTTATCGTCGTAGGATAATTCTTTAGGTTGTTTTCTCATCACAAACACTCCTCTATACTAATTTGTTAAGGATGATTGATTTGTTTACCTTAACTTAATAATAGTATACAGGAGTACATGGATATTGTCAATATCCAATTATACAAAATCAATATCTATAATTTCCCCTTCACTATCCAAAAAAAATAAGTCACCAATTTTTGATTGAAAAACATAGCACAGCCCGATAGCATATATTAATTTCCATTCACTACGATTATTAAGTAATTGAACAAGAGCTTTGTATTCTATAATTATTCCATAATTTTTTAACTTTTCAACTAACCATTGAATTCTTCTTCCGTCCATTTTTTTATTGATTTGCCCTCTATTACAATAAACTTTTAAATCTTTATGATTTAAATTGTCTACACTTTTATCCATATCCCAACCACTCCTTATCCTACTACCATTATACCACAACCCTCATATGCTCATCAAAACTTCAAACATATGTATCTACAACAGAATCAAATCAGGAGAAGGAATAATAATAAACAAATAATCCTACCACCAACAATATTATATTACACTTTAGTGCCACATATGTCAAATATTTTATTTTTGCTCTTATTGACATATGGAAAATTTTATTATATACTTACTTAGGGAAGGAGGAGTGGGATTATAATGGATATGATTATAGATAAAAATAAAAACTTTAGATGTTCTAACAAAATCAGAGATGATACTTGAATGTGGATTTTACATATGTGATAAAACATGATCATAAAATTATCATAATCATAATCAATAAATACAAAAATAATTAATTAAAAGAAAGAGGTAATAAATAATATGTTAACAATGACAAATGAATTACAAGTATTTATGAGCGAACAATTTGGACAATTAAGAGTAACCGAAATAGATGGTAAACCATACACAGTAGCCAATGATGTCTTAAAAGCTTTAGGGTATTCTGAAGGTGGATGGAGAACTACATTATCAAGAAAATGCAAAGGCGTTACAAAATGTAACGGGTTAAAAGTTAATGGAATTGAAATAAATCTTATACCAGAAGGAGATATTTATAGACTTATAGCAGGAAGTATTTTGCCAGAAGCAGAAAAATTTGAATCATGGGTATTTGATATTGTATTACCTACAATTCGTAAACATGGTACTTATATGTCAGAGGAAGTAATTGAAAAAACATTAAATGATCCCGACTTTATAATCCAGTTAGCCACACAGCTCAAAGATGAGAGGCAAAAACGGTTAATCGTAGAACAACAATTGCAAGAAGCACAACCAAAATTAGACAAATATGGAGTGTTTCTTGACGCTGAAGGTACCTATACATTTGAACAAGTTTCTAAAATGATAAGTACTAGAAGCGAAGAGAAGGGAAGTAGAATCAAAGTTAATAAGAAATCATTAACAAGTATTCTTAGAGATTGTGGAATTCTTAGTAAAAATAAAACCAATGGCAGATATAGGAATTTGCCAAATGTAGGATTTGAAAATTATTTTAATATTAATCATGAAAGTGTTGACAATAGAGATGATATTGATAATGAGCAAACAAGAGTCAAGACTATTGGGATTGATTATATTTATGATTTGTTGTTGGATAGGAGGGAGAATGGTTTGGTTGTGTTTGGGTGATATAAGGTGAAGATAAAGTGGGATATAATAAATAGATAAATAAAATATTAGTTTTTAGAGACTCTAGTGGGATAGAGTCTCTTTTTTTATTATAAAAATCCTAATTATCCATATCTACCAAAGGTGTCCAAATTGACTTAAAAACAAAGCGACAAAAATCTGGAATAGCTTCTTTATCTGGATTGTAATTACATGAATCATCAATTAGTTTTTGAATTGGAGTTCTTGACATTCCTAATTTATGTCCTGTTAGTCTATTAAATTCTTGTATTAATTCTTCATTATCAATAGATATTGTACAACATTCTTCAAATGTCATATTTTTAGCTCCTTTTCTATTAGTCTTTTGAATAGGCGATAAATGGAGAGAGGTGAAGGAGGAAATATCAAGATAGAATAAATAAATCAAATAATATACCCCAAATTGAGCGATAGCGAAAATTTGGGAGGGAATGAGCTTGCGAATGACCATTCGTTCCCCTTTGACGAATGTCTGGAAATTATTTTAATTATATTTATGTTAAGATTTTTGTTAATTTATTTTGCTTAGTATCCTGCGGAGCTTTTCATTACGCAATTTTGGTTGTCACCAAAATTACTTCATGGATATGTTATTTTAATTTATTTATATTGTTATTGGTTATTTTTACTAAATCATATAACTGAAAAGTGTGGTTCACTGTATATATAAATAGAATAACCACACTTTTCAGTCTGATTAAAATTTTACATATCTATTATTAGAGATTAAATCAATATTATAATCTTTTACATATTGCAACATCAAAGGTTTACTCATAGAAATATTAAAAGTATTTGTCTTAATATCTAATAATTCTTTTATTTTTGCTTTACTTAATCCTTTTTCAGTAAAAATTTCATCGACAAATAATTTATTTCTATAATTTTCGTCAAGTCTAAATTTCTCATAGAATTCAATTAATGTCTCAACAACATCCTTCTTGTTCTCTACTGTTTTTCCACTTTTTCTTGACTTATATTCAATTCCCCAATTATACGTAATTTGAATATCTGGCATCGCTTGGGCAATGAGAGCATCTATCTCTTTATCACGATTTATGAAATAGGCGTGGGTCTCAGGAATTTCTCCATCTGCATAACCTCTACATTTGATTCTGTTTAAAGTTTGCACAACCATTGCAGAAATAGTAGACACTTTAACTTTCTCAAATTCTTTTTGTTTGTATTTTCTATTGCCTTTTATTGGAACAAGAGTAGTATCTAATGAATTAAATTTCTCTGCTGTTAATTCTTCTTCTTTTACAGAACTAGTGAAATACATTAAAGGATATATTGCATCTGGTAACAATTGAATCCCTAATACAAATATTTTGTCAAAATCACTCCATTTATTACTCCCTACTGTACGTCCATAGTGGGTGACATCAATTTGGTCTAATTTTTCATATCCCTTTAATGCTTCAATAATCATTTTATCTCGTTCTTCACTATTAGTTACAATCAAAACTTTCTCTTCCCCAATAATCTTACTCTTAATATCTTCAATGATTGCATCTAACAATCCATCTTCTAATCCTTTTTTCATTGAAGCAGATGATCCGGTGACTCCATTAAATATATTTAGATGCATATTCTTATAAGATTTTATTTGCGGCAAATCTCTTACTTCTGAATTGCTATCAATTTCATATAGATAATTAATTCCTGATGTAGCATCTAATGTTACTTTATGGAAATATGGATTATTAATATCTATGTACTTGTAGGTGATGATTGATTTATACTTAATATCCTCATGAATATTTACATAACCACCAGTTGCTAACATTGTTCTTATTGCCATATATGAGTCTTTGGCTTGTTTATCTTTACAAGAGAAAAATAACTCATCTAACCCATCTGGTACTTCGATATTGTCGAACTCGCAAAAGAATACACTGTTCTTCTTCGTGTCATACGATTTCAAAAATTCTTTCTTGATTTTGGTCACGAATCCATTAAATCTATCATAAATATCTTCGTTTCCCATATTCATGATTGCATTTTCCATATCAGAAATTGACTTCATTGTAACTGTCATAAATTGAACATTATTAATTGCTTCATCCACAATTAATCTCTCCCTATAATATGTATTATATTTTCCACGCTTTGTATTAATTCTTTTATCAGACCATTCACATAGTTTATTTATATCATCTTTGTCAATAAGTTGTAAATATCCACTATGAGTTAATACAATTACTGGATATTCTTTTAGTTCATCATTAGAAATATCACTTCTTTTTCTATTGTTTAGTTTATCAAATCCAGAGTGATATGCATATGCTAAATCTAATTTTGCTTTCTTATTGATTTCTCTAACTGTTTCATTACAATCATCTTTTGTAAGTTTTAATATTATTGTTCCTGCGTATGGTTGTAATATTTTATTTCTTAACATATAGGAAATTCCTGCATTCATAGCAGTTGATTTACCACAACCCGTAGGAAAGTTAATAATTGCTTTCTTATTAGGTAACGGGTAAAACATTATATAATAAAGTAATTGGCTTAATCCTTTGTAATATTCACTATCTTCTGGTACAATTACATTATATTCTGCCAAGTCCTTAATTGTCAAGTTTACTGCTTCTATTACATGATTTTTCTTTGTTTCAAGTTCCATTTGCTCTAGAAATTCTTTGTAATTAATCATTATTAATATCATCTCTCTTTCTTATTTTACTCTCACTAAAAGATATTGACTAGCAGGATAGGGGAGAGTACCCTTTGATAATGGGTAATTAAGCCATTACTCCTGCTAGTGTTTAGTGCGATTTACAGCACATAAAAATCCTCTTCTAAAAATAGAGAGGATTTCAATCTGGTGTAAATATTTAAATCGCCAAGGTTGGCGATTCTCTGAAACCATTGATATTAAAGGGTCTTAAAAATGGTGTATTGGAATGAAATGTGTTTTTTATGTTGTTGGTGTGATTTCTTCCGGTTTCTTAACTTTAACTTCACCATCAAAATTAAACATGGTATCAATCATTTCTTCACTATGATCTTTCGCGTAATCTTGGGTTGTTTTCGGATCTGAATGATGAAGAAATAGCTGGACTTCCTCTAAAGTAAACTTCTTAGGCAATCCCGTAGACGGATCAATGATACGTGGATCTTGCCCCTGTAAGAGACATTCTGCGCGACTGTGGCGATATGAATGCGGAAAAATATTTAATTCTTTTCCTTCTAATTCACTCAATATAGCAGAAATAGCAACAACTCTATCATATAAAGCTCCGTACGTTACTTCTCTTTTATTTTCACCCTTACCAGTTATCCATACAGCATCTAAATTGTCTTCGCCACGTTCTGATATAAACTGTCTTACTAATTCTCTAGTGTCATTTAAAAATACTAAAGGAAATGATTTTCCTCTTTTACCAACAACTATATTTGTCTTATTTCCTTCTTGAGCATCTTGTTTTTTAATCTGATATACTTCATTCCTTCGTCCACCAGAATCGAATAGAAGCATATGTAAAACTGCAAGCTGTAATTTACCACGTTTTAATAATTCTTCTCTAACTCTCCATACTTGATCAAATGTCATAAAGAAATCGTCTTCATTTGTTTTAACTGGTTCTTTCGGTAAACCTTTCACCTTACGAGCAACATTATTGTCATATTCTGTTTCGTCATCATCTTCTGCATATGAAAGCATAGACCTAACCGCACTCATTAATCTATTTGCTCTTGCATTAGATAGTTTTAAATCATCACTAAACCAAATGCTAATTCTCCTAAAATCCTTTTTACCTAAATCAAATATACATTTATTATCACAAAATCTTTTAACATAAAGTAGAATAATTCTCAAATCCTGAAAGTAAGCATCAATAGTTGACTTCTTCTTTTTTCTTTGCTTATATTCTTCAAGAAAGTCATTCATTGCTTCTTTGTTTTTGGGATTTACTAATTCCCATTCTTGCTTTGTATAGATTGGGTTATATACTCTTCCACGACCTTTGTTTGCCATTAGTTTAATTCACTTCCTTTATTTTATTTAAATAATCTTCTTCATACATCCATTTGAATCCACCACTTTTATGTTGTAAACCATTTAAACATGCACTTATATTACTTGCTTTTGTTGTATTTTTTGCCTCAGTTATTGTCCTAAATGTTTTTATATATTCATTACTTAAACTTAATTGAATAACCCTTCGTTTAGTTGTATCTCTATTTTCATAATCCATTTTGTCAAAAGTTAATTCATTATACTTATCTTTATATATCCATATGTAACCACAAGCTGAAGCACCTCGCCCATTTGCACAATCTCTTATATTATTAGCACTTGTATTTTTACCAGTTAATGTAATTGACGCATCATTGGAGTTTTTCCACTCTTTAATATAAATACCATCTAAATTTAATTGAATAATAGATTTAGAATGTTTTTCTGATAAAATAGTTTTTGTTTCTTGTGTATGATTCCACCCGAATTTTAATTTAGAAGCATCACTCATCTTTTTCCTTGTTTCTTCAGATATTTTAGCACCTCTATTACTTTCGGCAAATTCCAAAACATTATAACCAAATTTGTTGTTAAAACATTGAGTTTGATCAATCCAAAATTGTTCTCTTTTCGTTAAAAATTCAACATCACAAACTTCAATAACTTCTATATAAAAACTTTCTCCTCCGTCTTTATCCCACGCTCTTTGAAGGTGAACATTGTGACATTTTCCTTTAGGCAATGTATAAATATATCCAGAACTAATTCTATGCCACAAATCTATTGCTTGCCCAATATACACTTTTGCATTTTTAATATTAGTTATCTTATAAATACCACTAACATTTTTATATTTTTCAAAATTCTCCATACTATTTTTTGTATCTAATAATTTACTACCAATGTCATTATCATAATATCCCATACTATTCTTTATATAATAATAACCACCACATTTAGCTAAAATTGAATAAGAAATTTGTAAATTATTTGACATTTCTAATAGGGAAGGAAAGTATTTATGCCTTTCAATAAAAATATTTATAATATTTTGTATGTTATTTTCATTAATGTAGAAATATAACTTATGTAAATTATTGCATACTTCAAAAATATTTAATTTTAATTCAAATATCATATCAATTACATTATCTTTATTTTGATAAAAAGATTCTTTTAATTGTGAATAACCAATATTAAAGATATCTTCAAATTTATTATTTTTTAAAAATATATGTAATTCTTTTAATCTATTGGGATAAAACTTCCAATAACCAGAATCGTTTTATTTAATATTCCTAACTCTGCTTTCTTTTTCTTTATTTCAGCAACTTTAAAATGAGCACATTTACTGCAACAATCTCTATTTATAATATCTCTTTTTTGTTTGTTATAATCTCTAAAGTATATTTTTTGGGGTGTTTTACAATAATCACATTCATATTCGATGGTTATATTTGAATTAGGATGCACATCTTCAATTTTAACTATAAATGCGTCGCCTATTCTAGTAAAACAATAACCTTTTAGAATATAATATTCTTTTCCCCAATTAGACCAAACTACTTCTACTTCTTTTGTTTCTAACATCTCCAACAACCGCCTTTCATATTGTTTTATTAACCTTAAAATTTCTTCTCAAAAAGATAATAAACAGACAAACACTAAGGCGTTGTGTCTTTCGGGTAGCTCTCCCTAGTCTGTTTACGTACAACTAATTTGTCGCACAATAAAAGACACTTATCTAAAGTGTCTAAAGTTCTACAACAAATTAAATTATCTATCCTCAACAACCTTTTTCTTTCTAATTTTCTTTTCTTTCAAAATAATATCTTTTTCCCATTCCAATTTACCTGTTTTAATAAAATATGTTAAACTTACAGCGTAAGCATCTGATTCATCCTCATTCTTAAAAACTAAATCAGGATATCTTTTCTTAATTTCCTCTTGCACTTGTTTCTTTGTTGCATTACCACTTAAAATTGCTTCTTTAACGGTTTTGGGAGGGTAGTAGACGGTCTCTATATCATGATAAGCCAATTGACAAATTCCATGAACCCTGTATATCACCTGAGTTGCCATATTAAACCTACTAAATCCTCTTTCGATCACGACGACTTCAGGTGGATATTTATCTCTTAATTCCATTAACTTATCATAAATTACTTTTAATCTTTTCCCATGAGATTGGTTTTTTTTAGTAGGGATAGAATCGATTAATACAGGAATCATATCTTTATCAAATATACAAAATCCTGTTGATTCCATAGATAAATCGTATGCGTGTATGTACTTTTGTTGATTCTTTATCACATTTCACTCCATATCATCAAATATCAAACAAAGGCACAACCAAATAAGTCATGCCTTTGTAATAAAATCAATTAATTTGTTTATTAACTATATATCCAATTTTGCTTAGTAATTTTTGCTATTTTTGCCCCGTTGTCATTATAATACATATAAAGAAACCCATTTTTATCAGGTCCCACTATCCCTTCATTAGCATTACCACTTGCATATCTAGATAAATTCAATACTAATACGGTGTGCCAAGTTTGCCCACCGTCTGCTGTCCCAACAACAAATATTTGTTGATGTCCCGTTACAGTAGGTACTTGAAAATACGCTTCGATGCCATCTTGAGCAATTGGCCTACCAGTATATTTTCCAGCACCAGTTCCAAATGCTGGATATATAGAATAATCCAATGAAAATAAGAACTTTTCTCCATTTATATCTTTATAATTTGTATCTTTTTTAATTGATAAAACACAAGGAGGATATCCTCTATCTGGAAGCGCGGTGATAATATCAGGAAAAGATATTAATGTAGTTGGTTGGGGGAGAACTCCGTTTTCATCTGTTGCTCTTATCTCATTCCAATTTTGTCCTAAATCTTCAGAATAATAAAGCATTGCATTAGTAGCATCACCAGTTTGTGCATAAATCCTGCCAGCATAAGGATCATAAGTTGATGCGTGCCAATGGCTATTATATACACTATCTACCAATACTGTTTCTTTAAGTGAAACCCATGTTGCACCACCATCAAAACTACCAAATAGTCTCAATCCACCTGATGCTGGATTTGGAGACGTTATTACATATTCTCCACATAAAATTACCGTTTGATTTACACCAGCATTGTATATACTTGTGTTTAATTTAATAGGATATCCTCTATCCATTTCAACTATTTTTGTAAAACCACTTGTAAAAGTTGTTGAAAACCATATACCACCACGTTTTGTTGTAGAGTCGGTTTCTATAACAACATATCCTGCATGAGTTTGAAACACATGTAACAAACTAGATGTAGATGGTATTAATCCGGAAAAATCTTGTCCATAATCCAATGCCGTAGCAAAAGCATCTGCTGTTCTAAATATTTTTTTTAAAGATGAATAGCCATATAAAGAACCATCAAATCCAATACTAGACACATGTATTACGGTTCCATATGTGGAGGAATTAATAACGGAGTAATCTAGAGGTTTTTTAGGGTATGCTGATAAAGTTTTACGGGTTATCGCAGGAACAGAAGATGTATTAACAATCCTTGCAGTTTGAGTTTTTGGTGCGTTAACTGACGCAATTCCAGTTACTGTTACTGTGCCTGAATAATATACATCTACCCTTACTCGTATTTTTTTAATTCCGACACAATTAATGTAGTAAATTCCACTTACTTGTGCTTTAGTAGAGGGTAATTCGGTAACCGAGTTATATGCCATTACTGGATTATAATATATATTATCACTTGTTCCCAAAAAATTAATTGTAGCCTTAAATGTACCAGAAACACGAATGATAGCTGTTGTATAACCATCTACATTTAGATCAATACCATCACTGATAGCCGTTGTACCAGTATGCATTGTAAAATTTGCAGATGGTAAACTCGGTTTTAACCCTACATCACCAATAGACAGCGAATCTACTGTTATTCCTGAAACAGCTATGGCTCCATTTTCATCTACTGCAACATCCGCTAAATTTCCAACAATCGCAACTGGTTGAGCACTTGGAAAAGTAGTTTGTATTATTCCTGAATTTTGAAAAAGCCCATTACTCATTATTTATCACTCCTTTACTCTTTATTTTTATAATTTTGTTATAATTAATTACTCACTAAACTAATCTTTTAATATTCCCATATACCAATAATCAATTCCAGCTTCGACAATTTGAAATTGCCAAATCGGTTTATGTGTAGGATTTGCACCTGATGTATCAATGACAAATGGTTGGTTTGCTAAAAATGGTATAGGATGTGAACCATTGATTATGATTGTACAATCTTGTGATGGTATAAAATTAAAAGATACAGCAGAAATATTATTGTTGGTTTGCACTTCTTTCCACTTTTGGATTACTTCGAGGTTAGAGCTTGATGTACCTTTGTCGCCGAAGAAGTTACTTTTATAGTTACGCATTTTTATCATTCCTTTCTTATAATTAATGTTGATTATATAAACAATTCTTTTTCAAGAATTTTTTCAATCTTATCTATATCCCAGTACCATATTTCTAGAAGTTTAATATTATTGTCTTTTGCATATTCTCTTTTTCTTCTGTCGTGTTCTTGTTGAGTTTTAAATTTATTTTCACTTACATGGCTTTGTTGAAATTCATGATATTCTCCTTGATACTCAATCAATAAATTGTATTTAGGTAAATAAAAATCATAAGATAATAAACCACCTCTTAATCCAATTAAACCATCAAACTCTTTTTGAGGTATATAATAAACATTTTTTAAGTCAAAAACTCGTTTACATTCTTTTTCACCTTTTGGTTCTTTACACTCTGGGCAACCTGTTTTATTAGTGCTAGTTCTATTACTTATTCTCGCTTTCCACTCATGATTACATTTCTTACATTTCCACCAAACTTCTTTTCCGCTACACCAAGTTACGTCAAAAGGAGTTAAACTACCATTTCTAATTAAATTCCATTCTTTTATAAGTTCTGGATTTTTAGTTGCTAGACAGTTAGATAATCCTACTTTATGCCCAGAACAGTAGGGGCAACCTTTATTATTAATAATATTATTCCAAGTTGCATCAAATTCTTCTCTGCAATCTTCCTTTAAACATTTCCATCGAAGATATTTGTCACTTCCTTCATATGTATCACTCAATAATTCAAAAGGTTTATTATTTAATTTTGCCCATAATTTTATATTTTGTATTGTGTAAGGATTGAATAAATGAAATTTATCTGGAATATGATTTTTTAATAATGATTTTGCTCCAACAACATAATAATATCCTAATTCATCATATATGGTTATTTTTGTTAATTGACCAACATATGTACTTGCTAATTTATAACCTAATTTTTCGACACCTATTTTAATAAACTCATTAGTTAGTTTTCTCCCCATTTTATTCTCCTTCCGTCATTGAGATTAAATATAATGGAAAAGAGACTATGTAACGGCATAGTCTCTCGTTTTACACTTAATAAGCGTCGACTCTTATTAAGTAACCATATTTAATTTATTATTTTGTTAATTACTATGATATCTGTCTAATCTTCAACCAGTTACCCAATGAGGCCGTAACTGTCGCGCTATCGTTTGTGCATCTAAGTCCGATCTGTGTGTCAACTGTACATTCCAATATAGCAAATGCAGGACTTCCTGTTCCTGCTGACCCTGCAACATCGGCATTATTACCTTGTTCACCTGTATAACTAGATGTTGTGTAGTTATAAAATTGATAACTTATTCCAGCATCATTTTCATTCAAGAGTTGTACCCCCATTAATTCATAAACCCCGGGATACAGTGTATACTGTCCATTACCATGATTGGTTTTAATCCCATTTGACACAACACCTGAACTGAAGTTAAGTAATATATTAGCTGCTGGATTAACTGCCACTATATTACTTGCTTTTAGATATGCAAGGTTGCTAACTTTATCCCATCTTGTGCCGTTATAAATATACTTACCAGAACTTTCATCTGTCACATACACCTCAAGTCCAGAAATAGGAGAAATAATCGCATCTTTTTGTGCTCTCGTCATCTTTGGTACAAGAAATCCACCAGTAGTACTAACAATCTTAAAATTAGCATCATTTTCTAATGCTAGATTTATATCAAATTCTCCGTCTCCCATAAACCCTAATCTTGTATCATCTGGTTTTTTCCACTCAAAAAAACCCGTCCTAGTACCACCAGAATTCATTGTTACATAACCATTAGTTCCATCAGCCGTACTGACTATATTAGTAACAACATCATTGGTTGTTAATTTTCCGTTAGTATCTACTTTAAATACAGATATATCATTGTTATCTAACCCATTGATAATATTAGTTGTTCCATCAGTAGTCGTACCTTTAATGGTTACTTTATCATTAATATTTGGTTCGGTTGTACCAATTCCCACATTCCCTGAAAACGGCAATATACTCATTCTAGGAATCTGAACATTACTATTCGAACCAGCAGGTGTACTAAAATCCATTCTGCAACCATCACCCCATGCACCAACTGGTATTTTTGTTGAAACAGAAGCATAAAACATATCATTTCCTAAATTAAGCGCACTAATTTCATAATCAGAACCAGAACCATTTTGTCCAACAAATTCATTTGTTACACCTAATTTTGTCGGTGTAATAGTATTTTTAGTATGAACATTTAGTCCTGATGAAGAAGTTGAGTTAATGGTATTTAAGGTAATACTATCTGTACATGCCGTTGATCCAATTTGCGTAATTTTAAAATATGACCTAGTAAGTGCTATACCAGTAATACCTGCAACAGTACCTGTTGTCATTACTTTTACTGACATATTTTGAGTAGGAGTAATAATAGCTTTTGTTGGTAAACTAGAATCTGCTGACGCACTTTGTACAGGAACAGATAAACCTGTAGTACTAGTTGGTAAATAAGTTCCAACAGAATCAGTCCAAACATATTCTGCCCAAACAGAACCAGTATTCCCATTAAACTCTATAAATGCTTCTAACTCATATGTGCTACCTACTTTCAGGTAAAACATATTATTTGATACTTCAATATTTCCAACTACTAGAGAAACTGGAATAATAGTATTTGCAGTAGTAACATTAGAAGTAACTCTTGCAAAACAATAGTCTACAGTTTGAATTACTGTAGCTTGGTGACTTATTTCTTCAACTTCTAACCAAGCTGTTGTAATACTAGAAATATTAGAAGAAACTGTTAATCTAGGAGATATTTGAGTTTCAACAATTGGAGTAAAAGTATATTCTGTTTCTAAAATTTTAGCTTCATTAGTATTTCTTGTGATTGGATTTGCGGAACCAGAAATTCCAACAAATTGTGATGCTGTTATGTTATAAAATTTTAACTCTGCATAAGCATTATCAGATGAAAATGTCATCATATTAATTGCACATCTAAGTCTATATTTAATATTTGCTTTTAATTTAACAATTCCTGTAGATGTATCATATGAAATATCAGTACCTTGGGAATCCTCGACAGTAGGAAATTTTATATTTGTATTATCTGCAATTGCAACTGTTGTTCCTCTAGTTACTTTTAAATAACTTGCACTTGACCCTGTACTATTACGATTATCAGCACTAATATGTATTTTACCAACTGCTGTGCTAGTTAAAGTCACACAATCATTTTGCCCGTATAAATAGATAGAATTTGTACTACCATCAATTATTTCAGTTCCATTAGCAATTATTCTTAATGTATAATTTGAGTTATCAGTTCTTTTTACGCATAAACTCTGTCCAATAGTTAGTGATGTAGAAGATGGTAGAATTACTGTGACATTATTCAATGATGCATCAACTAAAATTAACTTGTTAAATGCAGTTATTATATTTGTTGCAGATGCTACATTTTGAACAGTCAATGAACCAGATCCTCCACCTAATCCAGCAGACCACGTATTTCCATCCCATGTATATATTTTTTTAGTTGTAATATCGTTATGTATTAAAAAATGAGATGGTGTATCTGTTGGAATACCAACATCAGCACTTTCTCTATAATTTGATTTTGAAGTCCAATTGGCTACAATCCAATCATAAATTTGGTCACTAGTCATTGACATTACTTTAACCTCCTTTATTTTTACATTAAAAAGAAGTGGATAAATTATTAACCACTTCTTGGTTTTCGTTATTTATATACTTGAAAATAAATCCTTTGTGTGATTTTTGTTTACCATTACAAACTAGAGATATACAAGACTGTAATAATTTTACTCCAAAGCAAGCTTCACTTTTTCTTTCTATATCATTTGTGCTTTCAAAAATTCCTAAAGATGTATCATTCTTAAATACCTCAACTTTCCTAATATTTACTTTATGACCTAACGATTTCATTCTCTCATTATTTGGATTATAATTACACCAACCAAATTTACTTCCTTCTTTTAAATATTTACATATTGTACTACGATTTAAATGTAATAATAAACCGATATCAGATGTTGATAAATTTTCGTTTTCTTTTTTTATTTCACAAGCTTTTTTTACTAAATTACTTAAAGCAAATTCATCACATTTTATCCAATCAATGCTTGAAAGTTCTAATATATTTAACAATTTTGTATTAAATATATTAGTTTTTATATAATCTATATCAGAAATTTTACAGTCAATTCTAATAATATCTATATTATTAATATTTGCTAGGTTATCTTTATAATTATCAATGTTTAGTGCATATTCTACGGTATATATTGAATTATTATATACTACTTTATTTCCGTGACCAATACCACCATCCATTTCGACAATATATTTTTTATTACCTAATTCAAAATAAAAATCATATCTTAATGGTTTAATCCAATCTGGAGAATATTCACTTAAAAAATCAATATGTAATTGTTCCAATATATTAAACATTATTTTTTCTGGATAACTCCTACCGTCTTTACAAGTACACCTTATTGTTTTATTTGTATAAATTGAATTAATAGACATAGGTCTATTCTTTATTCTTCCGCAATCAGGACAAATCGGGAAAATTGTTTTACTGCTTGATTTTGTATATAGTTTTGCTTCATCGTATCCACCTTGAAAATACTTAACCATCCAAAGGGCAGTTGTTGGGATATCATTAATTCCTTCAATAACTTTTTTAGGAGTTATACCGCAACAGGAGCATCCAATTCCTTTTAATAAATTATGTTCTATTAACCAATCTTCATGTCCACATTTATTACAATGATATTTATATATCTTATCAAAACACTTATTATTCGCACTTATATGTTTTTCCCTGTCTATAATAATAAAATCTTGTTTTTTGTTTTTTATAGTTTTGCCTAATTTAATTTTAAATTCACTAGTTATTTTTCCTAACAATTTACCAAAAGCACAATCAGAAAAATTATCAGTATTAATTTCAAAAATCTCATTATCGAGATATTTAATATACAATTTATGCTTCTTATAATTATAATCAACTATTGTAACATAACCAGAAATATCATCATATATAAATTTACATTCTTTACCGATAGAATTTAACCAATTATATCTGCTTTTATTTTTTGGTATATTAGTTAAATCTATATGTTTATATAAATCTTTTTTCATTTATTTCTCCTTTTCTGTCAAAAAGTTTTACATGGAAAAGAGTCATGTGACAGCATGACTCTTGTTTTACGTCTAATAAATTTGCAACCTTATTAGACAACCATTTTTATTACAAATTAATAAATTTCAGATATGTTAATCTCACAATCAACTCCCGTTGTATATCCGAATGATTTTACTGCATCTGGAATTAAGAAATTCAAACCATCTGCACTTATACTCCATTTATCAGCAGTAGCTAAAACCACACTGGAATAAGTAATATATTCTTTAGCAATTTCGAATATTGGCGTACTTAATATTTTTCCTGATACTACACACTTAGTAACATCTGTAACCATAGTTCCAATTACTTTTGATAATTCAGAGTAAGTAAAATTCAAAACAATATTAGCAAATCCTCTAATATAATAGTTGATTGGAATACTTACAGAATCAATTCCACTAAGTCCTGTAACTACTAAATTTGTTGTATTTGCTGTATTAGAATGTGTATCTGAGGATTGTGCCGATATACCTAATCCATATGTTGTTGTATAAGTCGAAGTTGTTCCAGTTACCAGTGTTCCGGCAGTTAATGCTGAAATACTTTTAATTTTTACCTTTTGACTAAAAGTAAGGGTATTTGTAACAGTGCCAACGCCCGACATTACATTATAAGTTAATAAACTTTGTGAAGACAATACAGGAGCGATATTTGCAATAAAAATACATCCATTTACACTTACACTTGAACCGTTACTATCTTTTCTAGCAACACCAGTAAAATTATCAATATTATCAACATAACTTCCACCAATTCTAGTTGCTGTAAAAGCACCAGTAGTAGAATTAACTCCACTTATTGAAATATCTGAACCAATAGCAGTCACAATTACACTTGTTTGATTTGAAGTATTAAATGTAACACTTGCAGTTTCGCTATTTTTTAATGCAGTTTGAGTTGATGGATATGTTATTGTATTCACACTAATTGTAGGAGTTAAGTCATTGCATATAATACTATTTGAACTTTCTACATAATCAGACCAAGACCCAGTAGGACTTTTCACACGTACTTTAATTGTTTTACTAGATGATACTAAACCAGTAGATGCTACCGTAAATGTTAAATCAGTAAATGTCGCACCTTGTGTTACATTTATAATTTTAGATGATCCTGCACCATAAGATGCTACCTCCACAGCAACAATATCTTTATCCGATATGATATCAAATGTCATAATGTCTCCAACTTTAACCTCTGTTTGTTGAACAGACCATGAAGATATGGGATAATCAGTTGGAGTATTATTTAGTGTTAATGTTGTAATTATTGGAGGAGTTTCTACAACTACACCTACTCTATAACTTGCTGTTCCAAAAGTTGCGGTTATTGCATTATCAGTAATTTCGCTAGTTGTAACTATCACTGTTCCGGTAAAAGTTCCTCCACCAACATTTGTAATATTTATTACATCAATACCATTAACTTTAGGTTGACCACAATATTCTTCTGACCCTCTATCCCAAATTACTGTAACTGTCCATGTATCATCATCGGATGCAATACTATTTATTGTTGCTTCATTAGGATAATCGTTCATAGTTTTACTTACATTTTTACCTAAAGTGTTAGGTGTAATATTTGTAATAAAAATTGCACCATTTGAAACAACTTCATTTGAAATTACAACATAATCTTCTTCTTGTATATATTGAGTCGGTAAAATTTCCGTATAATCAAAAGTTTCAACTACATAGCAATGATCACGTTTACTTATTATTTGAGTATTTATTATCCCATCATTGGTAAAAATATAATGCTGTCCATTTGTGCCAGTTTGTAGCAATGAAAAGTCTTCACAAGAAATCGGAACCAATGGAGATGCACCACCAGAAATAGCAGATACAACCTTAGATAATGAAGATACTGATTTTGCAGAAGCATATAATATACTACTATCTGTTGTCATACTGTCAGTTTTCTTTGTATTCTCAGTAACCCAATCTTGAGTCGCTAATTTTTCAAATGCAGCAGTTTCTCTGATAATACTGCCCATAGGATAAAATTTCGGATCTCCAACTTGATTATTGTTAGTAATAGACCCTTTAATTGTTACGGCATTGCTAAATTCTATATTTAAATAAAAGGGAGTATCTTTATCAATTGGGAATGGTTCATAAAAAACAATGTTATTTACACCAATAGATACTGATAAGCCTAATCCCTTTTTAAAATTTATATAATTTATAGTTTCAAACATTATGTCGTCTTGGTCATCTGACTCAACCCATACACGAACAGTTGTACCACTTGGAACAGATATTAAATCAAGTCCACTAATTCCAGTATAAAAACCATGTACTAATGGCTGATATCTTGTTGTGAACTTTGTTATTGATTGAGCATTAGAAGTTCCTTCAGAATCAGTACATGAATTTAAAACAAATGTAGAATCAACGCCAGTTGGATACATAGAAAAATATAATCCATTACTAATTAAACCAGCACGACCATAATAATTTCCAATTAAAACTCCATTATCATCAACTGATGTTTTCAATAAAGTTCTTGAAGTTCCATCTCCTTTTAAACCTTGGATACTCCCTTGCCATTCCGTCAATATGAATTTATCGGATTTTACGGATGCTCCAAAACTAGTAATTAAATTATATTGAGAATTATATTCATCATATCTATAAAATGATAAATCATCATCTTCTTTTATAATTTTCCATGAATTCACTGCATTTTTTGTTCCAAGATTTAATTCACCATTTTTAAATGTATCAAGAGAATCTATAAAATCTATTAAATCTTGTAATGTAGTGCCTGTAAACGTTGCAAGATTTTCAATAAGATTAGTTTTATTAACTGTTATTTTATTTGCTGTATCGAATCCTGTATGATTAGTACGATCTAAATAATAATTTCCATCATTAAATGTAGAATCTGTACTATTTTTTAGTTTTTCTGATTTGTCAACTATACCATTATTATTTGTATCATAAGTTGATCTAAACATTGTGTCTGTAGATGATAAATCCCAATCAAAAAACATTCCATTGACTAAGTTGAATCTAATGATACTTGTGTCTGGTATAGATTGAACTGTGTCTATGCCTATGGTGCCATATTTTATAGCATTTGTTTTTGATAAACCACGAGCAATTAAATCTACCATCTACTCAATCACCTTCCCTTGAACACTTAAACTCCCACCATCTATAGAAACAAGATTCACACGGAAACTTGATTTCCCTGTTAAATCGATTGTAAACAATTTACCACTTGTTTCTGTAGCACTAAGGACTAAATCCATTTTTGTTTCATCCCAAACTGGTATAGAAACATAATCACCGATTAATCCTTTTGCTTCAAAATGTATAGTGTAGGTTACTGGTGTTGATTCGACTGTTGGTATAGTTTGCAATGCTAAAACTAATATTGTGTTTGATCCAACATTAGCAATTTTGTATTCATCTCCATTACCTGCTTCTGTAGCAACATTATGAAAAACCCAATGTGCTCTTACTGACATAGTATTTTCACCCTTTCTTTTTTGATTCTTAGATTATTAGATTCTTTGGATTTTGAGATTATTGTTTGGAATATAGATTTATTGAAAAATAAAAAATAAGGGGAGGTAAGATGGATTTTTATGTCCATTCCACCTCCCCTTATATTTTGATGTTTTGTTGTTGGTTTTGTGAGTTGTTTTTTTGTTTGTTGGTAATAATTATAGATTTGTACATTATCTATAATTATTTATTTGTGAGTTTATTTATTAATATTTTCATTTTGCTAATAGGAGAGATGTGAATTCTCCATTGTTATAACGTTGTTGGAATTCTGTGAATTGTTCTGGAATGTTATTGCCATAAGAATAAAGTGAGTGAAAAAGTTTGTGGACATTATCGGACAAACAGACACCTAACCCGTATTTATAATGTAATTCTAAACATCTGTCTTTTAATAACTTTAATTGATCATCCGGTAAATCTTCCACTTTAATTTTAGTAAAATCCATATCTAATTTTAATTCTTGAATTAATTCTTGCAATATTAAATTAAATGAATATAAATGATGTACTATAGTCGTTGTATTATTAGTCAAAACACACTTTCCATTATAAAATAATATTGAATCTTTTTTCCATTGCAATATATGTTGTCTAAGATAGTTGTGAAGTGGAGTAATTCCACCTTGATAATTCCAATTTCCTTCTCCAGAAATATTTTCTGCCCGACAATATTTACAACCTACGTCTTTTGTGGTATGGAAATGCTCTTTTTCTTGAATAATATTTGGATGATTATTGCATATACATTTCATAGATTGTCTTGAATTAATATATTCATCTTCTGTTGTCAAAAGTGTAAAATTCATATTCTCAAAATCTCGTTTTACCTTCTCAAAATCATTTCGTTTTAATAATCTAAGATGTTCTCTATATTCAGGTATTTGTGAAGTATTTTCATATCCATAATTAATTAAATTACATTCTTTTATCTTAATATATTTACAATCATTACAAGCATCTTTATTAACTACATATGTATTTTTGCTATTAATGTAAGAATAATAAGGTTTTGGAAATACTTTTTCACAATAATCACATTTAACATCTACTTTATTATGTGATTGTAATGGTAAATGTTCTATCTTAATTTTTATTTCAGTTCCTTTTTTGACTCTTTGTTTACCACTAGTGTCTTTATATTTTGGAATGTTATATCCCAATTGTTCATAATAATTAATATTTTTTGATGAAAGTTTTATATTTAACTCTTTAGTTTCTAACATATTATTTTCTCCTTCCCGAATCAGAGAATGGGAAAGAAGACTATATCTCGGATAATATAGTCTTCTTAATTACACTTATAAATTTGCGCAAATTTATAAGAAACCATTTTTTAGTTTGTTAAATCTAAAATACTATTCATAAATTGGAAATATTTTAAAATCTTCTTTTCCAATTTCGCTTTCGTATTTTACTTTTATATATTCTTTAATTTTTCCCCTATTAAGTAAATTTTCTATTTGAATAGAAATCCCATACCCTTTAAAGTCAATGGCGAATGTATTATCTCTTAACCAAAGCACTTTGCAATATTCTTCATTTGAATCATTAATAATATTTAAATTAATGTTATTATCTTTTTCTATATTATTTTTTATTTTTACCATATTGTTAATCCTTACCTTACAATTAATATAATTATTTGTATTTAAAATACACTGTTCAATAATACACCATCTTACAAAACAACAATTTTCTTTTAATATATTACAAAATATACTTTGATTTATACTATCTATTTTTATTGTTCCGTGTTCACATATATTCATAAAATTCACCTAAACAATATAAATAATAGAGGATGTTAAACTCTATTATTTATATTTTATTTATTTAATTAAGAAACCGTCACAACCGTTTGACCTGTAATAGAAGTTTTCCCGGTGATTGTATAATTTAAGTTTGCACTTCCGGCGGCAACTTTTGTTAAAACTCCATTAGAAACAGTAAATTTAGTTGCATCAGATGTTGCCCATGTAATATCTCCATATGGTGGTTTAAACGCAAGTCCATTTGTGGGAATTGCTCTTAAATCTACTGTCAGAGGGGATATAGCGGTGGTTAAAGTAATAGGGTCTACAGTCAAAGCCAATGCAAAAACGTCATCATACCAGTTAGCCGAATCTAAAACTTCAGTAATTGTTGCATAAATTCCAGAAGAACTACATCCTGCAACAGTAGATGCTAGTGCAGTACCTTTAATTGGTGTACTAGAAACACCTGTACTTGTTAAATTTAATTTAGCACTTCCGTCTAGTTGAAGTCTTGGAACTTCTACAAGGACTTTACCAACTAAAGTTGATGTGCTTGCATTATTAGTATCACCAGAAAACATTTGTGCCTCTATTACAGTCCTAACAACATTAGGAATAATATTTGCATTAACATTAATAACTCTGGCTGCTGAATTTGTTGCATAATATCTTACACAAACATTGCCTGTTTGTTGAGTAATTCCAGAAAATGACTTGGTTGAAAAGGTAATTCTTTGAGTTGTTCCATCGCTTTGTTCGACCCACCCATACACTGTCCCCGTTGATGTGGCTATAGGAGTGCCTAATACCGATCCAGCACCTCCAGTAACCGTTACTGTTTCTTCTACCCAAACTGAACCTCCAGTTGTGATAGTCGATCCAATAGAATTAGCAATCATTGTTAAGTTAAATTGTTGTTCCTCTTGTGTTAATTCTAACTTACCAGAATGAAAATACACCATTTGTAAAGAATTTCCAATGCCAGCCCTTAACTCTTGTTGGGATGATGTAATATCAATTGCGCTATTTAATAATGTTTTTCCTACCCATAAAAGATTATCGTTTGCATCATAGTTAAAAGTTCTTCCCACTCCAGCAATAAACTTTTTATTAATTGCCATAATTAACATTCCTCCTTAATATTATTTATATACCTATGTAGCACTTTCTATTTTACTTTTTAGTGCATCATATTCTACGATAGTATTATCAAAACTAGAATATTTCTTATTTGAAATTTCGCTCATCCAATGATCAATTTCTTGTTTAAATGTTACCATGCCACCCATTTCAGCAGTTTTATAAATTTCATAATGAAGTTTAAAGTCATATCTTTGAAGTATTTTTGAAAATTTTCGTATGGTAAGATTATGTATTTTTTCTTCATTTGTTTCATGTAATGCCAACATCACACAAATTATTTGATCTTCTAAGGAAGCCATTTTCTTTTTATGTCTATTTAAAAATTCCTCAGTTTCTTTTAGAACTTCTTCTATTTTTGGATCAATATATGAGTCATCATAATCAGGAATATTCTGTTTTAATATTATATTTTTAATATTTTCAAAATCGTTTGCATTAATTACTTCTTCATTTTCATCTTTTTCAATAATTAAATTGATTTTTCCGGTTTCGCTTTTTCGATAACTAATTTTATTAATTTCAATTTTGCAACATAAATTTAAAACGTCACACAACATCAATGCATAATATTTTCCATTGGGATCATTTTCTATTAAATGAAAAATAAAATCTAAATAACTCATAGATATTACTTTTGGGTCAGGAATTTTATTTTTATCAAAGGATAAACAATTAACAGACGTGTAAAAACGAAGATAATCAATCATTTTTACTGGATAGATTAATAATATTAGTTTTTCATATTCTTCTTGTAGTTGAGATAATTTAGATTTTATTTCTTCATCATTGTTTTCATTAAATGTCTTATTGTTATTTAATTTAATAATTTCATTTTCAATTTCTTGTCTTCTTTTTAATGATTTTTCTGACATATAAGGGATGGGTTTATTATAGATTAAATATTGTTCATACTGCGACATATCCATACTAAACTACCCTAGTACACAAGATGATTCGATAACCAGAAATATAATCATTATAGGCAATTAATGAGATTCTTTCTTTTTCAAGATTAAGAAGACCTATGCCTTCAACATTAGTACCATTAAGTGAAATTAAAAGTTCATTTAGCAATGCTAAAGGACGAATTCTTGAATCAACTAAATCCCATAAATCATTATGTAAAATTATATCTATTGCTAAATAAACTTTTCCCAAAACCCTAGTCTCAATATCAAAACTTGCAGGATATATACGTAGTTCTGTTTGCTCTTTTATTATTGTTTTATTAATGTATGGTTGAAAGTATATTCTACGATTATCTTTATTTATTGGATTTGAGTCTATTAAAATATATCTATCTTCATCTGTTAAAGAATAAGATAAAGCATTTTCATCGTTGTATTTTAAAAGTTTGCATATATTATCATTTTGTATAATATAGCTTGTTAAATAATTGATTATTTTTTCCACACCATTAAGTTCAACATAATCAACAAATTTATTTGACATCTATCACCACCAACCTAACAAATTAAATTTATTATATTAACCATTATTAATCACAACCTAAATAATCCCCTTCAAATCCACATTTTTCTCAACAAAGATTCCATGATTACTCCTCAAATATGCCCTCAAAGTAATCGTATGCGGATATCCAAGACACTTCAAATTAACAGAATTTACACTTCCATTAATAATCGTCAACAAATACTTGTTTATAGGCACATCCCCAACCACTTCGAAATCAAATTCCTCACTAACAATTTCAACAGAATTATTATATCTCTTTGCGACATATATAGCAGTTTGATTCAATTTAATAGAATCATTCCCCACCAAGCTATAACTATAATTATCCACAACACCTGAAATCACATCTATACTTATCAAATCACTAATTTCCTCATCATCTGCTAATTTAACAGTTATATCCACATTCCCTTCACTTAAAAATGTACATAATCCTGTAGAATTAATTGTGCAGATTGAAGTATTACTTGATTCGTATAATAGTGATGGATTAGGGGAGAGGACTGTTGAGATATTGTTTATTGTGCGTGTTATTTGAACTTGGATTTGAAGTTCGGTAGAAATATCTTGTTGGAGATTTGGGGTGTTTAGGATTTGGAGGGAGTAACTAGCAATTCTATTATAATAATTTGCAATCATTAATTCTGCATTATCATTTGGAGATATTTCTGCTCCTAATTCTTGAAGATTCAAGATAATTAAACCATATTTATAACTATCATTAACTTTTATAACTTTATATCCAATAGGATTATTAGAATTATTACTAATTAAAAATTTATCATCTCTACGAATTTCAAGTGTATTGTCGTTACGAGGTAATGTAATAATATAATTTGAATCACCAACAATAATGTATTTATTCTCTTGAATTCCCTCTGTGAAAGATTTTCTATCTTCTAGTACTCCCCAAGCACTTACAACTAAACCATCTTGATTTACCCATTTTAACTCATAATTACAAAATTCAATCAAACCATTGTTCCAATATGTATCTTGTTGATCAATCTTAGTACATAACCATTTTTTATTTTCCCAATTGATTATTTCTCCTTGAGATAATAATTGTCCTGGTTTCATATTAATTTGTTTTTTTGAAATATCTGCATCATAACTTTTTTCGTCAGTTATCCATGCATCAAATTTTGTAATATAATCCTCATTTTTTGTAATTTGATAATAGGATGGAGAAGTGTAGAAAGAATCGTTGATGTTGTCTAGTAAGGAGTTTACATATTCATCTTTGATTGATAATCCATTTGAAGATATTCTTTTATTATAATTACTAATTAAATCATTTAAACCCATTTTAAATGCTACCTCCACTAGATCCTTGCAAATTATTAGGGTCTTTATGGTAGGTATACATAATCATATCTTGTATTAAACTATTTTTTGCATTATTTACTGTTTCCCTATTCTCTTTTATATGATTTGCTTGTGAGTGAACTAAATAATTTTTTCCATAAACTATTTGATTAAGATGTTTATTTTTTTGTAATTGAAATTCAAGATAAGGAATAACCATACCTCTTGCAACAAATGTTATTTCTTGCATAATAAAACTATCTGCAAATTCACCAATTGATAATATATCATTATCATCTACCGTAGTTGGTGTATAACTATTTAAATCTATATATAGGTAGTCCCCACATATTCCTATTGATCTATATAGATATTTTGATAATTCCATGGCAAGCTCATTTGGAGTGTAATTTGTCACAAACCTTGAATCATCTATGATCAATAAGAACTGTTCAAAAAAAACATCAAAAGGCGTTGCCATAGAATCATCCTCACCTTTCTTTTATCTTAACCAATGTATTTATTAGCAAATTCTTGAATATTAATTCCAAATGCATTATTAATAATTTCCCATTTATTTTTGTCCATAAATTTAGGATTACTTTTAGAGACATTGGAAACAATCAAAGATAAAGCTGATTCTTGCATCGGTTCTGATAAAGATTTAATTTTCTCTACAATTTTTTGTGCATCCAATTCAATAATATTCTCAAGTTCTTCTTTGGAGATATCGTACTTATTATAACTTTCTTTTAAATATAAAGCTTCTACAGCATCATCGTCATTTAAGATTCTTATTTCTAGTTTTTCAAAATAACTTCTGTATTTTGATGCTAAACTTTCGACATCTTCAAAACGAGCATGTTGAATATGACCAAAATGATTAAATCTAATTGGTTTGTTACTATGTGTTGTAAAAGTTCCTCCAGCGTGCATCATATTCATTAATAAAATTCTTTTAGTATGATCAATATTTACATACGCTTGAAAACCTTTATCTTTTTCTTGTTTTTGAGGTTTCGCTATTTGTTTTTCATATTCAATAATTTCTTCATTCGTTTTTTCTTCTTTTTTTATTTGAGAAGATAGAAATTGTTCCATCATAAGAGTAAGATTATTTATTTTATTTTCCAACTCTTTGTTCTTTAAAATTAATTCTGATTCAAGAGAATGTGCAGATGTTTCAGAAACAATTGAAGTCTCTGTTGTAGTATTCGAAACATTAGATGGTTGTTTTGCCATATTTTTATTTAATTCTCCTTTGGCTATATGTATTTTATTTAAAATATTTATATAAAAAGACACCTGAATAAACAAGTGTCTTTTTATAATTTAAATACTACGACACTTTGACCATGCCATAATATGACGCAGAGGCTAATTTTATTTCCCACTTGTCTGTAATAGTATAAGAACGAGTATCGTCACTATTTTCAAAGTCACGAGATTGTCGAATGGTCATTTTCCCTTCCATTGCCATCTTCGCGATTTTATCAACAGCAGAACTTATCAAAACAATATAGTTATTATCTATTGCGAAATCATAAGCAGAATTTGGTTTAATAGATTGCTCCAAACGAATTGTCGGAATCCCAAATGGTGCTTGAATATATCCGACATCAACATACTCTTGCCCAAGTTGCATTTTCATGAAATCTGAGGTTGGCAAAATTTTATTTAATGCTGTTTTAGTACCAATAGTAACACAAGGAGAACCGTTTGCTCCAGAAACTCTTTCCGCGAGTTGAATATATGAATCTTGTGCAAAAGTAGATTCTTTAAAATTAGTTCCAATGGTAGTGTATCCACCATAAACAATGTCAATAACTTCTTGTTGCATTTTAGTACGGAAAGATTTAACTACTTGATTAATCAACCAACCCCAGTCATACATACCAGAAGATACACGATAAATATCAATTTTAACTCCAGCTTTCTTAACTTTAGGAGTAAGAGTAACATCTTCTTCCCACAATGTTTGAAAATGTACACTTCTCACACCATTTGCAACCGTAGAAACAGACAATAAATGGTTACTTGGAATATGGAAGGTGTACGAGTCACCGTCTGCAAACGATTTTACCTCACAGAAGTTTAAAGCTTGTTCAATTTCAGTTTTTGCATTAATTTTATTTAATGTTTCTTCCAAAACAGAAAAATAAGCACGTTCAAAATTTTGGAAAGTAAATGCTTCAATTAAAGGGAAACGTTCTTTATCTAATCCAGAAATTTCATATGCTTCATCTGCCATCATATTACCGAACATAATATTTTTGTCTTTTAATGGAATTACATATCCACTTGCATCTTTAGTATTTGCAAAAGTAGAATAATGAATATTTCTACCTCCCACATTTTCTTTCTCATAAAGATGATGCTTATATAATTCCACACCCAATTCTACTGCGGCTACTTGTTTCTTAGAAAATCTAGCAATTCTATTCATAATTATTTATCATTCCTTTCATTATTTTATTTAATATTTTTATACGCCTTTAACTACACGAATAATTGTTGCGTCTACCATAGTCTTACCAGTAAAAATATTACAAGTTGCAGTTCCAGTTTCTTCAACAATAAAAGCAACTCTTGTATTACCAGTTAAATCTGCTGCGGCTGCATATTGGAATGTTCCATTGACTGGAATTACATATTGTCCAACAACAGGAGATCCATCAATTCCAGCAGTATTAACCTTAAATCTCATACCAGCGCGTAGGCGATATGCCCTAACAGGTCTGGTGGCAGGATAAGTAAAACTTGCTTTGTTGTGCAAGGGAACCCTCATTCCATTAGCATCAACATAAACCTCTGCTCCAACAACCATTACTACCTCTTCAGTTGTTACGGCAGCAGGTACAGCAATAAGATATAAATCTCTCTCTCCACTTACCAAACCTGTTAATTTTCCAAGATAACCATCATCAAGCGGAAGAGTTGCGTTTTGTACACTTAAAACGTCTGCATCAAAAGATGCCTCATTCATGAATTCAACAATATTATAAGCCATTATTAATCAATCCTTTCTTTTTTAAAAATTATTTTTGTACTTGAGGAACATACTCAGATATATAAGAAGTCCAATGTTCATTATTGGTCTTTACTTCTTCATTTGTTACAGGTGGCAATCCTAAACGTGAATATGTAGAAATATCTTTCCCTTTAATTTCTGATTCATATTTATCACATACAAAAGCTTTAACTTCTTTTTCAAAATCTTCCACAGAGGAAAATTTTTCTAATTTAGAAAATAGTTCTGTTCTTTCTTCCTCGCTTATCTTCTTAGAATATTTTGCAAGAATAGTTTCTGCCTCAGACTCTTTTTTGTCTTTTGCAAACTTAGTAATATCAGATTTTAAAGCTTCTACTTCTGTTTCTTTTAATGAATATTTCTCTTTAAGTTCATCCAATTCTTGACCAATTTTAAGAATAGATTCATCCTTTTGAGATATTTTTTCTGAAAATTCATTTTTCTCAATAGCAAACTTTTCATTTGCTTCGGTTAACTCATTTACTTTTAAGGTATATTGTTCTTCCATCTTTGCCTTGTCACATGTCATAGTTTCTTCCATTGTAGATTTTTCGGATGCCATTTTATCCATGATAGAAGCAACCATTTGTTGAATCATATCTGTTTCAGGAATTTCTCCCTCATCATCTCCGTCAACCAACCATACTTGAGTAGAAATTGCCTTTTTGTAATTTGCAAAATCAAGCTTAAATGTATTTTCCTCCATAGTATAAGGAATAGCTTTATGCATACTTGACTTATAATCATAGATAAAAACATATTTATCAGACCAATCGGATATCCAACAATCTAATCCGGCACTTTTGCATTGATCTTCAAAAATACCTTCAATTTGATTAGATGTCATACCATTTAATAGCGCGAATTCTGTTTTATTAAATCCCACATCTGTACCCTCACTTTCTATAAAATTTTCTGTTGATAATCCCAAAATCTTATAATATTTGCTCAATTTATTTTTTGCAGATTGATAATTAGGATCATCTGTATTTTTCTCAAGATAAGATAATGCCGATTCACATCCTTTAACTGATAAAATTAACGTATTATCTTTTATCATACATATTGGATATTTAAGTTTTTCACTAGGGGCATCTTCGTATCCTGGTAATACCATTAAATAGCATTTTTTGACTAATATTTTATAATTGCTTGCTCCCATAATCTTATCTCTTAAAGAAATTTTATCAACTTCTGACCAAGATGTATCAAAATCAGTAGATTCTTTAGTTAAGTTTATTTTTAATCTATAAATATTGTTATTTTCTTTTTCCGAAAAACTTTCAATTGTTTTACTAACAAAAATTGCATACTTTTCTCTTGGTTTGTTTAAAACTTCAAGATGAGCAAGTCCCATTCCTTGGGTATATTTATCACCTAAAATAGTAATACACTGATATATCCATTTTTTAAATCTAAATTTACCATTAGAAAGTTTTTCTTTTTCTAAAACTTCAATTTCTATGCTGATTTTTTTTGTTTCGCTTTTCAGAACGTTTTCTGCTTCCTTGTTTAAGTATTCCTTTTGGATAATACCTTTTGCAACAGCATATATTTTATTTTCATATTCTTCATAAGAATATTCACAATCAGCAAAACTTAATAATCCACCCATGGGATATTCTTTAGGGTCATGTTCTCCAAAATCTTTTCCTTTAAAATACCCACAAATAGGAGTATATCCTATTGTGTCTTTATTGTTTTCATAGTCTTCCTTTAAAAGAACTGAACCATTAGCGTTTTCTCCGATTAAACCAAAATAAAATTTACAAGTTATAAATCTTGGATCATCTTCTATAATAGTAAACCTATCACAATTAAATTTTACAATTTCATTCACATATTCACCACCTCTCTATTCATGAATTTAATTAAACTTAATAAATTTAAGTCCCAATCGCAACCCAGGAAACTGAAGCAAATGTTGAAGTCGCTGCTATAGGAGTAGCATCATTTGCTGCAGTCGGTTTCCAAGACTTAATTCTAATGCTACCAGCTATTGGTGCATTCGTTTGATTACCTACAGTAGCAGTTGAATACATATGTGTTAAACTTGGGTCACCAACTAAAGATACAACAACACCTGCAACAGTAGTTAGTCCAGTAGCAATATCTTTGCTAGCGGCATCTATAGTTGCTGTGCCATATGCAATCTTATATCCTGCTGCCACACCTGTAGTTAATAAATTAATTTGTGCTGCTGTTTTTGTCACTCCATCGAGGATATTTAATTCAGCACCAGTCGCGGTAATTGCAACACCATCTGCTAATTTTAAACTATCAATTTTTAATTCTGTTACACTATCACCGTTGTAATAATTTGAACTCATTATTATTCCTCCTTTTTTTATATTTTTAAAGAATTAATTACAAAAATTAAATTCTTTAATCCACATTAATAAATCATTACTTTTTATAAAAATCCAATATGGTTTATTTTTTTTATAACCGTTATTAATAGAATAAATTCCTTTTTTTATTAAAAGGTCTTTTAACTTATAATTATCACAATAAAATATTTCATTTTCATCAAAAGTTTCTTCTATATTTTTTACAAACATAGTTAATCATCTTCTTTATCAGAAATTAAAATTAAATCAGGAATCAAAAGATTATCTGCATTATTATCCATCATCATCCAAGAAAATTTATCATCGCCATACATTTCTGCTTTATCAACTAATAAAAGAGCTTGGTTTGTGTAAATACCTATTTTAAATAAAAAATTATTTAAAAATTTCTTAGTCATCTTATCTTCTTCATCTGATGCCATTTCTATAGTATCTTTTATTAATTCTTCCAATTTTAATTGATAATCTAAATACCTTTTAAAAGCTTCTAATGGAGAATTATACTCTGTCATATCTTCAATTGTTGCTAAATATCCACTCATCTGATTTCTACTGTGCATATAGTCGACAACTTCATCTGCTAAAAGAGGATATTGATGATCCAAAGGTACATGTAATATTTTTTCTGTTTTTGTCATAACTAATGGAACAGCTAGATTATCCATAATTCTATCGAGTATACGATTTCCATCAAATAGAAATTTTACAATTAATCTCAAATTTTCCATTAATCCTTGACTCAACAAACTTTTTGACATATAATATTCACCTTCCTTTAATCTGTAATTTTATTTTCATTCGAACCAGCATCTAAAGTTATCTCTCCAGCATCTCCTAAATTTACTCCCGATTCTTCCGCAGTTGGTTTTCCTCCTTTATTATCTTTACTACTTAAAGTATGACTACTCATAAGTGGTTTAATGTTTTTTCTCAAACCAAGAACATCCATCATACCATTCATACCATCTAATTCAAAAGGTTGATAATCCATAGATGCCATCCATTTAATATAGTTACTATCATCATATTGAATCGCTTCTTTTAATTCTTTTTGAGTGTCCTTAATACTAAATTTATCCCCAAAAAGTTTTATAGCAAATTTATGTTTTCCTGTTTTTTGAGCTAACTGTGCATTTATAAACCTTTCAAAAATCGGATAAAGATGGGAAACAAAATTAACATCTGTTTCTAAACTTGCTTTTATAGCTGACGCACTTTTTGCATCGCTATTCCCCATTATATTGGCATTTACTCCAGCATTTTCCCAAAATTTTGCGTTAGTTTGAGAACCAAGAATATTAATAAATTGATTATCTGAAACTCTTAATTCTTGTGCGTCTAATGGACTTCCAAATGCTACCGCACCATAAGGGAGAGATGCTTGAGCTGTTGCAACCCAATTTGCAATTAATTTAGAATCAATTGATGGTTTACCATCTTTATCTAAAGGAGATTTCATATATATCAATTTCCATGTGTCAAGTAATGTTTTTGTTTTTAATAATTTCTTATATTCTTGAACATCCAAAGCATCTTTAAATAATGACCTTAAAGGGTTTAATCTTGCTGCTTTTGTATCATCAAATAAAAATACCACACTTTTTTCAGGTGGCATTTGTTTATAATATTGAATTCCTTTGTTTGTCTGATAATCTACATAAAAATCATCAAACCATTCTACAAATTCTGGAGCATAATCTGCTAAAGCTTGAGGTGTTCTTAGAAAAAAAGTCATATTAAAAGAAAATGTATATCCTAAACTAGTTTTACCATCTATCACAGACCATTGAGGTGGCATTTCCTGTAAATCTATAAAATCGGAAGATTCTCTAACATAATAATACTTTCCACCTTCTCTAATAATACCTAACATTACATTTTGAAGTTGTTCTTTCACTCTAAATTTTCTTAACCAAGTCAATGCCTTACTATATGATTTTTTAAAAGAAGATAAATCTTTTTTATCTGTTGGAATAGAAGTTACTGGATATATATAATAATTAAACGTTAATAATGTTGCAAAATGATAAATCGTTCTTTCATATTGCATCACTACCCCTTCAAGATATTGTGATAAACTACTTAGTTGTTGTTCAAATTGTTGAGGGTATATTAACCAATTTTCAATATCTGATGATGAAGGTTTATAAGGAGCAATATTTATATCTTTCATTAAACTATTCGCATACATTGGTATATAATATGGATTTTCTCTAATTTGTTGTAATGTAGAAAAAAGAGTATTAGCATAATTACGCATAAATTGTTCTGGTGATGTTTCTGTGTTTATAGAAGAAGGTAAGGAGGAAGGAGTATTAATTATTGTTTTTTGAATTGGTATTGATTGATGTTGTTTTTTTCTTCGTGCCAAAATTTCACCTCATTTCTGTGAATATTATTTATGTATTTGTAATTTTTATTTGTTTTTTTAATTATTGAAATCATTCCAAGGAGTAGATGATGGGGGAACAAAATGATCATCTAGATTGGTGTCATCTATTTTATTAGTGACATTCTTCCTTCTTAAATCATATAAATAATGAGACAACATGATAATTGTATAAAATCTATCATCATGTACTTTTCCTTCTTTTTCTTTTGACATTCTATATGATTTACTTGTTTTTTCTGGATTTTCAAATTTATATATCGAGGTTATTTCACTTTTTAAAACATCCATATTTAACAAAGCTATTTCTTCTTCTGTTGTTAGTGATTTAGTTTGTAATTTTATTTCTTCGCCAACTTGTTTCTGTAAAGTAACATATCCTTTTCCATCATATTCTTTTGGAAACTTTATTAAATCCAATTGCATTAGCTCAATAAATTCATCGCACATTTGTGTCCTATATTTATTAGGTGATAATAGATTTAATTTATTACTTGCATTAGGATATTTATTTTCATATCCTTCATATAACTCATACTTTTTATCTAAAAATCCTTTATGCTTAATACCTTTTTGATCTATCCAATCTTCCAACAAATTATCTGAGTATGCACTTATTCCTCCACCACCAGCTCCGGCATCAATTTGAAGAACTTCTATATTTTCATAATCAGGATAATTACTATTATATGCTAATATATAATCTTTTAATGCTTTAATTTGGTCTGGCGAAGCCATTTTTATCCCTTTTTTACTAGCTAAGTCTACTAAATTAGTACAATTAACAATTTCTCCATAATAACCTATGTTTTTATCTTCAATTATTTTCATAACTGTAATAATTGAATTATCCCCCGATCTTGCAGGGTCAAAAGCAATAGCGTATTTTCCACCATCAACAAAATGGAGTTCTGGCAATATAAATGTTTCATTACGCCTGATTTGTCCCCATTTAACAATTTGATTTTCTCCTCCGTCTGTACTAAACTTGTTGAAATATTCACGTAATGCTTTTTCGCGATTCGCAGACATTGCATTATCAACTTTAGATTGTTGTAAAAGAGGAGGATATTCTTTTCCATCCATTAAAGGATGTAAAGGTATTTCACATGGAATATCACAACAAAAATATCTCTTATCTCCAAGAAACATTTTTTTTGCAAAATCTTTATACTTTCTATAAAATATAGTATCAACGTCACTTGCTGAAGAAGCATAAACTAATTGAGTTGGACATTTTTTTCTTAATGTTTTTAAATTAAAATCTTCATCAATAGATGTAATAAAGTTTAAATCCTGTGTGGCAAATGCTTCTGATACTGCAATTAATTCATCAGATGAGAACCCTGCCTCGTCAAAAAACACCATCGTTGCGCGTTTACTTCTGTTATTATCTGGATTTCCATTTAATGTAAATATTTCGCTACCATTATAAAACTCAACATGAAATCCTGTTTGTGAATGACTAAATCCAGTTTTACAAGCAGGTGATTTAACAGTCTCGTTCATAGCAATATCTTTAAGCGAAGCTATTGAATTTGAAGTTTTCCCTATTCTTAAACATATTTCTTCAATTTTAGTGAAAGTTTCTTGTGCTTGACTACCAACAGATGAGATTATATAAATCGCTTGATTCTCATATAAAATTGCTTTTAATATTATTAATATTGCTCCTAAAAATGATTTTCCAAAGTTTCGAGAACAACACCAAACTATATGAGGGGTATTCCATGACTGTTCTAAAATATATTTTTGGCTATCCATGAGTTTAATTCCCAATAATATTTCGCAAGCAATTACTGGATTACGTCTAAGGTATTTTATTATTTTTGCATTTTGAAGATATAACTCTATTTTTCTTGTGCTTAAAATATCTTTTGATTTTTTAGCCAAAATTAATCACCTTCCAAAATAGAAGGTGATTCATTTTTATCTAACAATACATTTAATTGTCTATTTTCCTCTTCTAAATCTTCAATTCTAGACTGATACTCTTGGATCAATCCTCTTTGAGTATTTAACATATCAGTATAATCATTTTCATCCAACTGTAATTGTTCAAGTAAACTTTTATTTGAAATATCTGCTGTCATTTTCATGCCATATGCTTTATTTTGATCATAATAATCTTGTTCAGCATCTTCAAAATTAAGTTCTCTATATTGTTTCATAAGACTAGAGAGAGTAGATTTTCCTGCTGATTTATCTCCACGATTTTTTACAGAAATAGAATTCTCTTTTGCAATCTTATCTGTACTACCTACTATTTGACTTTTAGTAGCAGATAAAGATTTTATTTCTCCTTGGTTCGAAATTAAAGTCTTAGCATCATTACTAAGAGTAGAAATTACTAAATCTATTTTTCGTATCTGATTATTATTATTAACTAATTGTAAAACCTGACTTAATTTAAAAGCATCATCCAATGTATCTTCGTCAAGATAAGTGATTAGTTCATTAAATAAAAACTTTTGGTCAAAATTTGAATATCCAGCAAATGGATCATATCCTATAAGTCTAATTACATCTTCTTTAACTTGTAAATCCTGTTCATTTAATTGAACATTATAATCTAAATCCTTTACTTCAAGTTCCAATGCATTAGTAATAAGGTCTTTTCCAGTTTCTTTATCAAATAAGAACTTTGGATCAAAACCAGTTAAAGCGTTGTTGAAATTTCCCAATGAATTTAATTTTGTCATATATATTTTAAACGGATGAGCAGATGGTTTATTTACGTACTGTTTCATTGCTCCATCAAAGTCACCTTCATTGAATGGTATATCAAACTTCATACAAGTAATAAGAACTGATTTCTTAATATCTTTTAAAATATTGAAATATGTATCATAAGTATTCCATACACATTCTTTACAAAATACCATCATTGGTTGGTCAACACGTTCTAGATTTATACCTGTATACAAAGGTGATAAACTTTTATAAAAGTTTAAAGCACTTTTAATAGAAGATTTTGGTTCTCCACACATAGGGCATGTGATTGTGTTATTTTCAATTTTAACTTGTGGCACAATCGAATTTGTTGCCACAGATTTTTGTCTTGCCACTAAGTTTCACTTCCTTTTATTCTTAAATTGTTTATTTCTGGTCACACAAAAATGTACTATCTAAAAAAAGATAATACATTTATAGTCAACAGAACTATTGAGTTACTTCTTCCAAATATTTATATTTTCCATCATAATAATTTTCAAGGAATTGATAAAATTGTTCAGGAGTATTGTTTCCATACCTAAACTCAACATGAAATTGGATATGATATTTTTTCTGCATGCATATCCCTAACGGGTAACGATTATGTATCTCCAAACATTTATCAATTAATTGTTGTAATTCTTCTTGTGTATATGAAGAGATATTCTCATATAATGGTATTCCAGTTTCATTTAAAGTATCTTGAACTATACTTCCAAAACTATATAAGTGATGAATATCATCAAAATTCTTTCCTGAAATAAAACATTTATAATTAGCATTATCCATACTATCAAATTTCCACTGTTTTATATTTCTTCTTAATTCTTGTGACAAAGCACTAATTCCATTTTTATAATTAGGATTTAGATTGCCAAATCTTTGACTATCATATTGAGGATTATCTTCGCCTTTCCATTTATCTAAAGATAATAATCTATCTGACGTAATTTTACCTAATTCAATAAACATTCTACCTAACGTTTCTTGTGCTTTATAAAGATTTAAATTATTTCCTTTGCACATTATTTGCCTATTTATTAGAAACGGAAAGTATTTATTTCTTATTTCATTGTTTGTCATACTAGAATAATTATTTATTAATATAGTAGTTTCTTCTTGTGTCCAAATATGAATATTTGAATCAAATAAATATTCCTCTCCTTTACAAACTCGGCATACATTTCTTAAATTATCTGTACATTTTTGGTCATCAGGAAAATATGCTCTATCTACTGGTAAGTATTCCTCACAACACTTACATAATTTATGTAATTTATTATCAATAATTTTATACTGAATTTGCTTATAGTATTTTATATGATTATCTATTTTTCTTAAATCTAATTTTGTGCTAAGTGCATTACTGATTTTTCAGTTCTTATGGAAGTAAGTAAAGGTAATATATCTTTAATTGTTTTATGTTCATAATTTTCAATTATAATATCAATATCTTCTTGACTCCAAGGATCTGCTTTAAATTCTGGATAAAAGTCTTCGCCGTTGCATTCACGACAAATACCCCTATATCCATCTAAACATCTATCATCTACGTCATAAAAATCTCTATTGATAGCAAGTTCTCTGTTACAAATTTTACACTTCTTATATCCATCTATAGAATCCTTATGTCTTCTATTAATTTGACATTTAATACAAATATTATAAAAACCGTCAGAAGATTTAACATAAGTATTAAAATTAGTTTCATTTATTTCAAAAACTTCTTTACAATCTAAACATTTTTTAAATCCCTCTGGGATAATTTCTTTTTCTATTCCGAATATTTCTTTTCCACAAGCACATTCTTTACATTGACAAGATAAACTGTCTGGTCTATCTATGCTTCGAAAGAAATATTCAGTCGTTTTAGGAAATTCTCTTTTACATTTACTACATGTTTTCGTTTCAGATTTAAATTTTTCTTCCCATTTTAATTTATTTATTTCAGAATTATATAAAGGTAAACAATCAATACAACAGTCTTTTTTTGAAGATCTCCTTGTATAATCACAATATAATACTGACTTTTCTTTTCCACAATAATCACATCTATACATAATCTTTACATTAGTTCCAGGTAAAAGATCTTCTATTTTTACCTTTATTTTTGTACCCTTACGAATCACAAGTTTCTTTTTAATTTTTTTCTCTTGGTATTTCATAACCTAAATCTTCATAATGTTTAACATTTGATGGATGAAGTGTAACTTCTACTTCTTCGCTAACCAACATCTCTAAATTCCTTCTTTCTGTACTTTTATTTTCTCTGTACTAATTTCCAAATAAAAAAAATATAAAGAAGAGAGGCGTACAGAGATGGGTAGCTAACCCAAATTACCTCTCAACTTTGATCCACATATTTCAGTGAATAACAAATATCTCAAACATTTTGCTTGAGATATCGACTTATCCACAAAACATCCAAACAAAAACAACCATTCCATACGCACACAAAACGCCTGATTACTCAAGCGTCTTGTTATTTAGGGATGTTATTTTATTTTATTTTATTTTATTATCTAATTTACAAAATTTATTACCATCTAACATTTTATTTCCATACTTAACTTCTAACTGATGCTTTATATAATCTTGCTTAAATCCTAATGCCGTCAAAGCAGTAACTATTGTTTCTGCTTCATCAACTAATTTTAATTCTGCTTCTGTTAAATAATCTCTTGTAAGATCACCTTTTTTATTTATATTTCTACTTTCTCTTATTTGTTTTGCTGTCATATTAAACAAAATTTTATAGGTCATGTCTGTATAAGAAGCATAAGTAAAAGGTTTAGCACTAGGTATGTAAGTTTGGATACTAGAAGTCATTCTTTTTCTATCAACTTTACCAACTTCTCTTTGCAAATCCCATTTTTCTTGTTTTCCAAAAAATGCTTTAGATAATACATCTTTCGCATTTAATTGATAATCAATAAGTTTATCCATAACTTCAGGTTTATTTTGTTGCATATCTTTAGTAATAGATATTTTCGCTAACCATAAAGGTAAAAAATCTAACTCAAGACATAAAGACTGCTGATTACCACCTTTTGTAGGGAGGATTAAATTACGTCCCCCTTTAGAAAGGACAATATCTTCTTGAATTTTCTTACGCTCATTTTTTAATTGTCCTTCTGATAACCCTATCCCATTACAAATCCAATTTACGCCCACATAACTTTTACCAGTGTCTTTCATTTTTACGACTATGATTAGATTGCTATTAAAATCCACTTCCATTAATTCCAGTTCCTTAAATTTTACTAATTGATTTGACATTGCAAACCTCCTTTACCCATTTTTATAGTGGAAGTATGGGTAATACTTATCAGTGCTTTAATTTAAAGCAACCTATCCTAGTGCAACTTATTTTGTTACACAAAAATATCTCTAACTATAATTTAATAGTTAGAGATATTATCTATAGCAAAATATTAAATTTTAACCTACTCTAAATAACTACCACATCTATCACAAAATTTACTACCAGACCCACTAATTTTTCCACAAGTTTTACATTGTAACTTATCTTTAGTCCCAATAACTTTCTCAACCGTTTCACCAACATCATTATAACCTTGTAAACGCAAAATAATGACATGGGATTGATCTTCTAATTCACCAATATCACCATATTTAAATTGTTGTTCAATGGGAGTTCCTTTCACAGTAATACCATCTTCAAGACTTTTAACACTTACAGAATTATTTAACGAAGAGAAATTATTAACAGTAATATCTGAAGCACAACTATTTAATGTGGAACCTGTTTGACAAATATTATTATCAAATGATCTTAAACAATCCATTTGTATTGACTTATTAACTATATTAGTGCTAACATTACAATTTAAATTAGTTATCCAAGTAGGATTATAATCATAAGTTGGTTGTTTATACGTAATCCAAGGATTCCAAGGATTATATACTTGATTAATTTGCTGTGTAATTGGTTTCAATCGTTCATACCAAAATTCTACTCTTAATAAACTATCATCAATCTTATCTCCACGAAATTCTGAAATTTCTTTTGTCTTAGGAATAAACTTGAACTTATTTTTTGCAACACAATCACTTAAAAATCCTTCTAATTCAGTTGTATCATTTGGATTAATTAATAATGATTGACCATTAAGTACATCCGTTCCATCAATAGATATTTTGACTTTTGTTTTTCTGCTTTCAAGATTTTTGATATAAATAGAATACTCCGAACCAAATGGAATTTGAATTGCTCCCTCTTTTTCTCTGAGAATCTTACCATTGTTCTTGAGACAGACCACCATTTTTTCTTGATACATTTTTTAATCATCCTTTCTAGAGTACTGACTAAACTCTAAATATTAAAGTCAGTTAATTTTATTTTGTATTGTATTTTTACAATACATCCAGACACACCAAATTAATGATGTGCCTTATCTACTGTAAAAATATTAAATTATATCCATCTTTTAAATCTTAGAATTTATAATAATATATTATATTGTCTAATCCTCCAACCACTCTTTCATATCTTCTTTGGCATCATCATAACCCTCTTCATATCCTTCGTAATTTGCTCTATCATAGACATCTCCAAGCATTTCGAATACATGTTTAGGACAAAGTTCATTTTCAAACATATATTTTACAGCTTCAGCTAAATAAATATTCTTCCTATTTTCAATACAGTCTTCGCATGTACAATCATCACCATGATTAATACCCTCTTGTACTTCTTCTACTATTCCATTTTCATTAGTTTCATTATCCAATTCAGAAGCATATGTTTCTAAATCAACTTCCTGACCATCGATAGTTAGAATTTGAATCAACTGACGTTCTTCTTTGTCCCAAACAGATTCTGCATTAAATACACGCATATTATAATTCTCCAATCAATTATTATTTGTTAATTAAAACTAAAACCTAAAACAATTCTTCGATATCCCCTACTATTCCAGTGGCAATTCCCATTTCAATACATTCATTCGGAAATAAATATAAATCTTTATCTTCTACTTCTTTATATTTCTTAGGGGTAATTTTTGTATTTTTAAGAATAAATTCTTTAGTTACTTCATTGTCTTTTTCAAGAAACTTAGAGTAGTCAATAATTTTATTTACATCAGAAATAATACCACTCGACCCCTTATGAATCATTACTCTAGATGTAGGAAATAGCAATCTTTCTTTTGCCGCAAGAAAAATCATAGCACCTGCACTAAAAATTTTACCCATCGCAATAGTCATACAAGGTGTTTTAGAAAGGGTAATGGAATCTATTAGGGCATTCATAGCAGTCGTATCTCCACCATCTGTATGAAGGAATATTTTAATTTTTACTCTTTCATCAAGAGAAATATTTCTATCCTGAAAATTCCAATCTATAATTTGCTTTGCGTGATCAACACATGTATCATCTATAAAATCATTAATCCAAATTTCTCGTTTTGACAATCGATTATAAAAATCTAATAAACTAGGATCTGGTAATACAACTTTTGCTAATTCTTTAACTTCTTCACTATCATAAAGGTCGTCAATATCAAAATTTTTAAATGCCATAATAATACCTCATTTGTCTTTCAATTATTTTAAACATAACTATTAATAATCATTTCTAAACCCTTATCGTCATCCCAAATAAAAGATTGAGCTTTCTTTTGAGCACCAACATATCCACTATTATAAGTCCAAGCGTCATTGCCACAAATTGCACTTATCCATCTAAAAACAATGCCATTTTGTTCATCTGTCATTTTTTCTTTATGGAAATGAGATAAATGAAATTCTCTATATTTCGCTTTCCCCCATAATTCAGGAACATCATTTTGCATACAATAAACTATGTTTTTGCGTTCATCTGCCCCGTGTGCTAATCCCAGAAGGTTTTTCCCAATCATTATGTATTTGCGATTATTAAATACAGAATCAACTTCTACATTATCATTATTCAAAAAATGCCAATACATTGCTTCAGTCATTGTAAACGATGTTACTTTATCATGATTTCCTCCGACATATATTACATGAACTGGAGCAATATCAGTAAGCTTATGTATAATTTGAATTATATTTTTGAGTAACAATTTATACATTACATCATATTTTACGTCTGTGTCTTGTGGCGTATTTTTTGTTGTGGAATTGAAAATATTATCAATATTCGCCACATCTTGACCAAATGGAAATATTATTTTCTTGATATTATAAAAATTTACTTTTTCAATAATATCATTAATTACATTCCATAATCTTTGTATACCAATTTCTGTAGAATAACTATTTCTTGTTTCATCAATACAGCAAAGTTTATCAATATGAACATCTGCCAAATTAATTTCTAAAGTTTTTCCTTTAACATGATAAGGCTTTTGATCTACTACTGGACTTTCTAGGTCTAAATCTTCTAATGCCTGTTTAATCCAATTAATATTAAATTGATTTACTTTAGGTTTAGTTACTATTTTGCTTGAATAAAGTGTTTTAACACCATCTTGTTTACTATAAACATTCCAAATATTGTTTCTTGCTGATACTAATTCCCATGATAAGTTGTCAAAACCATGAGATTTTAAAAGATAATTAACATTTTTAGATTCTTCTTCAGACATAACTAATAATTTATCACTAGAATATGTTCCATCTTTATTAATTTCTGTGGTTGATTTATATTTTTTAGTCAAATTATCTTCTAGACATTTTTCATCAGATTGCATATCAACTTTGCATACTTTATCTTGTTCAATTGTTTTTTCTAAACTAGTTAGACATTTTCTTGCATGATCTGCTGATACTTGTTCTCCGTATAATATTTCATAAACTTCAACTTTGTCTAAATCATATTCTTTTCTATTGGATAATAGTCTATCAGCAAATTGTAAAAATGACTCATTTTCTTTTCGTATATATTCCAAATAAATTCTCCTAAAGAAGTTATTTTATTTTCAAAATTAAAATATCCCCTAATCGACCAATAGGGGATTAAATTTTCTCAAAATGTCCACAATCTTCACATCTTAGAATTGTTTCGTTACAATAAAATTTAAGCCAGAAACGTAATTTACCACACACCGGACATTTAGTATCAGCATTTTCAATATCATAATTATTGTATTTGTTTAATTTATTTTCAATAGGCTGTTCTACTATTTTATTTGTCTTCATCTTTTATTATATTTCATCTCCTTATAAGAGAATAGGGGAGAGGGTATAATAAATTAAATAAGAGTACAGAATGAAAAGTTAACTGTGTCACACAATTTCTTTACACTCCATACTCTGTTATTGAAGGCAGTTTATGAAACTCCTTCCATATTAGATGGGAGACATACGCCTCCATATAACGTGCCTAAAGCACAAACGACTTTTATAACCACCATAAAGGCGAAATATGAGATAGAGTCTCTTGATTAAACCCCAAGTATGTATCCATGAGAGATTGTATTTTTAACCGTAGTCAAACACAACTTTTATTCTCATGTGTAAGATGTGTATTCACAAACATCTTATTAAGTCTTAATTAATTCAGTCGGCGTAATTCCTTTTAATAAATCAAAATTTATATAATAACTTACTGCTTTCCAGCCCTGCGGATACTTTTGGGCAAGCATAATCATCCCAAACCGTTTTATCAGGGATTTAATCAATCTTTATTATTTACTATTTAAACCTTAAACTTTACACTTATAATAAACTTTGAATTTTTAACTTTAAGCGTTTAGATTTAAACTTTAATCTTTACAGAATTTTTGTTGTTTTGCTTTTGTATCATTTGATTTTAATTAAATCATATAATTTTCAAAGTAAACATCCTGTTAAAGATGTAAATAATATGTACTTTCTTTATATTTATTAAACCAGTCTAAGTACATAAAAGACTTGTCAATTATGGTTTAAAGTTTTCGGAAAACAGTAAGTAGTTATTTCTTAAGGATTATGGATTAATATTCAATTTCTATTACAGTCAGAGCATTTGATGTGCTCAGCGTGGAATCGATCTCAGATTCAAAATCAGAAATTTCTTTCTCTAATTCATCAATTTTTTCCTTAACTTTAATTGGATCTACAAATTCAAATGAATTATTAAGAATAAATTCTTTCCTAACTTTTTCAAGTTCATCAGTATTTGTCTTACCTTCTTTTGAACCAAATAATCCAATTACATAATTTTCAGCTTTTTGATTTAATGTTTCTCCATTTTCTTTATCTATAATTTGAATAGAATGTACATAATGTTGGTTCATTGTGTTCATTAAAGTTTTCTTATATGCCATTCCACTATTTTTCATCTCAATTGCTTCTGCTACCGTCATTTCATTATCGCCAATTTTTACTTTTGTAGTAGCATTAGATAAAACAGTTGCTCTTTTAATGGCATTCCTGCGACTGATTAAGTCATTGGCTTTGTTCCAACTAGCTTGAATTTGCGTCTTGAATTCTTCTACTGATACACCATTGATTTTGTCGTTGGAATGTTTATTTGCTTTACAATATACTCCTTGGGAAATAGTTTTATCAATTTTAGCACCAATTACTTTGAGTTCAGATAATGCTTTATGGATTGTCATTGTTTCAGTTGTCATGTTTTGTTTGTCCCCTTTAATTTTAAATTTTGATAAATTATTAGTAGGTTAGAGAGTTAGGAGAATAATTACTAACTATGATAACTTTATCCTAACTCTCTAAAAACGAATCAAACCACAATAGTAGGGCGACGCTCAGTTTATTTTATAAACTCTATATCCTTATTGATATAGTTCCTACATCTCTAATCCTTCATATAAAACATATGTTGGAGCGTTGGATGCCTGTTCCAAACCTTATTGTGGTTAGGTATGATTAATTATTCAGATTTTTCTTATCCATTATCCTCACCAACTACATCTTCAATTTCTTCTTCTGTAAAAGAAAATTTAACATATTTCCCTGAGAAATTTTTCAGTAACTCAATTAGATTTTTAACACCTTCGTCGGGAATGTTAATTACTGCTATATTATTTTCAATAGTTAATTCACCTTCAGTTGCTAGTTTATGAGTAATTTTCTTAGTTTCTGTAAGTTTTGATTTTGCCATTGTTTATTTATTCCACCTTTTATTTTTAATTTTTTATTATTAGTTTGCCTTATGCTAATTTATATGGAGCTGGATATCCTATTTGAACGGATGACATGATGCTTACAAGGCAACTGCTCTACCACTGAGCTAATCCAGCACTGTAAATTACTTTATTTCCCTTTAACCTTATCACTAAGGACTTTACCAGCCTTCCAGTGCGGAGCAACAGTTGCAGGAATTACCATAGGTTCTTTTGTAGCCGGATTCCGACCATTGCGTTCTGCGCGATCTTTTACAGAAAATGTTCCGAATCCAGTTAGAGATACCTTTTCTTTATTTACAAGTGCTTCTTCAATTGCTTGTAATACTGCCGTTACTGCTTCGTCAGATGCTTTTTTCGTTGTATTAATTTTTTGGGCTACTACCGCTACGAGTTGTTCTTTATTCATGTTTATTTTTATCCCCTTTTATTTTAATTTGTTTTTGTTGTTTTTGTTATTTTAGTCTGTATACCTTGTGAGTATCAGACTATGTGTTTTTAATCATGGTGCATTATACTTTTTTATTAAGCATAAAGACCTCTCTTCAGTGATTCGATTGTTACTACCCTCCTTAAAGTTAATTAAAGAGGCGACAGATGAACAGTCTGTCCCCTTACTCCGTACAGTGAAACAGACTGAGGGAGCAAAAATTAATAATCCTTACATCTTATCAGATATATCTGCCATTCTACTTCTCCAAATATTAGGTAAATGTACACATCCGAACATATCTTCATTTTTGAAAACTTCAATAGCTCGTAGAAGACCATTATTCCTTCCAACATAATCTATTTTATCTACCTGTTGATATGGATCACCTTCTATAATGATTTTCGCATCTTTACTACATCTTGATAATGCAAGTTTCATTAAATCAGGCGTAGTATTTTGAGCTTCAGTTATATAAAGAATTTGATTATCAGTTATCTCCATACCTCTACTATCTGCCATAGGAATCAACCTAATCTTGTCTTGTGTAATTAAATTATTCACAATACTTTTATCACCAAATTTAGTAATAAGCATATTGCCGATAAACTGTTGCATTCCCTTTTCTATGGAGTTGCCACTGTAATAACCCATATCAACTGCACCACGAACTTTTGTGGGATTATACATTATTACGCAGGAATCATATTTTTGGTTTTGTAATGCCCACATAATATACATAAGACTACTAAGTGATTTACCACTTCCTGGTTTACCTGTAATAGCAGTAAATTGATTATTATGTAAACTATCAATACATAACTCTTGGTATATATCTTTTGGTTTTAAATTTCCAAACATCATACTTTTAAAATCTTTTTTTACAATACTTTTAAACCCATTTGATGTCCAACGATATTTATCAACTATTTCATTATTAACCTGAACTAATAAATACTCATTGATATTCATATTCCAAAGATTTGATTTTGCTTCTGATTGATACCAATTAGCAAGTTCATTTTCTGTCATTTGGATGGTCTTATATCCTGTGTATTTTTCACCATTAGATTCCGTAGGTTCAAATTTACTATAAGGAATACCTAAATCCTTACATTTTTGCCTAAACAATATGTCATTACTATAAGCAATAAATTTATTATCATTTTTCCACATTTTATATAAAATAGAGATTATTTTATTATCCATATTATCTTTATCAAAGTTTTCTGGAAGATCGTAATCAGTCTCACTAATAAGATATGTAATCTTGTCCTCATTAGCATCTATATATCTACACGCTCTTCTGGCCTGAAATTTTGTTTCTTCTGTTTTTCCATTCTTCCTTAAATTGTCCATCTCTCCTGCAACATAACCACTAAGGAAGATATGATCAAACTCTTCAAAAACTTCTTTTGGGTGATCCATTAATACACACGAATCTATATATTGTTGATTGATTGTGTATGGTTCATCGGGCAATATAAACCATTCCTCTGCAATTTATTTTATTATTACTATTATTCATGAGATATTTACACTACTATCACTAAAAAGATACCTTTGATTATCCTTAATCTTATCTAAATCAAATATCTCTTCTTGTTTTAATCTTGAAAGATAATTGTATAAAGGATCTGTTACAAATCTCTGTTTACCACGTTTACTACTAAACTTACCTGTAACCACTAGATTGTCTCCGTAGTTACCTTTTGACTGTCTAAGAACTTGTTTTTGTATTAAATATGACATGTCTTCTTTTGTGATTCTTTCCAAATTGTTATATTGATGCTCCTTTGGAGTTTATTATTTTGTTTTATTATAAATTTACAAAGTGATCGACCACACCTTACAAATTATGAATATAATAAATTAAATATTGGTTGAAACCATTGTTATAATTGTATTTCTATTATATTCATATATACGGATTTACATTAAGTGCTTGTAACTATTGTTACAGCAGTGTTACAGGTGTTTTCAGAATGATTACATTTTGATTTTTCTCTGAAATTGTGCACATTTATACGAACTTTTTCTTTTCTAATTTCCTTTGCACATTCTTGGCAGTATTTATGAGTAACATTTGTAGGCAGAAATGGAGAACAACATTTTACACAATAATCTACATTTTCACCTTTATAACTCAAATACTCTAAAACAAAGTTTTCATATTTTTCGATTGTAAATTCAGGCTCTTTTGTTTCATCAACAAAATTAACTTTTAATGTTACAAATACAGTCAAATCAAACAAATCTGTTTCTTTTAATTTTCCTATATAATCTTCTCTCTGTTCTTTGTCACTTCTAACCTTTGAATTTATAAACATTTCTTTTAAATTATTACAATAATATTCATCTTTCTTACTTTTCTTTTTCAATCTATATTTATCCATCTTGCTTAATACTAAGGCAACAAATGCAATCGTTTCTAATTTCGTGTCGTTTAGAGATTCTATTTTATCAAGCTCACTCTTAGTTATAGGTATCGGTGGTATATCTACTAAAGTATTTTTCTTTTGAACACCATACCTTGATGCTTTAATTATCATTTCTAAATGCAATACTTCATTATATTTTGGTAAAAACTTTTTACAAAATTCCTTGAGTTTTTCTTTGATTGCATCCGTCTTTAATCCATTTATCTTATTATAATACTTTGCTAATATTTTTAACTCCATTGTATATCTATCTCCGATAAAACCTTTTATCAGCATTTTTTTAGTATATTCTAATTCATTAAATATCATATATAACCTCCTGTAATTTGAATTTATCTCCTAAATATTCGATTGTACCATTGTTATCTAAAATAGGAATAAAAACTTTATCTTGTTTATTTTTTTCTATATTTACTAAAACATCTTTTCCAAATACATCCCATAAGAAATCTTTCTTATCTTTTGGATGCAATTCATAAGTTATTTCTGTAGCATAATTTATTAATTCTGAGGTGTTTGAACATATTTTATATGCCTCAATGCGTATTTGCTTATAAAATAATTGTAAATCATCATATGATTCTTCATCATATTTATCTTTCGTATATGATCTTTGCTTTGTTTTCTCATGAATTCTTTTCTTTCCACAAAAATCTTTATACAACTTCAGAACTTTTGAAAATGTAACATCATTTTTTTCTATATCTTTATCTTTTAATATTTCAACAATATCAGCATTATTATCTATACTTACTTCTGTTTTTATATCCTTACAAGCATATTCCATATGCCAACACAATTTGTTCATTACACTTGGAGATATACTAAGTGGTAGGTTGTGATAATGAAATCTCATATAATCATTTTCTTCTGGTGTTTTTCTTCTTTTTTCTTTAAGTTGTTCTAAAGACATTTTAAAAATTACTTTACAATATAAATTAGCTTTTTCTATATATTCTAAATACTTCTTTCTATATTTAGGGTATATCCATCCCTGAAAATATGGTTTTCTATGAATAACTAATTTATTTAGAAATTTTTTCTCTTTAATTGATTCTGGTGTATCCTTTTCTTTACCTTTAATTACTTTCCCATCTTCATCACATTCATCCTTGTATCTAATTGTTTGATAAGTAATCCAATCTTTAGGGAAATCTTGTACCTGAACACCTTTTGATTTATCTATTGCATTCCCTTGGAGCATACGAGTTATTTTCAATCTCTCTAATATGGTATTATGTGATTTACCTCCTTTATGAAATTGTTCCAACATAGTATACATATCTGTAGAATAATTAGTAATAGTTCCTATATCATTACTAAAACTTAATAAATCGGCTTGAAACATTGCTTCTTCTGTAAGTTTATCTATGGGAGCAGTTTTCTTTTCGTATGTAATAGGTAATGTATCTTTGTGAGAACATCTTAAGAATACTGGATTACTGGAAGTAAATACCAAATCTAGGTCGAAATCTGAATCTGCATGACGAATTGTGTCTAATCCTAGTGTTGGATAGATTATACCAGTTGTTTGATATCTATACCAATGATTAACCACATTATGATTTTGAAGTTTTAGTATATTATGCTCTGAGTAATGAGTAAGAGGGCTTCTACACGCATCAACACTTGTAACATTCTTATTATTCCAATATGCTGAATAATGTTCTCCTTCATTAAGCAATCCTGTACAATCTTCCGGTTTTTCACCAAATATATTTTGGCATAAACTAAACGGGTCTGCTAACATAGTTTGGTAATTTCCTTGAATAAGAACTTTTCCTGCATAAGAGTGTTGAATCTTTTTTCTTATACTATTCATTATTTTAGTTTGTATATATGTGTCTTTTGCTAGAGTATTATTTAGTAAGATTGCTTTTACAATAGGATTATGAATGTCATTTATGTTTTCTATTTTTTCTACACCTTTGCCTAATAAATATAAAGAAGTTTTAATAGCATCTGCACCTAAAATATCTTTAAACCAATCTACATTAAATTTGCAAAGTTCTTCAATATCATTATCTTCCATATCTAAGGTCTGTAAATACTGATAATTTGTCAAGCAATAATTATTGTTGCGTTGGGGAGCTACATGACATACTCCCCAAGACAAATTATTATCCTCGCAATTTTTAGTAAATTCCTCAAGTGACTTATAATTCTTCCATAGTTTTAGTTGGCTAGTGGTCAGGAATATATCGTATTCCCTAGAATCTCTTTCAGCACCCCATGCATCAATAAATTTGCATGTTCCAGAAATTTCATTAGTGTACTCATCCACTGGGTAGGAAATTAGCATCCCTTTAATAAACGAATTTCTGATTCCGAAAAATCCTGGAATATAATCATTAATTTCTAAATCCTCTGCCCAAAGTTTTGCACCACGTATTGTTAAAATACCTTCGCCATCATGAGGTTTTAAGTCTATTGAATGATTATCTAATTCTTCCACCCAAGTTTTTTCTTCATCCTGAAATACAAAATCTACTTTTCTTTTAATATTTACCTCTAAGTCTTTTACAACACAGAACTTTAAATTTCTTACTTTATATGTACTACTACTGTAGAGTGCGAAATAAGCATTAAACTTATTCGCACTGAAGTTTTTTTCATTATCATATCCATTTTCCAATTTTGATTTAATTCTATTAATAGTTTCTTCTTCTACAAAAATAACTTTACTGTTACGAGAATGTCCACTACCACACATGAAACGTCTAAAAGTCTTATTATTTACAGTTATACTATCAGCAAACATGTTCTTATATTGACTATTTGAATTTATATTTGTTACAATTACTTCTGGAACAAATAATATATCATCAATTTGTTTTTGAATATTTTCCAATGCTTTGATGTTTGCGTCTGATGATTTTTGAAATTTAATTATTTTCTTAATTTTATTTAACTCTTGAAGTTTTTCAGTATCAACCCCTATGTGATTCCTGATTTGTCTAATTAATTCACTATCTCCAATAGATATTAGTTCTTTGTTTTTCCTTGCTTGATCTGGAGTTAGTGTTATATTATACTTATACTCTTTTAATCTAGAAGATTTAATACGAAAAACATAGAATTGTTGTTGCTTAATCAAGTTACTCCTCCTTAAATTATGTTATGTACGTTATGTATACCTAGTTTTTCTAGAGCTTCTATAAATTCTTTAATTAACCAAGGTTGTTTTATTACGTCATAAGTAAAATCTATATTGAGTTTAATATTCAATACATCATTTTGATTTTTCTCTGCCAAATAAATCATTGGATAAAGTGCTTTGTATATTTTATTATTAATATTTTCATCTGTGGTTTCCAAGTAATATATATTACTATCTTTTTTGTCGTTTAAAAATTTGAATTTAATATATGATATTTCTTTAAGAATATTATTTATTTGCTGTGTTGCATTTAAAAAATTATATCTTGGCAAGTTCTTTGTACTATACCCCATATCTCTAAATGATAGATTAATTTTAGGGTTCTTGAAATAAATTGGGAATTTATAATTCAGCATATCTATTTTATTTGATATTTTATAGGAATTCATTAAATTCATTATATAAATTTCATCACTTATATCAATTTTACTACTAATTTGAATGATTCCACATTTACTATTATAAAGACACTGTTTGAAATAAGGACTATAATATGATCTCTTATCACAGTTAATTTTATGTAAGTAATAATCACTGTAAATAATAAATTCTTTATTATTACGATCCTTAAAATATAATAAATTATCAAAAAGTTTATCAACAAAATAATTATATTTATATTCGACAATAATATCTTTATTATCTTCAAATATTTGAATAATTTTAAGCAAAATATTATTGAATGTAATTTTTTCTTGTTTAATTTCTAATAATATTTTCTCTTGCTCCTCTTTTTCTCGCTCTTCTTTTTTTAGTAATTCAAATTGTTTTTCCTTCTCTATATTTTCTTTTTTAATTAAATATTGATTATATCTCACTAACCCCTTATCAATAGTTTCAGATATAAATTTAATCATTTTGACTTCATTATTTTTATCTAATATATCCATATCAATTATTTTGTCAAAATATTTCTTATTATCTTTATTGATATGAATTGTATATTCATACTTGACACTATTTTTATTAATATAAATTGAAGCATATTTAGTATCATAATAGTCATAATACCAATTAGACTTAGCATACAAAGATATTTCACATGAACTTCCATTCTTCGAAGCAAAAAATTTTAGGTCTTTTGAATTTGGCACACTATTATATTTCACCTTCAGTATAGATAAAATTTCATCAAATCTATCATAATGTGGAATTAATTTAATAATAACATTAATATTATCATATATTTTAATTAAGTATTCTTCTTTGGTGTATTTAATTAAATTAAAAATCAAAATTAATTCTGGAGAATATGTGTTTTTAATTTGTATAGTATTATATTTTATATTTTTATACTTTTTCCCCTCTTTTATTTTTTCAATTATAAAATATTCCTCATAAACACCATTTTGAAAATTACCATAATAATCAATTGCTAACTTCTCAAACAAATCAACCTTATAATTAATATAATCTTCATATATCGGGACACATCTCTTTTTAGATAATATCATGAAAATTAGATCCTTTTCATCATGTTCAGCATAATCAATATAATCGACCAACTGCTCAATATTGGTTTCTCCTCTTTTATAATTTATTGTTTCCAACCAAAACCAATCAAGTTTTTTAATTCTTTCCCTTATTTCATTGTCAATAATATTGTTTTTACATATTCTTTCTTTAAATTGTCCAACAGTATCATAATACAAATCATTCTTCTTAGTATTAAAACACTTACCTTCATAAAACAATGCTCTAAATTCGTATGTGTTTTTGTTAAAACTTGCATCCATGAGCATCTTAATATCAACTTCTACCACTGGATTGCCTAGTTCTAACCACTTATCCATATAGTCTTCTACTTTCTTCTTGTTAGTATAATTCATTTCAAAGTAAATACTTTTACCACACTCAGTAATGATGGTAATATCAGGTCTATAAATACCAAACTCAGTTCTATAAAATTGTTCAATCAACACTTCTTTACATTTATATTTATTCTCAACATCTGTCTTAATAATAAAACTATCTCCATTGAGTAATATTTTATTCTTGAACCAGTAGTGGATCGCTGACTCGTTACTACATTTACTAGCATCATAATGAGAGAAATGAGCAGATACTTGCGCTACCTTACCATCTTTTGTTTTTCCTTCTAAAGCAACAGGTTTGACATCTGATCCGCAAACTGGACATGTGTATTTCTTATTCCTATCTTCTTCTACCATATCAAATATAATTGCAATATCACCATTCTCATTATTTGCCCAAAATAATTGTACATCGCTGTTAATCAATTAATTATTCCTCCGTCTTTCTTATTATACTCTTCTAAACCCTCTACCCATTCCAACACAACAATTGCGTTTTTATAAAGTTGTTTACTCAACTCCATAAGACTTAATTTTTCATCAAAATATCTTAGAATTGAAACTTTTCCTTCATCGAATTTAATATGAGGATACATATCTTGATCATGCTTATATCCTTCAGGCAAGCAAGGAAGAGAAGTATAATCTTCAAAGTATATATAACTATGCAAACCACCATTTCCAGCAACATGACCGCTACAACAGTATCTAGTCTCATAACCTTTTCTATTCAACTCTGCAATAATTGGTACAAATAATTCATCAACTTCTACAACATCTCCGTAGCAATCTTTAACCTTACACATGTTATTCTTTATTGTCTTTTGGTTATAAACTTTATAGCAATTTAAACATAAAAGCATATATTATATTACTCCTTATTATATTATTATCTAAACTAAACAGGGGTAGGAGAGTACAAAACTCTCCCAATAACCATATAAAATTGATCTTTTAACTATTATTCTAATTTGGACTTTTCTCGCAATTTTTCATACAATACATTTGCCCAATCCTAACATCATCACATTTATCTAATGGTATAATATGCCACTTTAATATAATAACTTGATTCATAATACAGTTTACATCTCCTTTCTTTTACTCTTACCATGCCAACCAAACCTCTTAACCTCACCCTGAAACCAAATCTGATTTACAAATGGTTCATCTGAATACCTAGCACAAAAATGATAATAATTATTATTATCTCTCAAATCCAACCAATAAAAATGAGGCCATTTAAATTGAAATACTTCTAACCATGAACCACGCATATGTATCTTTGTACTCAATGGGTGTTTTATATATTGCTTCATTGCTCCTAATAAGCAGTTACTTTTCATTATTATTTTCTCCTATAGATCCATACATTTTACAACATTATTATAATCCTTTGAACACGACTTACATAAATAGTTACCCGAATCTAAATCAACATATATGTACTTTATATTTGTCATATGTTTATAGCACGAAGAACATTCCTCTTCTACATAATCTAATTCTATATTATTACTATTATCACAAACTGCTGAAATATTATGCTGTCTTTGTTGCTGTGTCATCTGTAACGTCCTCCGAAGCTGTAATAAACTCACTAATAGAATTTGTGTAATCTTCCAGTATCAATTCAATTTCTTCTCCAATTAACTCAAACAACTCATTTTCAACAGGAAAGTTACCAATATGATAAGATTGTGTATGATATTTATCCTCTTTTATGTATAAACCTTCAAACCCATTTAATTCTTTAATTCTGCTTATTGAATGCCCATTGACACAAACCTTACCGCAAATTCTTACTAATTTCTTAATAGCATTTTTAGAATTGTAAATTATATCTAATATATCTGTAAGTGACACTTCTTTATTTGTACTAGGACAGTGGATAAGATAATTCATTCTTGATAAATCATTCTCATCTAAAATAACTTGACCTTTTAACAAAATTGATTGCATTTGTAAAACCTCTTTCTATTTATTATTTTATTTTTATTCTTATACAAAATCTAAGAAAATATTAGGGTTAAGTTAAAGAAAATTGATTATTTATAATAATTCTAATAAAACCTTGAAACCCTTATGAGAGTGGGAATACGTGTTATTTAGAATTATTACACATTGCATATATTTCAGTCTAGGTTGAGTTTAAATTAGTCAATGGTAAGATTGTGTCAAATCAAAACATCAAAAGATTATAGGGTCTATAATTATTGATTTGTTATATATCTTACATTTTAGTTATATTTATTTTTTACCTTTATCAAATTCTTCTTTAAGTTTTGCTTTTAGTTTATCCGCTTTTAATTTTAATTTATAATCTTTAAGTTGCTGATTACTACCCATAGTTTGAATTTTAACGATTTTATGTACATTATGTATATTTTCTTCATTAAACAAAAGAACCGCTTCTTCACAAACTTCGCTACTAATATATTCCCATACTTTTATACCTGCTGATTCAAATTTTGGCATTAGATTATTTACTGTACTTGCTCCAGATGGAAGAAACATTGCTAATATAGAATCAGAATAACGATATATTTGATTGTTTTTGAATTTAAGGTAATTATCATCTTTATTTTTTGATATTTTACCATCTAAATTGGTCTGATGTTCTATGTAATAAGTTCCAATGTATTTGTAAATTTTATTTTCACCTCTTTTATTATTTTAATTATCTTTTCTTATCAACTTTAAAATTACCTCTAATTGTAGTACCATCCTCAAACATTATATATCCATCTTCATACCCGTGACCACAACAAGCATTTTTAACTCCTGGTAATTTACCTAAACAAGCATCATAACCTTCTTTAGTTGGTAATTGTCCACATCTTTTACATGGTCTTGGATTATTTTCTACAGGTTCTTTAGTGTCAACATAGATCCATTGTTCATTTTCAACATTATAAGTAATTTGATATCCTTTTTCTTGGGCAGTAATCATATTTTCATCACCTCTTTTCTATGTAAAATTTAGAGTAGGGGATAGGTATGATTGTTTGTGTGGGTATGAATTGTAAACATACCCCGTCCCTTATCTGTGTATGTGATGTGGTATTTGGATTGGATTGGTATATATCTAATTTAACATTCTGTGTACTTAATGTCAAGAAAATATTTTATTTTTGTACTTATAGGAGATTAATTATGTAATTCGTGTCCCATGTCTTTATATCTCATTAGTAAATATCGTTTAATACTATCGCTGAGTTCTATTTGACCCTTACAACGACTTATTGCAACATATATGATAAAAATTTCCTCTGATATATCTTTTTTAACCTTCTTTTTATCATTAAAATCCTCTTCTTTTTTAAAATATTTATTTCTATAAGTAACTTCTAAATCTAGATGATCATTACTAATATAAACAGGAGTGTCTATAGTAAGACCTTTCGCCTTGTGACATGTCGAAAATATAATATCAGCTTTATTTTTATCTGTAACAGTATTATTTTTAATTCCATCTACAATATCAATAATACGTGAACCATATTTATCTACCATTCTAATCAATGATAAAAGTTCAATTTCTTCAATTTCCTCCGCATACGTTTTCATAGTATGGTAGTCTTCAAACTTAGCAAATAATTTATTCTTTGTAGGATGACCTTGGCTGAAATAATAGCATTGTTTAAGTGAATCAAATGAATAAGATGAAAAACCTCCAACAAAGAAAAGCTTTTTATTTTTATCTTCGCTTAATACTTCAGCAATTTCTGCAAATATGTAAGCATTAGTTCTACATAAACAGGCATAAGGTTTTGATTTATCTATAGCATCTACTATTGTTTGCTTGGTATTAAATCCTTTCATTTTAATATTGTCACCAATGAAATCTGATATGATTAGGTTTTCTATATGTGCAATATTATTAGATACTCTAAATGATGTTGTGAGTTTATATTCTTTAGCATCAAACATTGGCATAATATTTACCGCTTTTTTCCATCCATTAATTTTTTGATAAGGATCTCCTACAGTCACAAGACCTTTAACATTAGAGTTTTTAAGTATATCAAACATCATTTTAGAAGAATCTTGACATTCATCAAGCATAATAATATCATATTTGTTTGATAAATCTGTGCGACTTAAATGAAACATCTTCAAATAATCATCGTGACTAATTTTGACAGAATTCTTATATTTCTTTTTAAGTTCCCATAATCTTTCACTTAATGCTAATATTTTACCTCTCATATCATCTTCTTTAAATATTTCTAAGTCACTAAAAGTTTCTGCTGACGACAGTGAGTATTCCTTCATCATTGCGTTGATCTTAACTGCAAGTTCCATATCTTTGTCCCAATTAAGATTTAAATCTTTAATAATATCTACAACACCATAATTAAATGTCAATTTATCTCTATAGAATTTTCCAGAATAATTATAGCCGAGCGAATGTATAGTACGTATTTCTACGTGTCGTTGTGATTTAAACATTTTTTCACTTTCTAATTGCATTGATTTGTTATATACTAGGTAGAGAATTTTACTGAAAGGGTGTTCTTTGCTATAGTAATATAGGGTCGTAGATTTACTACTCCCTGTAAGAGCTGATACCTTAACCCTATCCTCTGTACTAAAGATAATATCCTTTTGCTCCTGAGTTAAATAATAGTCATCTTCTGACATATAATCAGACATTTCTACTTCTACATCATCAAATTGTTTACTATAAAACTCTGTAGATAAAATATCTGTATCAGATTGTTGGAAGATAGATTTATCTTCTTTGATTATTAGTTTCATTTTTATTTCACAATTTGTTGCGTCAACGTTAGGAGGGTGTGAATAGAATTGTCTTTGAGCACCAAAGTTACGGGTTAATACTTCTTTACAGACAGGGCATGTGTATGTTGATGTGGATTGGGACTCAATAATATCTATAAGTTTGTGGTTTTCATCATATGCTTTTTTCATTTATTTTTCTCCTTAATATTATTATGGTTATTATATTACTTTTTCTAATTTATTATTTAATATATTACAATAATATAATAAATCATTTTTAATTTTTAAATCGATATTACTTATAATTATTTCAATCATTCTTTCATCTTTACAATTTTCTAATGTATGTATAGTATTGTGACAATTAGGACAAATCAATATTAAATTTTCAATAGAATTATCTTCTGTGTCGGCATATTTATGTATATGATGTGGAATCAATATTCCTTCAAGTCCTATTCCTCCCCAATGACAAATTTCACATTTTCCATTAGTTTTATTTATTAAATGTTTAATTGTAGTCTGAGGAATTGATTTTCTATAATCTTTTTTGTTTGTCTTAATTGGTTTTATCTCTTCAGTAAGTTTTTGAATATCAGTGTTGGTTGCTGATACTTTATCTTTTTGAGGATTGGTATTTGCTTTATCTCCTAAAAGAGAAGTAAGTTCTGTGAGTAGAGATTGTTGTTCTGATGGATCTAATTTTGAACAGATACCTAGTGCTGCTGTTTTAGATATAAATCCTTTATCTAATGCTTGTTTAAGTTCTGGAATAAGGTTTCGTTCAAGCGATAGAATATTTTGTAGATCACGAACAGATATATTTAATTCTTTTGCTATTTCTTTATGTGTTTTCAGAGTATCATCTTGATATTCTGATTTTCTATCACCTCCATTCTTATTCCCAACTAAATCAACATACTCAGCAACAGCTTTCCTCATCTTGGCAGGATCATTACTTAATCTACCAAAGTTAGCTGCTATTAATTGCCTAAGTTTTAAATCCTCATTAATAAGTTCTTCCCTAATAATTGCAGGAATTAATTCTATACCTAAGTCAACACATGCTTTATATCTTTGGTTGCCAGATACTATTACCATGTCAGGTGCTACTACAATAGGGGTAATAATACCATCTTCTTGAATGGACTTTTTAAATTGTTTATATGTATCACCTTCAATATCATCAAAGAATTCTAGATTTCTTGGGTGAACCTTTAGAGAATTTACTGATAGTTTTGTTATTTGTTCCATTTATTTTTCTTCTCCTTTTAATTATATTTTATTTTCATATTTATATGTGGCTTTAAAATGAGTTTAGTTATGTAAATCCGCTCAAAATTATTCCAACCTTTCTTAAGAATTTTCTCCATATGTAGTATATATCATTTATAACATATATGTCAATATTTATTTTATCATTTATCCTCATTTCTTTCATTCAATTCATCCTCAATTTGTTGTAATACATCTATAGGTATTTGTGACCGATTTAATTCTTCTATTTCTTGTAATGATTTTTGTTCTTCATCTGTAAGTTCATTAATATCCCAATAATCATTTTCTTCATTATTCCAATCACAATCAAACATATCTAAATCTTCATCACTTATTTCTGGTAAGGGTAGTGGTTTAGGATTCTTATTCTGAAGTCCTCTGGGTTTAGGTTTGTTTAATTCTTCAATTCTTTTTTCCTCATCTTCAGATGCCCTATCTGCTTTTCTTTCACATCCCATATTTGTATATATCTCGGATAATTCTTGATTAGGGTTATCTGCTAATAATTTATCTTCTTCAAGTTTTCTAATATCTACTTCGTTATCATATTCTACTTTCCATTTTTCTTGCTGTCTTTTTAATTTTGCTAATTCCTTCTTTTGTGTTTGAGTCAATGTAGAATCTATAGATAATTTCTCTAACATATTTATTTTTTGTGTCACAGACCTTTTCTCGTTTGCAGATATTTCTTTATCTTTAGTTAAGAACTCCCATCCATTAGCTTTTTTCCTACTTTTAAATAAAGATATTGCATGTTCCAACTCCAATTCCCACTGTGGTTTAAATAAAGCATATGTAAAATTAGATTTTCTTCTAAGAGGTTGTGCTCCATTAATATTGAATATCATATCTCCTGCACAATCATATCTAATAAGATCCAATTCAACCAATGTATCTATGTATTGTTTAAGTGTCTTATCAGATTCTATAAATATATCTTTCATTATTGTATCATAAGAAGGATATGCCACTTCTGGTACTCTTTCAGCAGGAGAAACATCATTATCATTTCTCCACATTCTACTTTTAAGATTACAAAATAGATTAAGTAAGTTGTATTTATCTAAATTTCCTGAATAAGACATGATTGAATTGTATTCAGAATCTTTAAGTATAAAGAAATTTGTTTTATATTTGTTACCATCTTTATCTTCTTTATAATCATATATGTTTAGTTTTATAATGATAAAATCACTAGAATTTAAGGATAAGATATTAATTTCATTATACAAACTAATTAATGAATTTTTACTCAATTCAGATAAAAAATCTTTAAAATATATTCTTTCACGTTTGATATTATTTTCTACATTTAATAACCACATAATCATATCTATAGATAAATGAATATCTTCTCTGAGATTTTGTAGTTCTAATAGCTGTTTAAGGTATGCTACTGATCTTTTACCAAATAATTGTATGTAACTATCTTTATTTATTTTATCAACTGTAATATTTTGAACTACGTTATTAGGCATCATTATCCAATTATCATTGGAATTATTATCATTCATTTGTTAATAACCTCTTTCATTTGTTAAGGGTAAACCCTGAAACACGCATTAGATAGGAGTGTATTAGCAACTGTTCCCGTTAGGTACAGTAACTTGAAGTGTAAAAGTGACTTAGTGTACCTGTTGGGTACAGTAAGTACAAGTGTGTTTGGAATTACAGTACCAATTTTGGTACTCCATATAAGTGTAATAAGAGTATACTAATATAATAATAAGAAAAGAATAATAATATAATAAGAGTACACTAAGTATTGTAAATCACCGATAAATCGGATGATTTAATTTTATTATAATTATTTTACTCCTATTTTATTTCTATTATATTATTTATTAATATTTTTAATTAATTTATAATCATTTATTGCGTTAATTAATTCATATGTATTGTTAAATAGAAATATATTTCTTTTTGTATTCTGGGTGGTATCTGGTTTTATTCCTTTAAGTACAAATCCTCTCATCATAAGATAACCTGCTAATTTTTGAGATTTAATATCTATAGATGGATTAGTGTTTATTGTTTGCATTGGTTTTTACCACCTTTGATTAGAATTTAATTTGTCATGATATTGATTGTTTTAAATAATTTTATTTTCATTCTTATATAAGCTATGTAAATAAACCCAATAATATTTAGTTGTGCTTGTATTATTTTTATTATTTATCTCACCTCCTTTCAAATGTATTCCCAGAGAATTATCCCTGTATCCCTGACTTTATAATATTGTGTACTTAATGTCAAATATTTTATATTTATTTATATTTATTGGGTTAATCATTAATTTCTACCTCATATCTATACATTGCTTCATAAAGATTTATAGGAATATTATTTTGGTATTTATTGGCGACTTGTTTTATAAGATTTTCTTTAAAATCTTTGTAAACCATAAACGCTTCTTCTACAGTTTCAAATATTCCTAATCTTGTAGTTGAATTACCATTATAGCAAGACGCTTGATATTTATTGTAATATGTAGATATTCCTAATGGTAAATTACTAACATTATTTGTTTTAAATAATCCGTTAATTCTAACTGGTACAAACACACAAGTTTCAGGAGAATAAACTTTATTACCTTTTATTAGAATATCTTTGTCTAAATGCATTTCTTCATTTATTATTTGATAAAAGTTTAGATCATACCATTGAGCAAAGTTCTGAAAGTTATGCCATTCATCACATACGGTACATCCTATGTATGTGGGATGCGTTTTATGTAATTTATTATCATAACATCTTTGTAGCATGTTGTACCAACAGCGATATTGATTAGTTACTTTATAATTTATAGAACTTTTATATTTTCCTATTCCAAAATAACCAACCCCCAAGATTACTTTATCATACCATGATTTTATTTTTCCTTCTAAGAAATCTTTATATGCTCTATTATGTGCAGTATAATTACTATTAGGGAAATATACATTTATATCATCAGTATTATTATATTTAGTTATAATCATTTTACTACCAAAATTATTTTTCCCAATTTGTCCGATCCTATCTGAAATTTTTACAGATTCATTAATTTTTATATGTGCCAATTTTTACAGATCCTTTCTATTTTTAATTAGTTTTTATGAGAAAAGAAAAATTAAAAAGAATATCATTCTTTATTAATTATATATTACTTATGTAAAACCTATAATATTTATTAGCATAAAAGTAAACACTCCTTTTATTTAGTTTTATGGATATTTAACCCTGACTATAGTATATCAAATTGCAAGAAGTGTGTCAACATATTTTATATAATGTTTTATGTAAATAAATTTGATTTGGATTTTTGAATATCGGGTATGTGTATAAAATTATTCGTAATGGAGTTGTAATCACTAGGCAGTAGGTAAAAAAATATTGTGAAATGATTGATATATCAATAGTTTAAAGGTTATTTGATATTGGTAATTTATGATCTTTTGGACGAGATTGATTTTAGATTTAATGCTAATATTTTAATCGGTGAAATTAGATTTGATTTGTTGTTTTGAGATTAATTTATTGTGAGTGTTAGGTGGTTATTTATATTTGATTAATATCAAAAAGTGTTGTGGTATAGGATTTAAGGTTGTTGGAATGTTTGGTTTATTTGATATTATTAGTGATTTTGAGATATTTTTGATTTGTTTTTATGGATTTTTAGAAATTATTTAAGATTTATTGATTATTTTAGAGTGATTTATATTGTGTGAAAGTGGGATAAGATAAGGATTTTTGCGATGATGAGACGATAAAAATTAGAGATAATTAGATGATAATTTTTGAAATTGTTGTTGATTTAGTATTGACAATTTTATTTAAGTATGATTGAAAATATTTCTATTATTTGCTTGACATTTTAAAATGTATATGGTTTCGATTTTTGGATTTTTCCTGTGGATAGATGTACTGTGTCGAATACTGTCGAATGGAAATTACTGGTATTTGTAATCCACGCCCGGTAATACCTTTTGCAAGCGATATACAGAGTGCCGGGTAATGCATCAGACTACTACAAAGAACGAATATAAATAGTAACTGTCCACGACTGACGGACACGACAACAAAATACAGCTAATTGTATTATACTGAAAACCTCAACCCTTACTCCTGCAAGGGATACAGCAATTATACTGAATGTTACAAAATGGGATTGAGTAATATACACTTTATTATAATATTAGATTAATTTAATATAGATATGTCGTGTGAGCTTGCAGAATTGATTTGGGGTAGAGAATTGGATATATCAGATCGGTGAGATATCTGATGGGAGTTGAGCCGGAATCAGGAATGCCGCACTCGTTATCCTGGTTGGTCATGATTATAATTACACAATGTGTAACTTTACTCGTTGTGCAAATCGGAGGTTATAACATGGCGCGAATCAGTGAACACTTACATATTATCAATAACTGTAATACATAATAAAGATAACCATGTCATATAGTATTAAATACTACATAACCATAATAACCATAATCTATCTAAAGTATCCAGCAGTATTTGTGTTTACACTATAAGCATATTATTATCGTTTATCGATAAATAATTATCATTATTCGATAATAATATAAAAGTTATCCACAATCAACCTATACTTATCAACAACCAATTACGACTAACCCACAGTATACTATAAGTTATCCACATACTTATCCACAATGTTCACCTCACAAACACATAATACCTATAATGTCTACTATATAAATACAAACCATCCACAAATTATTATCAATTATAATCAAAACACTACCACTACATTAAAAACTCTAATAATAAAATCCATAAAATATTATTAATAAAATAGAAAATAAAATAAAGGAATATGAATGCCCAATGGCGAATATAATACTTATAAGTAAAAACTGAATGGAGTTGGTTAACAATGACTAACAAATTTGAATCTAATATACATAATGTTTTAGCAGAAAAAGGAATTGCAGGACTCGACTGGAGAATAAAAATAATAAGTAAAGAGATTATCGGCAAAAGTGATTTTGCAAAAGTGTTAGTTGAAGTTTATGAGCCTAGAAAAAGAAAACCATGTATGAATTGGGATTTATGCATAAATATTGTAAGAGAACAAATTTACTGGGATAAAAGCACATTTGTATATTTAAACTAGAATCCGAAAGGGTTCTTTTTTCTTTGTCTTAAAATAAAAAATAAAATACTCTGCACTCAGGCAGCGCAAACAAAACAATCCAAAACAATTTCCCTGCCACAAAAACGTCCATTCTTGCCTTTAGATTACATTACCTAGCATAATTACACTCTACAAATCATAAAACAGCTTAAAACCATCTTTCTGTCGCTCTAAATCAATTCCGACCTATTTTGTGCTATTATCAATCCATTAGATCATATATAAAAGAAAATATAAAATCAGTAAAATTAAAAATAATTAACTACAATAAGCAATACCTAGATAATAGAGTACCTAACACACTAAAACGAGTTAATAAGGCTTAAAATAATTGTATTTGAGAAATGACTTATTGTTGCAAAAGATTTAAAATGGGTACATAGCAAAGAGCGCACACGAAAACCTGTTAGGAAGTAGTTAGCAGGTTAAGACAATAAAGAGGAAAATAATTTTTCCAAGGTACTAGTAATTTAGTCAGAAATAGTTTAAAATGGTATCAAGAAGCACAAACTGAGCAGTAAGTTATTAGGAGGTAATCAGACTCTTAGCAAAGAATAAGTCCTTCGAAGCCCAAGGCTACCAGAAGGAAAGCACCTCTAGTCAGGGAATGCTTAAAAAGGTTCGCTCTTTGAAAATTACATAAACCTTTCCTGAAGTTATACAAAAGTTGTTTATATGTCTATAAGTTCGCTTGCGTCTGATGGCAATTAAACAATATGGAAATACTGGCTCTAAGGTAGCCAAGGAAGTAATAAGGAAAGGATTAAATACTCTCTTTCAAAGGATATGTCTTTGTTAGTACCTGCTAAAAGGAGATTGAACAAAATGGAACTTAAACAATGGTATAAGCAAGTATTAAACAAAATATTTTCTAACTATAATCTTTCTGGATGTTTTACTCAATCTGTTTTTGAGAAAGCTATTGATTTAGAAGATTTTTATTTTTGTTACTTAACAAAAGAAACAAAAAAATTGGAAAAAGAATTGCTCGAATTTGTCAATGATTTTATAGTTGATTTTCCAAAAGCAAAAGATCCATTCTTTAAAAATCATTTCCATGTTAGCCCTTACTAAAAATAATAAGCAGGTATTAACAAAAGCATATCCTAAAAAGAGATACTATCAAAAAGACATTTTATTGCAAAATATCATGTCCTTTCTAGATTATATCATAACACAATATGATATAATCTAGAAAGGACATGAAGTTCTTTAAAATGAAGGAGGTTTTAATAATGAAAACATTTAAAATCTATTTACTGGCTGACAATGGTATTCAACTTTATGGTATTACTGTAAAATGTGATGAAATTCTTCTTGATAAAAACAATCCATGCGCATGTTATTTGGACAATGTACAAATTGATTTTGATATGAAAATTAACAGAGTTGAAAAGGTATAAGCAAACCCAAATAAATTTTACCTTAATCCTTAATAATAGGTTGAAGCCCGAAACATTAAAAAATCCTCTATGACAAAATTAATGTTTCGGCTTGAGTCTATTAAAAAGGAGGAAAATAAAATGTCTGAAGAAAAGAAAGAAATCACTTTTACCACTGAAAAACGCGACATTAAAACTCTTATCGAACACATTGAAAAACAATACTACACTGTTGGCAAATATCTCCAAAATTTCCTTGTCACAAAAAAGGAAAGCGAAGGGAAAGAGCTTAAAACCCTTCGTGATTTCATGGAATCACAACGTGGTTATGTTTGGGAAATATGGAGGGCTTCAAACCTTATTCAAACTCTGCTTCTCAAAAATCCAGTCCCTGAAGTAACAGTCTACCGCGCAGATGATAAGAGTCAATTCCGCAAAACTGTTGACGGTCAGCAGCGTTTAACCTCCATTTTCCTTTTTATCAATGATGGATTTAAACTTGACATGTCAAAAACCATGTTCCCGAAATTTACAATCGAAGGCGAGCAATTTAACGCTATGGAAACGCTTCACGGAAAAACATTTTCCCAATTGCCGGAATTGTGGCAGGACATCATCAAAGGTTATCAGCTTCGCATAACAACAATGAATAATTGTTCTGAAGAAGATGCAGAAAAAGCATTCGTGCAAATGAATTCAGGAGCCAAAGGGTTAAAACCTGCCGAAATTCGCAAGGCAGCAATGGGGAGTAATACACGTAAATTATTCAGACTTATTTTAAATAGTGATTGGATTTTACACGCTTTACCCCCACTATCGGCAAAAGGAAACGCAGGAGACGAGATTCTTTCTCAAGTCATCACGCTAATACATAATGGCGGGGCCATTGAACTATCTAAGGACAACATTGACAAGGTGATCTATGGTTTCAGAGAATTGGGAGTACCCGAAGAAATTGAGGATGATATGATAAATACTTCCAATTATCTTTCAGAAGCAACAGAAATTTGGATTAGCAACAAAAAGAAAACCGACGAGAAAGAAGGGAATAAAAGGGTTAAAAACTATTCGACTTATCGCTATACTTGGCTAAATAAAACCTGTACAACTATGTTAGTATATTCTGCTTATGTGGCAGTAAAAAATAATGTTGACGTTGAAGAGTTTTCTGCATGGGCTTATAATTTCTTCCAAGCTCCAACTAAGGAGTATAAGGAAGGATTACAAGATAAGGCCATTGATTTAAAACGTGTAGAAATGCGCTTGAATGCAATCAATGCGGAATTGGGGAAACTAAGTTCATATTCTCCCAACCAGGAGGATGAAGAGAAAGAAATTGAACAAGAGGAAGAACCATGGGAACAACCTCAACAAACTGAAAACCTCGAACCTGTTATAACAGCAGTCCAAGAAGAGTTGAGCGAAGAAAACCAAGAACAAACTGAAGAACAGACTGCCGATGATCAAGAACAGGAACAGAAATTCCAAGAAGAAGCAAAAGCAATCCTAAACATTGTTAATAATGTTGCTTAATCTCCTAAAGAGTTTTATTATTATGCAAAAGGGGCTTAAAAAGTCCCTTTGTGTACTCGGAAAAATTCAAAGGAGTTGAAAAAATGAATCATATGTCAATATCTTACGATGGATTTTCAAGCGATATAGCACATTCAGTTTGGAAATATCGCTATAATGTATGTAGCGAATCAATTAGAAAATACATTAAAATGAGAAGAGAGAAATTATTATCAGTTGGCATAATATTAAACTTTTAATCCCTTCAAATCATGTTTTGGTTGGATTATGTTCTCTAGGGTATTTCAATAACAAAAAGTTGAAATACCTTGGAGAGTATAAACTCTAAAATAAAAAACGAAAGAGGTTAAAACTTATGAAAATATCCTTAAACGTTTCCGAACTTCAAGAAGTTATCAAAAAAGCTCAAAAAGTTATAGCAAAAGGTTCAAAGCTTCCAGTATTACATTCTGTCAAGTTCTCCACGCTTACTGGAGCAATAACAGTGACCGCGAATAATTTAGAGGTTGTAACTGTCTTTACTCTGTCAGGTAGTATCATGGAATCAGGCGAAATGTTACTAAGTAATGAGACATTAAAACTTATCGCAAAATTAAAAAATACATACGAAATTGTGATAAGTGAAAACCTTATCCAAGCGGGAAATAAAACTTTAAAATTCACTTCAATCGATCCTGAAGAATTCCCGATAACACACGACGAATGTACGTTCACAGCCTTTACAATTTCACAACCCGAATTAATCAAAGCTTTTTCGGTTAATTATGCTTCAGCTATCGAAGACAATAGACCAGTATTTAATGGAGTATGCATCGATCAAAATACTTTCCTTTCAACAGATACACATAGATTAGCATGGTATAAAGCTCAAATCGTTAATACTCTTGATAAACAAATTATAATTCCTTTGCAAACCACAAAATTGTTAATTGGATCTCTACTTGATAAAAAAGTTAGCGGGTTTCCTGTTATAGTATCAGTCGATAAAAAGTGCAAATACTTAAAACTTGAATTCCAAAACACTTTAGTTATTACTCGATTGATTGAAGGTGATTTTTTAAACTATAAGCAAGTTCTTCCTCAAGACCACAAAACGAATGTAAAATTAAATGTTAAAAAATTACTTGACGAACTTTCATTCATTGAAGAACTTGCCAAACAATCAAATGGAGTCATAACTTTAGCAGTCGAACAGAATGCTATATACTTTGATGCAATGGCTGAAGGCAACGCAGTAACGCTGAATATAGAATCTGACATAACAGGCGAACTCATAGAATGTATGGCAGTATCTTATAAGCTTTTGACTGATGCACTAAAGAATGTAGAAGGGGAAGAGATTGAAATAAAATTCAATGGCGCATATTCTCCAATTAGTTTTAATAATTCAATTGTTTTACCTGTCAGAATAAAAGACATGAAAAGATTAAATACGGCAGCATAAATTATAAAATAAAATTTAGGGAATTGACATAATTCCCTTTTTGAGTCCGTAAAATATGCTATAATGTATATAGTGGTTACGGATTGAAAAAGGCTGATTATGGAAATTATATAACAATTGGCCTATAACAAATCAAAGGAGAGTGTATTAACATGAATTTATACAAGGCATTAAAAGACCAACACCAAGAGGACATCAATAATTTCCCTATGTTCTTTGCTTTCTCAAATGCTCAATTTGAAGAAGGTATGAACAAACTAGGGTTAAATCCTTCTGAAACTGATAAGCTTTATAAAACTGGTGGCGGTGGTTACTACAGGAAAACTGATGTTAAAGAACTTCATTCAATCATCAACAGACATGAAGAAGAAATGAAGCAAGCAAGAAAAGATGATCAATTCCTTTATGATATGTTTGATTATGAACTAGGTAATCATGAATATTGCATAACATGGGATATAGAGCCTACGTTAGATGCTCTAGGAATGACTAAGGATGAAGTCGAAAATGATGCAAGAATGGCATCTATTTTTAGAAAGGCCAGACATGCACAGAGTGAATGGTGTTCAAAACACGGTTAATAACCCTTCTTTGTGTCGATGGTGGGCAGGTAACATATAACAATAACAAATGTTACTTGCTTAATTTCGAAGTAAAGAAAGGAAGTGTATTAAATGTATCTAGATTTAGATGAACTTAACAAATTTAATTCTGAAATTCAAAAACTAGAGATTGCAAAAAGCAAAATGGCAAAGGGAATTGAAACAAATATTATCGAACGATACCTAGACATTATTGAGGAGAAAAAAGACAAAATGACTAGAGGAGATTTCCAAAATATTTTAGAGGATTTAGCATATAATGTTAAAAGAATTGGGAAAGGGGTATAGTAAATGGGAAATATATATGAATTTAAGGATAAACGAATAAGCGAGTCGGAAAGCAACACATCTGAAGAATTAATAATTCCCGAAGGTTTCCGAACATGTATTAGTTTATCGGAATGTAAAAAATGTGAAAAAATAGGTCAAAAAAATATTAAGTCTTGTCAACATTGTTTCAACCTATTTAGAAAAGCAAAGGCAGCCAGACTTATTTAAAAAATTACCCACCAATCACGAATTTTAAATGATTATAAATAAGGAGGAATAACAATGTTTAAAATCGGTAACGGTTCAAAAACTTTCTTTGTTGTGGCTGAAGTAGTACACATGGGAACGCGAAATGTAAACATTAAATTAACAGACAATGAAGCATGGGCAAAACAAAACCAAATAATGGGCAAAATCAAAGCTAATACTGAGGAAGATGCTAAAAGTTATTTTAGAATTATTGATATGACTCGTTAGGGCAGTCAATGCCCTCTAAGACCTCCAAACAAGCAATAACAACATAACGTCAAGACTTGTGAGTTTGGGGAGTTTAGAGGGCATTGATACCTAAAATAATTTAAAGGGAGTTGGATTAAATGGAATTTTGTTTTAAAAATTCATATTGGGGAAAGAATGGTAAATATCAAGAAGATGTGAACAAATTAAATGAGTTAATGCCTGACTATGGTTACACCACTAACAAATATATGAATTTGTTTATAACAATCTCTAAAATCTATTACCGCAAATATAATGATGGTGATTCCATTTTTGAATTTGAAGAAAGAGTTACAAAGTATATTGAACCCTTCGCGGAACAAATTAACTTTAATTCCTATAAGGATTATGATGGGCAGGAACTTGAAGACTTAGTTGACAGGGTAATATTATTTATCAAAGACAAAGATTTAAGTTATGAAAGTATTGACCATTAAAGAGCTTATGCTCTTTATTCAAATTCTGTATAACACAAATCTCAATAACAGTTGATAGAATTTGAGTAAAGGATGTAAACTTAATACATCCAAAAATAAAAAAGGAGGATTACACTATGTCATATTTCATCCTTAATCAATACATATCCATTTGCCAACGTCAAAATGTTCCGGCTAATTTCAATGGTCTTATTGCTTTCAATGCCATCTTCAAAAAGTAGAAAATAAAATTATGAAAGAAGGTTACACTAATGAGAATGAAAAGTGAAAAGAAATTACTCAAAATATCTGTATCACATTTAAATGAACTCTATTTGGGCAAACAAATGATTTATTCCGGTGAACATGGAACACTCAGACCATACCGAGGCTATATAATCCATATTGCTTATCTTGGAGGACTTGAACCTGTTCCCTATGCTGAAGTACGGCTAAAAGTCTGGAATAACAGAACTGTGACTAAAATTCTTCCACTGTCTGAGGTTGTTCTAATCGCTTCTTCTAAGAAATCCATTGCAGCATAATTTATATATCTTACCAGATACACGCTAGTAATAAATATGAAAATAATATATAATACTATTATTAGCGTGTAGGTAATAAGGTATATAAGTTAACTGAGTATAAAATAAAGGAGGAATACATATGTCAATTACTAGCATCAATATTCAAAAAGCAAATCAAGAGATTATTTCCCAAGAAGCATTTATGAAAGGATTTAATTATGACGGAAATAACCTTGATACATTTGAAGGTTGGAGATCAAAGGGCTATGTAGTCAGGAGAGGCCAGAAAGCTTTTATTAAAACTCATTTGTTTACTTACGGAAAGAATAGGAGGAAAATTCTTGAATATTTGTTTACAGATAAGCAGGTGGAATTAGTTAGGCATGATGAGTTGATTGTGGTATAATTTGTATATGTCAAATTTTTTATAACAGCCGAGGTTATATGGTTCAGCGATTAAATTAAGTGAAAGAAGGAATTATTATTATGTCAATTAAATTACCTATTGTAAATGTTAAAGATATTAATTGGAGCAATCATGATTCATCAATTGATATATTCCAAGATATTGTGGTAGGAGATATTGCAGTTATCGAGAATAAATCAGAATGTGTTCTTCCATTGGATGATGTAGAATATTGCGTTACTATTGACAATAGTGATATTTTTATTGAGGAACCTTTTTCATATGAGGAATGTAAAATATTATTTGGGAAGGATTTTGAGACTATAGAATATTTCAAAATTGGGGATAAAGTTAAAATTAGAAAAAGTATGCTTAAAGGAGAAATTGTCGAAATTCAAAAATCTATGAAAGGTAGAAAGATATTTGTAGTTCAAATTACTGAAAATACTAGTAATGGATATTGGGAAGAGGAATTAGAGAGGGTTATTTGATACCAATAAATCTATTAATTCATTGGGTGAAAGGATGATTAAAAATGAGTTTAAAGGATGTTAAACAGGGATTATTCGATGAATATATTGACAGGGGAATGTCAGAAAAAGACTTTGATAAGGTATTTAAGAAAGCAATGGATAGCGAATATGTAAGAAAAGCAATATCAGATGCTTTTAATGATGAGCATAATATTTTATTAGAAAAAAGAATGTTTAGATAATTTTAACCCAATCAATAGCAAGTTTGCTAGGAATAGAAAGGAGTTTTAAAAAATGATTAAGTTAATATGTAAAAAGTCAGTTCATGGTTTTATCGAGGGTGAAATGTATTATGGACATTTTGATAAAGATTATAATTTTCACTCTGTTAATCTTAAAAGCGAAGAATATGTTTGTGAAAATGAAGAATGGAAAGAAATATTTGATGTAAAACATTAACACTGGTCTGAGTCGGTATAATACGCCTTAAGCTCAGAGCGTTAGCAGGGTTTATAACAATCCTGCTAGGTGGTATCAAAATAACAAGGAGGTGTAAGATTATGAAACTAGTAGAAAAGAAAAGGATTGAATTACCTGTAATAGTTTGGTATGACCATATGGCAAGTGATAGATTCCCAGGAAAGGCATGGAATTATACCTTTAGGGATCAAGATGGTAACGAATATTCATGGGATACAACTACGGAACCAGAAATTTACGCTAGTGAAAAATGGTTAGTTAAAATGACTTTAATTGGTAAAGACGAATGTTTAGGTTTCCTTTCTTTATAGTTAATCAAGTAAGATTGATTAAGAAATTACCAAATGAAAAGTAAAATTTATTGTATTTAAGAAAGGAATGATTTTAATGTCAAAATTATTAGTTAATAAGCGTTCAAATTATGCAGGAGGTATTTGGGTGTGGGCAGGTACAGAAGGAACGATTGAAGAATGTAAATATACAAAAAACTGTCCTAATTGTAAGGATAAATTACAATTTCATCCTAGTTTAATTGGATTTCAAAATGATATTGTTTGTATTAATAAAAATGAAGTTATAACAGAAAAGGAGTTAGTATAATGAGAATAAAAGAATTAAAAAAGAAAATAGAAGAACAGAGAAATAAAAATATAGCACTATACAATTCAATTTCTTGGATGCCAACACATGAAGATCCATTAAACAAAAAAGCTGATCCAATTTTAGCAGAGTGGAGGGAAGGAAGTAAAAAACTAAAGGGTATGATTAAGGAGTTATTAGAATTAGAAAGAATGGTAAAAGATACGAATAGAACAAACGAAAATAATAAAACGGAAGATAATAAAACGTTTGTCAACGGTTATGGAGAAGCAACAACAAGAAATATAACTTGCTCAGGATATGAAAGAGCAGAAAAAAGGAATAGTAAAGCGATATTATCATTTATAGGAAGTCGATAAAAGTAAAATTTATCGTATTAGAAAGGAGTTTTAAGAATGTATAACTATGAACTACACTGGATTAAAGAAGGTAAAATTGAGACCTTAAAGGGTGATAGTTTAAAAGAAGCATGTGAGGCAGTAGGATATGATGCTAGTAAAATTAAAATGTCTGAATGCTATGTTCTTACTAATCAACCAAAAGGATTCGGAAGATAATCAGTGCTAACGATTTAAACCCATATTCGCTATAACAGCAGACTATATAACAGCATGGGTTATGGCGTTGGTGGGTTTATATGGGGAACATGGGTTAGTAAATAATTATGAGGAGTGTATTAAGATGGAAATTAAAAGAACTAAAAAATTAACTTTAAAGAGAGCTTTAAAAATTCTTCAATTAAGATATGGAACACAAGTGCAAAATATTAGAAAAAATAATAATTTCTATATAGCTGATTCAATTTGCAATACTTTAAAAGAATTCAGTAGAACAGACATATTAAATATTGAGGATCAAATATATTCTTCTTTTGGTTGTTGATTATCCACTAAAATGCTATTTTGGTAGGATGTCAATAACAGCAACTAATATTTATTGCATGGATTTTCAAACATCCGAATAACGGACGTTAGAGAATTTTCACAATTATGTGAAGCAAGAACAATGTTCCTATATCTGGTGAAAACCTTGCCACAAACTAACTGTACGTTATTGTATAGTTTATTTTTCAAGTGATAGACTGTGAATTCAAAGGCGCAAACAGAGACTTTAAAAGTACGAAAAGCAAACCATATTTATTGCGTGGAAGGTATTGTAATTTATTTAAAAGTGTAATATAATGTAATCAAGAAATAAATATTTAAGGAGTGATACATAATTGTTACTCTAGACACAAACGAAAAACTATTTAATCCTATTGAAGCAGAAACTTTTGTTAACGTGATGAAAATAAATGATCCAGATTGGACTTATGTTGCTTGTTATGATCCTAAAGGAACTGGTTATAGTTTTATCAATATTTATGATGAGAATGGAGATTTTGTTTCTAAGGTTTAATTCTTAAAAGAGTATATTTTTATTTTTATTATAAAAATAAAAATAAAAGAGGAGAGTGTGTTTAAATGTTTGAAACTATTGTTAAAAACTATAAAAACTTTGTCATCAAAGTTGAAGAGGGTATTGAAAAAGGATTATTCTTTAGAAGTCCAGTTCAAAAAGTAGACTTCGGGACATGGGATGAAGACCAATTTAATGCCTATACATATCTTTCAAAAATCAAAAATCCTTTGTTCAGATTTAAAGAAATATTAAAAGGCAATCGTAATATTATTGCCAATATTGAAAGATGGGCAGAAAACGACGATGATGGGAGTTGGGCAGGGTTCAAAGCAAATGTATTGTGCTTTCCAGTTTATTTTAGTAGGGCGTTTAGGCGTTTAGAGGCAATTTCTCAGTTACCAGATACAAATATACAAGAGATAAAATCATACGGATATGAAAGTCAATACAACAAATGTGGTGGATCTTGTGCAATTGAAAAGACTGTGTTTAAATTAAAGAATGGGAAAAGGATTAATGTTAATGTGTCAGAATCTTTCAAATACACATATAAACATAAGGTTGAAGAAATAATTGATTCTGATAATGTAGTTTAAAAGGCAGATTTTATTCTAAATATGAAAGGAGTTTTAAAAATGAATTGGATGTGGGAAGAAAAAGACAAGTCTTGTGAAGATTGTTATCATAGGGGATATTGTGTAAAGAAAAACGATACCAAACAAGGTAAATATTGTTTAAGTCATAACACGATTAGTTTACTAGATTGTAACTGGTGTAAAGATATTAAGTAAATTAAAATTTGAGAGGATGGATTAAAATGAGATTTGCATTACCAACTAGAGTATTCGTTAGAGAAGAGAACGGACTTTATAATGTATATTTAGATGATAAAATACAAAAGTCATTTATCAAGAAAGAGGCAACTGAAAATCATGATCCTCATTTGTCAGCACATTTTTATGCTGGAGACTTAGCTGAAGAGTATGATTGCATGTATACAGATGAAGTGGAATGTAAGATAAAATATAACATTGATTGTATTTAAGAAAGGGGAATATTTAAAATGTTTGAATTAAAACCAAAGGTTAATATTGGAGATACAGTTGAAATGACTTGCAATATCCAAACTTCATATAATTATAATATTGGTATTCATTTTGTAAAAGGGAAAAGACTAAAAGTTAAAGATATTAGAATAGAGATTATGTTGAGTACAGGAAAAATTAAATATTCTTATATATTAGATGCAGGATGGACATTAGGATGGGCAGACGGAGAGGATTTTAAAGTTATTAATGAATTAGAACAAACAGCTTAAAATCGCTCTTTTATGACTATTATAGGAGGTAAAAGTAAATGGATTTTAAACCAGGAGATTACGTAGAAAGTATAGTCTGCAATAGAATTTCAGGGAAAATAAAAAAGATTCTTAGTAGTACAAATTTTATATTACAAGTAGGAGATAAGGAAATTTTGTGTCATACAGAATATTATAAAAAAGTTATTTAATGATATAATCAAAAGGAGATATAACAAATGAAAGAAGCAATTGTCTCATCATTACCTTATTGCGATATCTGTAAAATAGATGACAAATTTACTAAAGCTAATTATGATGCTAAGACAAATTTAATAGGTCAATGGGCTTATTTGTGCGAAGAACACTATCAAAAATATGGTATTGGGTTAGGAGAAGGCAAAGGACAGAGATTGATAGTAGAGGAGGAACAATAATGATACCACGTAAATATATTGTAACCCTAACAAATGGAACAGTAGAACATCAATATAAGATCTCTGCAACGAATCAAGAACAAGCAATTATATTAGCTCAAGCTGAAGCTATCAACCTAGCAAGAGGATATGAATTTGTATCAATTATCGAGGAAGATATTTCTAAGGTCTTTTATTGTCATGCTAACAACATCGCTATGAAATATCTATAATTGAACCGATATAACTTGGATTTTGACAGAAGTAAATATGAAAATAAAACCGTTGAAGAAATAGTTGAGGAATTTAGAGAATTCTATTCTAAAAGACTCCCTATTGATGCAACCACTTGGATAAGAGTAAACAGTCCTAGCGATAATATGATTTATAAGCAAGGATTCTCAGATCAAGTGTGTTTTGTGCGAGATACCATCAACTACTTGTTCTATGACAATTACGAGGAACTTAAAGCTAATCCAGTTTTAGTAATCAACACTCATACATCTAAATCAATCAAGCTACCTGTCTATAAAATCAATTTGAAAAAATATAATTTATCCATGATAATCAGAAATAATTTTCATAATTGGAAAGTATCAGTTATATCTGAGAAGGAAATTAATGCAGACTTTATGAGTTTGTTTGATGAGACTGAAATAATTAATTCTATATATTGCGAGGGATTTAAAGAGGATCAAGTTTTTGAATGTTTCAAAGATAACAAGAAACGTTTTACTATCGAGATTGGAGACAGGAATAGGTTATTTACTTTTATGTACTTGTTAAATAATTATTTAAGGAAACTATAGCACTATCAAACATGCATTTTAAGCCGAAAAAGAAAGAGGGATTAGATAATGGAATTAAGACATATCAAAGAAACTAGTTGCCCCATTTGTGGATGTAATATTATAGAAAATGAGCGTGTTGAACTTGATAAGTTTTCTGATAAACTAAAAGTTAGGTTGCATTGTAATGGGCAACAATGGGAACATAGAACTTTTGCTTGCGGTCAACGTCTTTCTTGGATACCTAATTTTAATGATGTTGAAATAAGTGAATTTTATGTATGTTCCAATAATCAAGAATACATTGAACGCAAACAAAAGAGAGAAAAAAGTAAAGAATGGGTAATACAATATATTAATTCTTTAGAGACTGTTGACCAGGAGTTTAAAGAGAGAATGGCACATGAAATAAAAATTATTTGGGTGTAAAGGGGATTTAAGATGGATATTTATGAGTTAGATTTTGATGATATACCTAAAAATTATAATATTACAATTAATCAATGGAACTTATTGACCATAGAGCAGCAAGAGCAATACATAAAAGACAAAAATATAAGAATTAAATATTCAACGGATATTTCTGATTGTTTAACTAGAGGTTTCGGGCATTTAGATCAGTGGGGATTCTGGGAATATCAGTGTAAACAAGTTTAATTTGAAAGGAGAATCTAAGATGAGAAAAGATATTTATTTAGGTAAACGAAATGTTTCAGCAGAAATATATTACTGTAATGTATTTAATAAATATAATATAGGTCTTACTATCGGAGGGTTTTACACTATACTAAATAAAAAATTTGATACAGAAGATCAAGCGCAAGAATATATTTATGATAATTTCAATATGTGTAATGATTTTGGATTGTTTGGATGGGAAGATTAATTCTCAGAAAATTACGAATTTATTCTAAATAAATTGGAGGAAAGTAATTATGAATTATAATGATTGTTTTACTTGCGAACATGCAGATAGGGATAAACATAATAGATTTATTGACAGATGTTCTGGATATAGTAATTGCGGTTACGTAGAATTTAAAGGAGAAATTAAACCTACGTTAGCAGAAGTTATTAGAAATCTTAGTAAAAATCAAACTAATATTAGTAAAGATTATATTCAAGGTTTTAATGATGCATTAAGATTTATTAAAGTTTGGGAAGAAGATGAATAAATTCAAGGAGATTTACAATGAGCAAACTAAAAGAAATAAATCTAAAACTAACTGAAAACGAATATAGAGCATTAATAGCAATGATAGATTATGGTTATAACGTTTGTCAAAAGCGGATGTGCATTTGGTGAAATGCAAAGTAAGAATACTGATTGTAATAAATGTCCTTATACAATTGCAAGACATAGTTTAGAAAATATGTTTGAACAAATCAAATAATACTTTTAATTGAAAAATAAAGGAGAAATACTGATGACAAGACAAGAATATAAACAAAAACTGATGAGGAAAATTATCTTTACTCACAAAATTAAAGACAAAGAAATAATAAAAGAACTCAAAAATGCATCTTTTGAGGACACAATATTATTACATATTCAAATGCTTCCGTTGCCCCGAACATTAAACCAACATAATAGTCAATTTATCTGGATTAAAAGACATTGTGATTATGCAATAAGATATAAAAGAGAATGTTCTAATAAGTTAACAGATTTAAAGAACGAATATTCTAAATTTATTAAAGAAAATAAAATCAAAAACACAAACGATTTTACGCCAGAACAATATACAAAATATCGACTATTACTAGAACTTATATCCTTAGAAGAACAAAATCTAGAAACAACTAAAGATAGTATTGTTGACTTAAATGGCAAACTTGAGTATATTTGTGATTATTATGATAAGATTAATTTATCACTAGAAGAATTTGCTTCTTTGTGCGGCATTAATTATGTCAGTGCTAAATTAAATATAAAAGATGAGACTGACGATACAGAAGATTATAAGCACTGGAATTATCTTTTTAATGGTATTGAGGATTCTAGGGAAGATACGGGTTGGAAATATAATAGAAATGGTATGCCGATCTTTCATTTAACAACTCAAAATTTTATGATAATGATGGAACGTAATAAAGAATTGAAAGATAAAGTAGATGATTATGTAATGCATACAATGGGTATGGCAAAAGGAGCTATGAAGTTTAAAACAGATGATGAAGGGAATCAGATATTAGAAAAATATTATCCTCCATTAAATGTTATTAAATAGCATAGGGTTAATAAGTTAAGGATGTGATGATACATATGATTGTACTGAATTAAAAGTTTAAAATACATATTACAATGATAATAAAATAAATAAAAAGAAGGATGGTAATATATTAATATGAGTAATGAATTAACAATTTTTGAAGGACAAGAATTAGAAATCCTAACAAAAGATGATGTAAATTTTGAGTTTGAAGGTACTGTATTATTTAATGGTAAACAAGTTTCCAATATTTTAGGTTATGCTGTTAATTGTACTACTAAAGAAAGTGAGAGAGTTAATTTATCTAAAGCCATTACAAATAATGTAGATGAAGAAAGTAGGTTTCTTGTTACGAAAGAAAGTTTTCGTAACTTGGGAGGTTACGAAAATTATACTATAGGAACTAGAGGAGAAATATTTATAAATGAAGATGGTGCATTTGATCTGATTTATAATTCACTACTTCCTCAAGCTAAACAATTCAAGAAAAAAGTAAAATCAATAATTTCTCAAATTCAAAGAACAGGTAGATTCGATTCAACAGAAAATAATATAATGCTTATCGAAGATGAAACAGAAAGAAATATCACACTTACAATATACAATCTCAAACAAACATTAACCAATAATCCTAATGATATGCTTATGCAATTTGCTTATAATTCTAAGGTGACTGACTTAACAGCATATAAACAGTCAAAAATGTTAGCATTAATGCAAAGTCAAGTTGACGATATAAAAGCCGATACAGAACTAATTAAAGGTCAACAAGTATTTATCTGTGATCGTACCAATTTCTCTGAAAAGATGGTGATTCTTGCTAATAAATATTTTGGAAGAGATAAATCAAAAGCATATAATGCTCTATTTAGTAAAATGAAGACGTTAGGTAGTTTTGATGTTTATGCAAGACGTAAAAATGAATGGGATAAAATTAATGAGGATAGGGTGGTTGAAGGCAAAGATCCATATAAACTGAGTACGCTTAAAGGTAAAGTTAATTATTTAGATATCATAGATAAAAATGATAAATGGCAGTTGTGTTCCGAAGCATATAAAACAATCGAAACTGAGGAATATGCCACAAGTACATCAAAATAATTACATAATACATAAAAAGCAGGACATAAACCTCCTGCTTTCTATTTATTTGTACCTATAAAAACGCAATTTGCTTGGAATATATAAAACGTAAAATAATATTTTTTATTTATCCTAAATTGGTGTTGACATACCAATTACCAAGATATATACTATACTCAAGAGAGAAAACAAATCAACTAGAAAGCAGGTGAATACATAGAAAAATGAATCACATTCAGCAGAAGGATTTAGAATCACTTATAGAAAAATACAATGCAACTGATTCTACTGTCATAAAAAGCAATCTAGTAAGAATTATTGACAATTCAGAATATCATAGGAATGGTCAGGGTTTAGCAGATAAAACCGGATTGAGTATTGAAACAATTTATCAATATCGAAAAGTTAGTAAGAAGACCAATATTAGTTTTGAAAATGCTTTAAGGTTAGTTAATGCATTAGGGGTTAAGATTGAAGATTTAATGGAGTGAGTGAAAGGATGATTAAGATGGGTAAAAATGACAGGTTTTATTACATTTCTCATGGCGATGGGTGTGTTCACAATATTAATGATGTTGAGCATTTTATAGAAAATAAGGAAGGATATATTGGTGCTTGTATTGGGAAAGATTTAGGCGAAGAGGGTTTCAGAGTAGATGAAGAAGTTGTCTTGCATACAATAGCGGACATTGTGGAATTATTTAAAGAATTGAAAGGAGTGAACTTTTTGACTAATAAAGATAAACCTATTAAAATACAGTGGAATGAATATGCAAGAGGATTTTACTGTCCAATTTGTTTTACAGGCACAGCCAGTAATACACAACAATGTAAATATTGCGGTCAAAAATTATTACCAATGTATAATTTCAAATAACTAGATTAAACCTAAATTTACAGGACAGAAGGAGTTGGCGATATGCGTAAAGAAGACTTAGTAAAACTTTTAAATGGCGAGTCAGTGAAAATTGGTAAGAATCAAATTTATTTAGATAGTGACGGTTTCTTTATAGTTGAGAAATATGATCACACTGAAAACAAAGTAGAATTTTTTAATGTATTCGAAGGATATAGAAGTATTGAACTTGCAATTAAAACTGCAAAAGAGATTTAAAATTAATTAAGAAGAAAGAGAGTGATTATATTATGATTAAAAAAATCGGAATGTGCAACAAAGACACAAGAGAAGGTTTTGGAAATATGTATTGCCGGACACAAGAACGTGCAAAAGAGATTGTTGAGTTAGTTAGAAAATCAAAAAGATGGAAAGGAATATTAGATTATAACCAAGATATTGAAATAGATATCAAAGAAATCTCAGAAGAACAATATTGGAATGAGTGGCTTGAAGAATTTACAAAGAGAACAGAATCCGAATTGTTTAATTCTTTTATTAAAGACTTAGATAAAGTATACAGAAGAACTTTTGAAGGATTCCCTGATGTTAATCACGATGGAGAAGTATCTCTTTATCTTGATAAAGATTTTACAAAATATCTAGATGGTTGTTTAACTTACGATAAACCCATTTGCTCACTAGGAGAAATGATAGAAGATTTAAAAGGTAACAAAATCAGAATTACTATAGAAGTTATTCAATTGGCATAAATGCCTGATTTGATGTTGTTGTAAACTGACTCAACAAAAGGGTGAGCAGTTAAGAGGAGAAATTCAAATGTTAAAAGTTAAAGAAATTAGAAGTGATGGGCAATCTATAGATAAAAAAATTAACGATTTTTTAACAGAGAATAAAATAAGTAGGGAAGATTTAATTGATATTAAATATATTACAGTAGGTGTGCCACAAACAATTAAAACAAGTTGTTTAATAATTTATGATAAACAATAACACAGATAAATGAGAGGTGCTACATGATAAACTTAAAATATCTTCCGTATTTTTATACTACAATGTCTGGAGAAGGTAAAAGCAGAGTTAAACTAATGATGCAAGAAGAACAATTATTAACTGAAATTAAAACTATTTCCGACGAAGAACTAATGAACAAAATACAAAATGAATTTAAATCAACACATAATTATTATGACTTTATTAATTATTTAGAAATTTTGGAAAGATGTAAAAGATTATTGTTAAAAGGCATTAATGATTTTGATTATATTAGGAAATTAATCTATAAAGATTTAGATTTTGTACTTTAAATGATAGATTTAATGGTGTTTAAAATTAAGAATGAAAGAAGGAAGATGTAATGAGTTATGAAGATATTAAAAGATTAGAACAGCAATTGCGTGAAGCAAAAGTAAATCAAGAAAATTTAGAAAGAAATTGTAATCATCAATGGAATGAAGTAAAATATGATCCTGAAAAATATAGGGAAGAATATTCAACGGGAGAATATGAGACACAAGGAGTTCATATGTGGCCTAAAACTTCATTTAGAGATGCTTTGAAACAAAGATGGAGTAGGACTTGTAAAAAATGTGGTAAAATTGAATATACCTATGAACAAAAAGCAGTTAAATATGAACCGAAGTTTTAATTAATTTAAATCAGTTTCAAATATTTAATTAAAGGAGTGATTTTTTTATGGATATTAATGAATTAAAAGAAAAAATTGAAGAAATGCCTAAAAGAAGCAGAGGAGTCTGCAAAGGAACCATATTTAAAAGATTTAACATATTCATTCAGGGATGGTAAAGTATACGCATTAGAGAAAGTTTTAGATCTGTTTGAAAGAAAGGAGCAAAACAAATGAAACATCTATATGATATTGGTCAAAGAATCCAAACACTCAACAAAGAAATTACTAAACTACAATCAGAAATTATTGATGTTTTAGAATACCAACGAAGTCAAGGTGTAAGACCTAATAAAGATTGTGATGCGATTGCGGGAAAAGAAATAAGGATATCTATAATTGAAGGTGAAATTAGAGGATTAAAATGGGCAGCAGATGAAAGCGAGGTGGGTTAAATGAGATTATGGGAAATTGTCAAATTAGTATCTGAAGATAAAATGGCATGTCAAGGCTTTAAATGGAAAGGTATAAATATACCAATTGACATAATAATTGAGTTTGACAATGGAAGTTTAGTTTATCATACTCTTATGAGTGATACTACCTCTAGAGATCCTGTATCACTATGTAGCGAAATGTATACTGAATTTAAAAGAATAATGTAAATGATATATTATTAAATTAAAGGAGGAGAAAATATTATGGAAGAAAAAAGATTTAGGAGTTGAAGTAAGATAAAACGTGAATTTCATGCTATGAGAGGAGAATAAATATGTTTAAAGTTAAAAGTGTAAAAATCGAAGAAAACTTTATGAGGTTAAATGTTGAAGATGGTGTTGCAGGTTCACTAATTATTCAAAGAACTTCAGGTAAAATTGATCCAAATATAGCAGAGCAATTAGTTATAAATTATGAGTCGGAAGCTCTTGAATTAATTGAATTGATTAAGAGTGGTATTCCGTTTCTTAATGGGAAAATAGAATAGCACGAAACAGGGATTTGAAAGGAGGATATTTAATGAAAAGTGCAATTGAAATTATACAAGAAGCAAAAACTTTAATTTATCCCAATGAAGGAATAAAGCGTCTGGCGAAAGAAGCATATGATGATCCTGATTGGTTCTGTATAATGGATAGTGATGGATATTTAACAAGTTCTTATAGAGAAGAATGTCCTGATCGTGGTATTTGTCATAGACCAGATTTTATGTTGGTTTGCGTAGCTACAAGATGGAAAAATGATCAAATTGGAGAATTGGCAATTAAAATTTATAACGGTGAAAAATAAATTAAAATCTTTGAAAGACTTATTTGCTTGGATAAGAAAGGATGGAATTTTAAATGAAAATTAATTACAAATTTGAGGGAAATAAGATAATTAAAACCATTGAATCAGAATTCACTGAGAAAGAAATGGATTTATTAAAAAGAGTAAAACACGAACATAGAGTTTATATTACAGATTGCTATAGAACAGATGAAGAAGCTGAACTTGACACATTGATTGACAATTTAAGAAAGTGTGATTTAGTTAAAGATCAATTCGGGATAAATGAATATACTTTAACTGAAATTGGATTTGAGTTTCTTAAAAGTTATAACCCAAACAAATAACAAATTTATTGGAGGAATTTTAAAATGAATCAATTAAATAAATTATCTAAACAAGATATTCAAACAAAATATCTTAATAAACCAATACTTATCATAGATGATAAGAATACCAAAGAATGGTATATTGTAAAAGATACTAATGCTACAATGCCCTTGCATTTATTAAGCGAAGAAGAGTCAGATTTATATGATCAAGATGAAAGTAATATAGAAGGTATTGAAGTTTCTGGAGTCGATGGAGAAGGGTATTTAATGTGGATTTATTTCAACCAAGACGACAAACAGAGTGATGGATGGGAAGCATTTGGATATGAGTAAAATACTATTGACTATTGTAATAAGAAAGAATCTAATGTATAATAAAGTATAAATAAAATATATTAAGGAGTTGAGAGAAGGAGTTATGTCTAAATATAATGGCTTAACCTTTAATGATTCTGCTAAAAGGAAATATAAAAGAAAAGCAAATAATTGTTATACTTATGCAATTAATCAACCTTTAAACCCATACACCGGAAGACATTATGAAAATTATGATTATTGTCAGCCAGGATTTTTAGGTGGAAGAGGCAGAGATTGCTTTAGGGATTATCATGATCCAAAAGAAACGAGTAAAGAAATAATTAATTCTGCAAGAAGAGATTTAAAAAGATTAGGTTATAAACTTCTTAAAACAACTTATAAAAAATATATTGAAGAAGAAAATTGTTGGAAAGTAGCATTGTGTTTGGCAGATGATGATTACCACTGGTACAGACAAAATGATGATGGTACATGGTCTCACAAAAGAGGAGCATATGAAATAACCAATCGAGACAATAGCAGAAAAATAATACATAATCCAGAAACTTGCAATCGAGGAGATTATACAACATTTGTAGGATTTTATTTAATTAAGAAAATTGAAGGAGTTGAATGTAAATGTGCTTAATAATTCCTAAGAAACTGTGGATTTATGCTATCAAAAAATACTTCAGTAGACCATTGACTTACGAACAAAGATGGAAGAATACATATTTTACTCGAAAGGAGATTTTTTGAAATGACTAACAAAATCAACAAAGAAAAGGCAATCCGTATTCTAAAAATCCTTCAACAATGGAAAGAGGAGGAATTCAATAATGAAATACATAATGTACACAGCAATCTATCTACTAGCACTTGCATCAATATTGCTATTTAATTATGGAGCGCATAAGAATGAAAATAATAAAATATAAGGAGTGATCAATCATGAATAAGAAACTCATAATCCTTGCTCTAATCGTTTTATCAGTGGTTATGTACATCAACATCAAACCTGTTGATACAAACACTTACAAGGTAAATACAGGTCACACAGCGAAGATTTAAGGAAGTGATTGTGGTGACAAAGAAAAATGAATTCACAAAAACATGTAAAGAATGTGGTAGTCCGGCACTAAAAAATTCTACAAAATGCACTTCTTGCGGAGCAAAATTGAAAACTAGTCGTGGTATGCAAGAGGTTCAACCAATTAAAGATAAGGTTAAGATTGAAGAAATGAAAGTATATCTAAAATCAAAATCGTTAAGAGATTGGGCATTGTTTACACTTGGAATCAATTCTGCTTTAAGAATTAGTGATTTGTTGGATTTGAAAGTTTTAGATGTAATGGATGAAAAAGGTAAAATACGTGATAGAATTAGATTGCATGAACAAAAGACCAGTAAAGCAAAAAACTTCCCATTCAATACAAACGTAAAAAATGCTTTATCAGAATATCTTGCTACTATTCAACCCGATCAAATATACCTATTTGCCTCTAGAAAAGGAAATGAAGCTATCACGAGACAACAAGCGCATGTTATTCTAAGCAAAGCAGCAAAGTCTGTAGGCATAAAAGAATCTATTTCTACTCATTCCCTACGAAAAAGTTTTGCATTTGCTCTGTATGATGCAGGGGTAGATATTACACGTATTCAAGCTTTGCTTAATCACTCTTCACCAAAGGAAAGTTTACGGTATATCGGAATCACCCAAGATGAACTAGATGATGTGTATCTTGAATTAAATCTGTAAGGAGGAGAAAATCAATTGAAAACAAACTACAAAAGCATAGGATACCTAGTCAGATGCAAATGTGGTGAGTGGTCTAAATGGCATATAATTCTTGATTCTGGCGAAGAAGTGTATGTTTGCGAGAGATGTTATTATAGAGATTGGAAGAATAAATTAAATAAAACAAAATGAGAATTTCGTTGGATGGAGATGTAAAAACATGAATTATTTTACTCTCGAAGATGATTATCTTTATTGTAACAATTGTGAAGTACAAAACAAATTACATGAAGTAGTTATTGTAACAAATACCAAAACATTTTTTGAATTAGAATGTGGAGTATTAAGAAAACCAAGAGTAATTAGAGTTTATGATAATCAACCAATTTATTTAAGATGTCATAATTGTCTATGTGAAGAAGAGATATCTTTAGAAAGAGATTTAAATGGCGCAAAGTTTTATTAAAGAGGAAGGGAGTAATCTTAAATGTCAATTAGTCTTAATGTTGTAGTCCAAAAAGCTCAATTCTACGCAAAAGAATTATGGGATTTAGATTTTGACCTTCCTATAGTTTTAAATGGAAGATATAAAAGTGTAATGGGAAGTGTACATTATAAAGATAGAGAGGGTAAAATCCCTGAAAAACTAGTATTGGCAGAATTTTTATTCGATGGTAAACACAATGAACTAACTCTTGACGATACACTACTCCATGAACTTTGTCATTGGTATTGTTCTGTTTCAGGTAAAGAGAGCAGAGATAATAGCAGAGATTTTGAAACGGAATTATATAAAATAGGAGCAAGTTCTACTGGTACAGCTTATCATGTCGGAACATCTTATATTGGTAAATGTAAGAAGTGTGGGAAAGAAGTGATTGAAAAGAATAGTAAATACATACTAAGTAAATATCTTAATACTGACCGCTATTGGACTAGATGTTGTAATGCTCAAATGGTAGATGGAGGAATCAAAGAAACAAAAGATATTAACAAGGTTTCTGATAAGGTTAATGAATTGAATAGGAAGTTTAAGGAGAGTGTTTTATGCGTAAAGTAGAGGAACTTGTAAATCTAATAAATGAGATTAATAGTGACATATATTTAACTTACCAAGAAAGAAAAGATAAAATAAAGAATTAAAGTTAACTTATGAAAAAATAGAATCTATCTTAATGGCAACATGTGAAACACACATATTAGTTTAAAGGAGTTGGAAATAGATGCTGAATACTAAATTTGAATTTGATTTCTCTGAAGATAAACTTATTTCTAAACTTATTAAAGAATATAATGATTGCGAAAGTAAAGATTCAGATATTGTTTTGAATCTCAAAGGGCATGAATTGCAAGCGTTGTTGATTAATCTTATTGGAGGAAAAATTCCTTATCAAATATGTGTAAAATATGTTTTGCCTGAATTGGCAAATAAGCAATTAAAAAAATAGGAGCATTTAAACCTGCGATTTCATTTTATTTGAGAAGAAGAAAGGACCTGATTAAAAATGTTAAAAAGATATAAAAATATAGGTGTTTTAATTGATTATAATGAGTACTTAAATTATCCAGAACCAGTAAGAGAAATGATAAACATAGATAAAATAAATTTATTATTGCTATCTCAAAGTAAAGGAGATAATATTCATGTTTGTTTCGATTCTCCATTGCGCAGTACACAGGACATACAGGTAGATTGGGTATATGCTTGTTTGCAATTGGATGGATTAAATAGTAACAATATAAAATTATTAAGCATTGATGATATTGATATAAAACGTAATGTCTTAACTTGCGAAATTGATTGTGTAGATTGCTCAAGATATTTTAATATTTCTAAATTTTTAATACGATGAATCAGCAAATTGAAAGGAGGAAATTTAATGCAAGGTCAAGTTTTATTTAGAGCAACAGGTCAAAAAAGCAAAACAGGTAAAAAAGTTTTTGTTGTAATTGGTGTGGTGGGCATAGATGAAAATGAGATAGGAATAGAAGATGGGTTTAAATATGACTTATTTGATATGTCAGTATTTAATGGAAAAGATTTTACCGAATTGAATAATTCTCTTTCACCAGAAGACTTGCTTGAACAGAAAATATGGGTAGTCAAATAAAAAGTCAGTTTTAAGGGAGGAGCTATTTATATGACAATTAAATCATTTAAGGAAAGAGCCGAAGAGTTAGAAATTGAACCGAATAATAAACCAATAAATATCAATGGAAAATATTCTCTTGCATTTGAAGAATGGTTAAGAGATAATCGAAATAAAATTGAAGGAGAATCAATCAAATGAAAATCACAACGACATTAGAAGTTTCAAAACAAGAAATGGATATAATCTCTGATGCTTTAAAAGTCTATGTTGAATATCTTAACAAAACACTCTCAGACAGTCCAGAATGCCATTGTAAGGCTCAAATTAGTGATACCTTAACAATGACTAACAAATTGGTTTATGAGCTGTTACAGTGCATTTAAGGAGGAATTATTATGATGATGTCAAACACTTGTATTTCTTGTATTAAATATAATTACTGTTACAGAGATGGCAAATTATGTGATATTTTAAACAATAATTATCATTATTATAAAGAAGATCCAATAGCAAAAGATTGGAATAATGGACACTGGGATGATAGTGGAGATTAATAAAGGTATTTCTATCCAATTTGTTGAATAATATATTAAATCTAAACTAAAGCGGGTGATTGAATGAATCATCGTGTACCACTTATGAAGCGACTGATAAGGATTGGATTATGGAATGGAAGAAAATTTATGGTAGAGACATGAAAACAAGTCCTCAGTGGTGTTTGAAAAGAAAGGAAGTAAACTAAATGCAAGATGACGCTAACCCAAAATGTAAATTATGTCATGGAGAGGGTGAAGTATATAAATATTTTGCAAATCATAAAGACAAATATGTTTTGTTTGAGTGGTTATATTGTAGTCAGTGTTTTCCTTACAGTAGTGGCTGTTGGCCTAATCTAGATGAAATAGATATTAATGAATTTTATAGACTTCAAAAAGAAGAAGGATATTCTGATTATACAGGATGTTAAAATTATTTTTTGATTTAGTTAAAGAAAGGAAAGAATAATATGAAATTAAACCTAACAATTGTAGGAAAATCAATGCAGGATATTCGGAACGCAATGAATGTTTTTATGGTAGAATTTAATGATAATAAATTAGATAAGAATTGCAACTGGCCTCTAAATGACGGAAGAGAAACTGAAATTGATTATGATTTTACTGACGGAATAGATGTTTTTAATAAAAGTATGGCAGGAGAAGAGAGAGTCTACCCATATCAAGGAGAGGAATGGTGGGAAGAATTAAGAAAAGAAGTTATTCCAAAAAAGAGTATTAATTTTAATTCAGGAGAAGTATTTAATCTTTATCAGAGAGATATTTTTAATGAAAAGGAACAAATTTATAGAGGTAAATGGAAATATATTAGTTGGGACGGAGACGAAGATATTATTTTTGAAAATGAGAAAAATGAACAATCTTTATTTCCATTGTGGCAGATTAATAATGGTTTTTGGAGATTTGACGCAATAGATTAAAATTAGTTTTGATGGGAGGAATAAAACATAATGAAAATAAATGATAGTTATTATGTTATTATTAATAAAGAGAATAACTATTATAATCAAGAAGAAGAATGGTGGTATAAAGACATAAGGGATGCTACTAGATATGAAAATTATGATCAAGCTAGTGGTATGTCTGAATATCTAAACATGTATACAATGCGGGACATAGCCGCCACGCTAAAGCGTGTGCGGAGAAAAGGAATGATAATTAATTAAAACATATCGTAAAAATAAATCTTATCATGTTTCTGAACATTTGGTATTTAAATGCAATTACCATGTGATATTTTGTCCCAAGTACAGACATAAAATATTAACTGGTAAAGTTTCTGATAGATTGAAAGAAATATGTTTGGAAGTAGCAACAGCTCATGATTTTGAAATTACTGATATTGAAACTGATAAAGATCATGTACATATGATTATTAATTGTAATCCTAGATACGGTGTTACAAAATGCATTCAAGTATTAAAACAAGTAACTGCTTATAGATTATTTGAAGAATTCCCACACATAAGAAAAAATAAATTATGGGGTGGGAAGTTCTGGAGTAGAAGTAGTTTTGTATCTACGGTTGGAAGTGTTTCATTAGAAGTAGTTAAACAATATATTGAGAATCAAGGCAAATAATTCTTGTAATTATTATATAAACATGATATAATTAATAAAGAAAGGTGGTGAATACTATGTCTAATTTTGTTTTAACTTTGCCGTTAAAAACTGAAAAATTTCAAGAGGATATCTTAGATAAAAATTTTGAAAAATGCAGAAAGATTTACAACTCTTGTATTTCTGAATTACATAAGAGATATAATCACATGAGAGAATCTAAAGCATATCAAGCAAATTGCAAATACAAAGGGAAAGATAGAAATAAAATATTTAATGGATTGAATAAGAAATATAATTTGACAGAGTATTCATTACATGATTTTGTTAAACCAATGAGTAAATATTTTGGCATAGACGCTATGACAGTTCAAAAGATTGCTACTAGAGCATTTGATGCTTTTCAAGAATTAATATTCCATAAGGCAAATAAGATTAAATATAAAGCATATGGCGAATTAAACTCCATTGAAGGAAAAACTAATAAACAAGGAATTAGATTTAGAGATGATACTGTATTATTTTCAGGGTTGAAATTATCTGTGATTATTGATAAAAATGATATCTATGCTCATATGGCATTACAAAATAAAGTCAAATATTGCAGAATTAAACGCGAAATTATTAAAGGTAAATACCATTACTATGTTCAATTGATTTTAGATGGAATTCCTCCACAGAAGATAGACATGAACACTGGAGAGATTAAACACTATACCAACGAAGGTGTAGTTGGACTGGATATTGGAACTCAGAGTTTAGCAATATGTTCTAAGAATGATGTTAAACTATTAGAACTTGCTCCAGATATTCAGAATATTAAAGATAAAAAACGAATATTGCAACGTAAAATGGATCGTTCTAGAAGAGTAAATAACCCTAACAAATACAATGAAAATGGCACGATTAATACTAAAAATAAAACTAAATGGATTAAATCAAAACATTACATCAAGATTCAAATGGAGTTAAAAGAAATTCAAAGAAAACAAAGAGAAATCAGAAAGCAATCTCACAATCAACTTGCTAACTATATATTAACATTAGGTAATGACATAAAGGTTGAGACTATGAGTTATAAAGGATTACAATCTAGGGCTAAAAATACTACTATCAACAAAAAGACAGGTAAGTTTAATAAGAAAAAGAGATTCGGTAAGAGTTTAGCGAACAAAGCTCCTTCAATGTTGTTGACAATACTGGATAATAAACTTAAATGGATTGATAAGAATTTAAAGAAGATTGACACTTGGAAAGTTAAAGCTAGTCAATATAATCATACTAGTGATGAGCACAATAAAAAAGAACTTGATGAAAGATGGAACGACTTTGGAGAGTTTAAAATACAAAGAGATTTGTATTCTAGTTTTTTGATTATGAATGTAAATAATGATTTAGAAACAATTAATAGAGATTTATGTTTTGAGAAGTTCAATGACTTTAGAATATTACACGATATTGAGGTTGAAAGATTAAGAAGTTTGGATTTAAGTAAAGCATTAAGAAATGTAATCTAACAATTAAATAACGGTTTAGAAACGAGCCGTATGCTATCGTTAATTTCTATAATGATAGAATTGATAGTAAAAGTCTTGTGGAAAATGATTAGTGTTTATATGTGTAAAATGTGAATGAAATACCATACTTGCAAATGAGAGTATAAAAGAAATTCATGAGTACATAAGAACCTGCCGAGCTTTAGCTCGTGCAGTGTTTCAGAAATCATACTAAAACAGCATTTGTGGAAATAAAAATGGAAATCACAATACAAGAAGATAAACAATAAAATCCCACTTTGGTCGGGTTAAGAAAGGATGAGAATTATGAACAATGAAGAAAAAGTACAGCAGCCAGAATACTCAAAAAGTATCTTACAAGAAATGAAAGAAAAGTATAATATTAAAGATGATGATTGGAGTTATATAATATTTCATTCTCGGATAATTGCACTAATGGAACAAGATGAAGAGACTAAAGAATTTATAAAATGGCAAACAGGAAAGGGATGATGTAAATGAAAGAATTAACTATCGAACAATTAGAAATTATCCTTAAAGAATATTGTGTGAAAAACAAATTAAAATACAGAGAGATAAATTATGACCAAAAATGTAAATGGATTATATTTTCTTATACATTACCAAAGAAATTTGAGTATTTTAATAGCGATAGTGAATGTTATTGTATGAGCTTAGATGATGATTATAGATTTACGTCTGTTAAGAGAGGACTTACAAAACAATTAATTGGATTTAAAGTAGTAGATATTGATAAGATTACAAAAATTCATGAACATATTAATTGGGATTAATCCTAGCAAAGACATCTTTCGAGGGAATAGAAATTAAAATGAAAAGGAGATTATATAATGACAAATGATGAATATCAAAGAAAATACCAAAGCAAAGAATATCTGGAAAGTAGATTAATTAGGTTTTGGAAATATAGGCAATCGTATATTGATAGATTATCAACGGACGAAGAAAGAAAAGTATATCAAAATAAAATGCAAGAATTAATTGATGAACATTTAAGAACATACGATGAAGGAGATTATAAAATTGAATATTGTCAGTATTGCTATATGCCTTTAGCAAAGGGATCTGTATCGGCTAAATATGGACATTGTGGTTATAGTTGTCCTTGAAATATAACTTACCATAAAATACAACATTTATAGGAGTTGATAAAATGAAAGTAGATGTTAAAGATTATCGTTATAAATGGGCAAAAGAATTAGCAAGAAGAATAGAAGATGATGTTGAAGATAATGCAGATGAGCTAAATGATGGCAGTGTATACTTTGAAAAGTTACTTATTAAGAATATTTTAGAGCATACATATCAAACATCAAATTAAGAGAGGAATTAAGTAATGAAACCAAACAAAACAATTAGAGAAATGGACTCTCATAAACTACTCAAAGCATTTGAAAGTGAAGGAGATTTTAAAATGAAACAAAGAATTACCGTATCTCAACTTCAAGAACTTACACAAGAGCAACAAGATTATCTAAGATTATGGTGGTCTGAACGCCAACAACAAGGAGATGTGTTTATATGTCTTGGAAATGATTTTCTAAATGGTAAACAATTTGCATGGGATGGACACAATAAACCATTTAATATGTCAATTCCACTTTTGAATATTGGGCAGATGATTGAGATATTATTAGGTTGTAGTTGTATTAACTGTGCATTAAAAATGCTTGATGAAAGAATAAGAAATAAAATCTACGGTAATTATGGAATGGAATTTTGTGATGCTCTATGGGAAGTGACAAAAGAATATTTAAGGATACATTAAGATCATTCTTTGAAACTATTAAATAAAACTATGAAAGAAGGAAATAAAAATGAGTCATTCACCAGATATTAAATGTGATTTATGTGGTTATCAGTTTAAAGTCTTTTCAAGGCAAGAAGAAGAAATTGAAGATAGAGAATATGTAATGGTTACAAATTATTACCCATTGCCAGAAGAAAAAGCCCATCTAGTTAGAAATTACATATGCGACACCTGTTATCATAATATTGGAAATGTGGTAAAACAAAGCCTAATTCAAGCAGGAGATGAATATCTAAACAAGGTAGAAAGTAGAAAAACTAAGAAATTAAATGAATATCTAAAATATCTTCAAGAGATTAATAAAGAATATCAAGAAGTTAAAATATACTGTGATAAACTTAAATCTATTAATAGCATTCTTGAATTAGATGAGCAGACCATTAAAGATTTATCATCTATGTTTTCTGATAAATATCCACTTTCTGATGGAACTTATTACTTAGAACATGCACTTGATATTGAGAAAATTACTAAACATAATATGAAAAAAATTGGTGATTGGGAGGGAGAGTATAATATTGAAATTAGTGAATATTCAAAAGGATATGGGTCTTGGGATGTTGTGAGTAAAAAAGAGTTTAAAGATATATTATTAGAGAGTAAAATAAATAAAAACACTAAAGAAATACTTAAATTAATTGAACATATCAAGGAGGAAGTAATATAAATGAGAGAAGTAAGTTTTTGGATAGATGAACGTCTAATAGGATCGATATGTAGACACTGCAAAAATTGGGAATTTTATGATTGGTATATATGTGATAAAGCTCCTAGTAATAAGATAGATCCTGATGGATTTGGACTTCTAGATTTACCGATAACCGAATGTGAAAATTTTGATAAAGAGGAGGAAAATAATTAATGAAAATGACAGATGAGATGTTTTTAGCTCTTGGTTTTACAAAAAATAATGACTATTGGCATTACCTAGAATATAAAGGAAATTACAATGATATCAATATAAGTTATTATGCTAAATTAGATGTGGAACTTGAGGATGTTATAAAGAGATTAAAAACTAAATGGGTTGAAGAAGCAGAAGATAATTTAAGATATAGCTTTAGGAGTTTACTTGGTATTTATAAACATGAAAATGAATTGTATTAAAATCCTAACAAAGCATTATTTGAATGGAATTAGAAAGGAGAAAATAAGATGCAATTAACTAAAAAATTAATTGAAAAGAAATATAATTGTGAATTAATTAGAGACTTCGGGTTTGATGATAGTCATTTATACTGGGTAGCACATGAAAATGACTCAGAGAATAAAGGATTTGAATTTGCTGATGGGTGGACACTTAAAGAATTGGTAAACAACATTGAGAAGAAATTAAAATTACAAAAGAAATAGAATTGTCATTTTAAAGGAGAAATTAAATTATGAAACTTTATGTCACCCAAGAAGAGGCCAACAAAATAAAAGAATTAATCAAGAAAATCAATGATAAATTTTTCACAATAGTATCTAGAAAAATTGCAAAAGCTCAATATGAATCATTAATAAGAAGAATCAAAGGTATTCGAGGTTATGAAGATTAATAATAAACAGGAAATAAATATTGACATTATTGTAAATAATATGTTATACTTATAGTTCAAGGAGGTGAGAATATGGACAAAAAATATGTAATATATAATTTTATTAATGAATATTACGAAAGAAATTATGACAATGGTATGCCTAAATTAACATCATTTATAGAGGATGCTATATTGTTTGATTTACACGAAGTGAAAATAAAATTAACTGAATTACATAAAATGGGATTTACGGGATTAGATTATGATAAAAAGGAGAATGATTATATATGAAAATAATAGCAACAAGTAATTATGATTTAGATGATTTCAGCGAATATATCATTGCAGAAGGACTTAATAATTATTATGGCAAACTTATTTGTGATTTTCTACAAAGCAAAGTTAAAGATGGTGATGATGTTTGGCCTGTATTAAAAGAAGATGATTATAAATTGTTTGTGTGGGAACCTTGATCTGGATAGATATTAAGTTAAGGAGATGAGTATTAATATGGGAGATAATTACATGGAAGAAGAAAGGTAAATATTAGGGAGTTTATTCTCCCTTTTATAATTATAAATTCAAAAATAAATTAATTGACATGTTATTTATTGTGTAGTATAATTAATATGTGGTAGAAATATAAGTTAAGGAGTTAAGAATTATGAATAAAAGGTTATATGTTAATTATGAATTCAATCAAGAAATACCAAAAGAAATTATTAAAGATACAAACGTGTATACTAATGAAATTGGTTTTATTGTTGTAAAAGCAGAATACAAAAAGAAATTCGAAAAGAAATATATTATTCCGTTAACAAGTTTTTCTGAATGGTTCACTAATAAATATAGTCAAACTCATATTATTAGTGAATTAATTTATGAAATAGTAGAATCTGAACGACTTTTAAAACTAGCACGAAAAGATAATATTCTAAATGTTAATTTAATACCGACAATGATTAAATCAACTCTCGATAAATTATCAATATTAACTGATGATGAAATTATTGGGTATATTGTGAATTATAAATTAGAAGAAGTTTTGAAAGTTGTCATAAAACCATTTGTAATGAGTGAAGTGATGAAAAATTATCAAGATTGTCTTAGGGATTTAGAAGCACAATATCGTATTGATTGGGGTAGAAAAATAACAGATATTTAGAGTATGAAATTTTATTAAAAGGAGGTGAAAATATGCACGAAGATAAAGGTTATTTTGCAGAAGTTGATATTGATGCAATTATTGAAGGAAAATGTAAAGATCCTGAGTTCGCAAAAGGATTTGAAAAAGTTCAAGAAAGATATGGTAAAAAGAATATTGGTAAGAAAAGATATAGAGTAATTGATAGAGTTAGGGGAATGAAGAAGTAAAATAAAGGAGGATGTGAAAAACAATGGATTGTGAAAATAGGATAAATGGTTTCTATGAAATATTGCAAATTGATTGTGATAATCCACAAGAAAATAATCCAGATAATTACAATGAAGAAATTGGTTTCCCCTTGTATTTGTGGAATGTTTGAACCAAAGAATAAATAATCATTATTAATAAAAGGAGGTGAGAAATATTAGCAATAAAATGATTGTGTATGGATTTACTTAGGTAAGAAATAAAATTATCTTTCAAACAAATATTAGGAGCAAATTAAACAAACGGAGGAGCATTTCAATTATGACTGAGCGAAAATACATATTCGTTTATAATTTAACTCAGGCTGAGTTCTATTTTAGTAAAGGTATTACTCCACTAAAGGTTGGCGTTGGAACTAAGGGAGATACCTTTGTGCAGTTCGCAAAATCAAATGAATTACAATCTGCTTTTGATGAATGGTGCAATCGGTGGAGACCTATGGTTTAAACTGACCATGATGTGAAAATGAAAGGAATAGTGACCAAGAAATAGTAATGATAATAAATCCAGAGAAAGAGGCAATTGTTAAAGCAATTAATGATTTATACATATTACAAAGATTCAAATATCTTATATGGAGTACAAAAGCAGATACTTATGTTTCAATTCATTATTATAAGGATTATCCAGAAAAGACTAACGGGCCAATATTAACGGATTCTATAGTTAAAAATCATATTGATGGAATTAAAACTATAGGTGTCTTTGCTAGGGATATGAAAGGAGTTGAAGATAGTAAATTCATATGTTTTGATGTGGATATTGGACAAAAAGATAAAACTGATAAAGAAGAGAAAAAGAAAAATATAGAGAAAGCGAAATGGGTTACAAGTAAAGTTGTTCATGCTTTACAGGAAGTAGGGATAGATGATGAATTTATTAATATTAGTTTTTCAGGAGGTAAAGGTTATCATATAGAGATATTTTTTGATGAACCGATAGAAGTAAATTTACTAAAGAGATTTCACAAATATGTATTAGATAAAGAGGGTTTAAAAGAAAAAGAAGATTTAATTATTGATGGAGATAATTATGGTAAAGTAGAATATAGACCAACAAATAAACTAGGAGTTAAACTTCCTTTAGGGATTAATTTCAATAATAAAATTGATAAAAATAATTATTGCTATTTCTGTGAATATAGTAAAGGTTTAAGACAAATTAGAGATCCATTACATATAACTAAAATAAAAAAGATGGATAATATTCTATTTAGATTGATATTAGATAAAATATTTGACATTGAAGAAATTGAAACAAGTGTAAAGAACATAGAAAACTATATTGAAATAAAAGAAACACACAATCCATTGACTCAATACAACCAGAATATTGATGAAAAAATTACAATTGAAGCAATTCAGGAGTTAATTGAAACTGGTTTAACTAGAACAGGTACTAGATGGAAGTCGTTAATAAATATTGCTAAATATTATAAACATCTTGAAGTATCAAGAGATGATTGTAAAGAGTGGATCACCGAATGGATGAACCAACAGGATAAGAAATGTTATACCACAAAATGGAATAATGTTTTAAAAGACATAAATAATATTATTGAATATGTTTATACTCATGAATTTAATTTGGTCGGTGGAGTAAAAACAGTAAAGATTACATATGAAGAAATAAGAGAAATACTTAAAGCGAAGAGCAAGAATGACAAATTAGTATTATACTCGATGCTTATCCACAGTAAGAGGTATGCTAAGAAATCAGGCATATTTTATTTTCCATATAGTTTAATGATGTTAGCAACAGATTTATCAAGACCAACATTAATAAAAATAGTCAATCAACTATCAGAAAATAAATTTATAGAAATTGTTTCAAGAAATACTCCTATTGAGCATAAGTTTATGAAAGAACCAAACAAATATAAAATTACTTTAAATATTGTAGAGGATAAGGATGTTGAAGAAGAAAAATGTTTTGAATTTAATGAGGGAGATAATTATATAGAATCATTTAATAATTGTATTATAAATAACTTTGAGAATAAAGAAATAAAATCACTATGCGGAAGAAGATTCTATGAGGATTTAATGGATTATAAAAATAATAATATTGTTAAGGTTTAATACTTTATCTTATCTCTTAATCTTTATCTCTCTTATAATACTCTAATTAATAGTAATAGTGGTAATGGATTAAGAGACACACCTTCGGGGTTACGTAGGGAACGAAGAACGTAACGTAAGAGCAAAATAATATATTATGTAAAGTCCTGACACATCCAAAAATATGGTAATTCCCTATAATATATAAGGGAGGTGAGAAACAAAATGCTATACTGCCCTCACTGTGATGAATTCCATCAAGATAGTGAACTAACTATTATTGCAGAATTTGATTATGTAGAATGTTTTAAATCAAGAATGGAAATTAAAACATGGAAATTTAATAATTGTGATAATGTAATTGCTTGGAGAAAAGAACATGATTTTAAATAAATTATTAAGGAGCGTAAAATAAATGAAATTAAAATTCATAGGAACAGGTTCGGCTTTCAACACAAAACTAGGAAACACAAGTGCCTACATCAAAGAAAACAACACACTATTACTTCTTGATTGTGGTGAATTGACTTTTGATAGAATATTATCTCTAAATCTATTATCAGATGTTAATGAAGTTCATATTGTAGTAACCCATACTCATCCAGATCATATAGGTAGTCTAGGTAGTTTCATATTTTACTGTTATTTTATCAAGAAAATTAAACCAACATTCCATTCTGCTGATAATGATTTTATTGAATTACTTGAAATTATGGGAGTTACAGAAGATCATTGCGAATTTGATAATTGTGCTTTTGATCCTTCTGTAATGATTGATAGTTTAGATTTAGGATTATATTTCCTAGAAAATAATCATGTTAAAGAACTTATGACATTTGGGCTATTATTAGTTAAAAATCCTTCTGAAGAAGAACATGAATATATTATTTATTATAGTGGTGACAGTTGTGACATAGAAGATAATATTTTAGATGGATTTAAAGAAGGTAAGATTAATTATCTATACCAAGATACTTGCAAAGCAGATTATAATGGTAATGTTCATTTGTCATTGAGAAGACTTACAGAATTAATTCCTGAAGAGTTAAGAAATAAAATATACTGTATGCATTTAGATAGCGGTTTTGATAGAAACGAGGCAGAGGAGTTAGGATTTAATGTTGTAGAAATCGAAGGAGGTTTAAATTAATGTTTAAACTATATTATCGTTTAAAAATTTGGAAACTCAAAAGAGACTTAGTATACTATGAAAATATCACAGGCGAATACAACATAAATAAACAAAAAGAATTGAATTATTATGTAGAAAAATTAGACAAATGTAATCAACAAACATTTTGTTATTGTCCTTTATGCTTCAATGAATTAATAAGTAGTGATAGTTTTGTTAGTGATGAGAAATTTGTTACTTATAAATGTAGTAAGTGTGGGTTAGTGTCTAGATGGGACTTTGGAATTTCACCTGTGCCAGTGTTGATTAAGGATTGTAAAGGAGAAATAGAATAATGAACACAAATATAAAAACAGTTGGACAATTAAGAGCAATATTAAAAGATTTTGACGATGATTTTAAATTAGAAATGGATTATATGATATTACTAACAGATGAACAATTGTCAAAGATGTCATATCCTTATCCGTGGATGCGTCAGGAATGTATATTAGAATTTCATGATGTTGGATATTCGGATAGAGTCCTTTGTTTTGGATTATATGATAAAGATTAGTACTTCGAATGTTATGTTTTAAGCCAATTGAAAGGAGAATTTATATGGATATTGTGGTCACGATTTCTAAATCAGAATATAAAAACGATGACAAGGAAACAGAATTCTTATTAAATAACCCAGATGCGTATCAATTTTAGACTTTAAGTAAAATGCCTAGGAGTCTAAACATTGGTGATAGATTATATTTTATTAAAAATAATAAAGTAGAATCATCAATGGAGTTTTGTGGCAAGGGTGATGAATTATCTGGATTAACCTGTGAAGTAACTGGCAGAGTATGGCAAGGTTGTTTGTTATTATTAAGAGATTTAAGGAACGAAAATTTACCATTCACAATTAAGGGATTCCAAGGATTTAGATATAGGTGGTGGGAAGTATGATTGAAGTGATATTATCCAATGGCAGAAAATTTTATGCTTGTGAAGATGTGACATGGTTTAATAATCAAGTAATTGTGGATAGATCAAAATATGATATTGATTATAATTATGTCACCTTTACAGTTTGGAATTTAAAAAAGAAGTTACCATTTATGAAATATCGTTTAGGAAGTCTTGATATAGAAGTAATTAATCAAAATTATATAATTAGTGTTCGTGACGTTGGTAATGACAACGAATGGTTTGAAAAGTATGTAAGTAAATGAAAGTCATTTTTAACCTATTATGAAAGGAGAAATAATAATGGGCAATAGAAAAAATTGTTGTGAAGCATATCATATATGTTTTAATCATGATAGTTGGTATTGTGATGAATGTGTAAGAAATAAAAATCTAGTTGATTATTTAGATATAAGAGTAACACCTATGTATGAGGGACAATTTGATGAATTTTGTAAAGACCTTACTAAAAAAGAAATGCAAGAGTCTCAAAAAAGATTATTATATGACGATGATGGATATTTACAAAAGACATATAGAAAAATACTAAAGGAAGAATAGGGTACAATGAAAGTCAATTTTCGTGGTATTTAATAAAGAAGAAAAGGATGATTGATAATGTATTTAAAAGTAAAAGCAAAAGAAGGTTTTATTTTATATAAACACGATGAGACAGAAATTTTAGCAGAAGTAAAAATAGGAGAAATATTTAAGGCAAAGTTATATGAATTTACAGAAGAATATTTTGCAAAAGACTCCAAAGGGAGAGAATTTTATGTTGGGGAATTGGATATTGATGGTAATCTTAAATTAGATGAATGTTTTGAAATAGCAAATATATTTAAAGGAAAGGAAATTATTAAATGAATATTAAACCATATTGGGATTACTTTAAATATGTATTAGAACACAAGAAGAATATATTTAAAATTTGTTGGTCGAAGGGGCTATACAAACACGCCATCACCCATGATTTAAGTAAATTCAGTCCACAAGAGTTTGTAGCATATGCAAAATATTTTTACATAAACAAAGATGAATTTAAAGAAGAATTTGATAAAGCATGGGAACATCATTACAAAAACAATCCTCATCATTGGGATCACTGGTTAGATGAAAATGGCAAACCTAAACCGATCCCTGATCGTTATTTAAGACAAATGATATCTGATTGGGAGGTTATGAGTTTAAAGTTTGGAGGTTCAGCACAGGAGTATTATTTAAATAATTATAGAAAGATTAAATTGGAATATGAAACCAGAATGATATTAGAAATGATGCTGAATCTGAATGATAGTTTAGCATGTAATTATGGTCATACATTAGAAGATTTTGCAAATATGGATGATGAAGATACATATAATAGGTATTTTGGATTTATTAGAGATAGGTATGGTATTGATAGTTATGAGTTGTTGAGTAACAAACAATAAAGGGGATGTAAAGATGTTAAATGAAATAAATAAATTGTTTTCATATTTTCCTGATGAAGAGACATTAAAAATATCTTTGCATAAAAATGGTGATTCAAATAAAAAATATCATTTTTATGTATATGTTATGTTTAAAAATGGATTTCCTAGTGGTAAATATGTGTGGGGTTATACTACTGTTGATTATACAGATGGATTTGATGATAAAACCAAATATATTTGCGACAAACTATGTGAAAATAGATTTGAAAATATTTCTGATGATATTGCGAAACAAATTCTTATATTAGGATTTATGATTAATTATAATACTGATGCCACAAATAGTCGTTCGTTGGAAATAATCAAGCAGAAAACTAATTACGGAAATGATTACAGATTAATAGTCCCTGAAATAGAATATAAAAGATATTGAGCGAGTGATTATTTTTGTAAAGAAGAAGAGTATGATGAACAATTGCAATAAAAACCAGAATTGATCGGAAGTAATAAATAAATAATAGAAAGAGGAAATAAATGAATACAGATGTAATGTTTAGTAGCGAAACTGATATGTGGGCAACTCCACAAGATTTCTTTAATAAAATGAGTGAAGAATTTGATTTTGAATTAGATGTTTGTGCGGTTGAAAGCAATGCAAAGTGTGATAAATATTTTACTCCTGAACAAGATGGATTAAAACAAGAGTGGTTTGGTGTATGTTGGATGAATCCACCTTACGGAAGAGAGATAGGTAAATGGGTTAAGAAAGCATATGAAACTTGCCACAC